CTATAGTGAAAGTACTTGCAGCACCAATACTATTAACTTGATTAATCGCATCATTGTAATTATTGTAATATACTAAAGGAACATTACCTACTGGTAAAGCGAATTCATTCATAGGACCCAATAAAAGACGTGGCTCTGAACCAGTGTTTTGGGTCATATGTCTAACTCCTTCATTAAAAACAAAACCAGTATTTGCAGTAATAGGATAACTTGCTTCGTCAACAACGAACTCGCCATTACTATCATTCAAATATGCTAAATAGGTGTTTTCAAACTTGCTTTGTCCAACATCTATATGTGGAGCAATATCGCCTTTAATCCAACGCATAGGGATTTCAGATACATTAGAAAGGTCTAAACCAAATTGACTGAATATAGAATTACGAATAGTTTCTGTTACAGGGATAGTAAAATATACAACATTAGAATTACTTAACTTGGATTTTGCATCCATAACAGTTTGGCTTTGAGTTAAATACTCAAGGTCTTCATTAGAAAAAACGTTAGACAGATGGGTTGTCATTTTATATAATATGTTATTATAAAATATATTATAAATCATATTTTAATGGGTTTTTATTGTTCTAGCGTTTCATATTCAATATCAATATTCGTATTATTCAATATGTAATGTTTCTTTATAATATTAACTAAGTAGTACATTAATATACTATACAAAAACACAGTAACAACTACCCTATAGATTTTTTTAAACAAATATATTGTATAATTCGCTATTAAAATCCCATTAATAAGTTTTACAGTAACTCGAACTATAAAGTAATGAGAAACGTTTTGACCTTGGTTATTTATAATAATAATGACATCATGCATTTTTTTGCGGCAAATAATACAGGATGCGTTTCTATTAAACCACTCATTAAAACATTCTTTATGAACAATGTATTCACAATTACATGGTTTTATAACATTATAGTTATTCGCTATTATGTAATCTATATTATACGTCTTATCATTAGTTAACCCACAGTATTTCTCTAGACATATACTACATTCTTCAATGGAATCTTTATTGTCTTCGGTTGCAATTTTAATATTTTCTTGAATATCGTCTAATGTATCATAGCTAAAATTATTATAAAAAAACATACTATATATTACTTAATAAAAAATATTTAGTAATATATTGTTGATATGTGTAGTAAAAAATTGAAAACTTTTTATGTATAATAAATCTCTCAAGTTAATATATAACAATATGCCACCTAAATCCTCTAAGAGAACAACAAGAAAAGGGCCTAGCCCTAGTTCTGCTTCAGACAGCGACTGGTCTCATTCAAGCGGGTCTTCTAAATCTTCAGGTAAACGTACACGTTCAGTAAGAACTCCTTCTGCAAAACCTCTCCCTACCACAGATTTTGGAGCTATTAAACGTGCTAAAGTAGATATCCAGAAGTATCTCTTGAACACCAGTCCTGCAAAAGCGGACGCGTTACGTCAAGCAGCAGAAGCTTCTATAGCTAATGCTGACCAACATGCACATGGAAGAAGAGAATGGCGTAAGGAGGTTCTTTTGGCATCGAATCAACCGTTTTGCAGATTGTTCCACCCTGGAGCAACTAATTTTGGTTGGTACTTGCCCACTAAGACAGCACAATGGGGTATTGATAAAATGCCAGATTGGGCTCGTAATGGAAAACCTGAACCGGATTCAGGAACATTGGTTGAAGGTAAAAGCTACATAAAATCTCCTCCTAGCCAATCAAGATAAACAATGTTAAAAACTAGGTATTCCATTAACTACTGTAATATTCTCAGGAAGATCTGTTGTATCCATATACTGCATCATATCTTCAACCAAATAAAGTGTCATCTGTATATTTTTATTGTCTATGGTGCATTGTTTTGTCCATCTATCTAACTTTAATACTTCATGTAATCCTTTAATTCTACCTTCTACACCGCAATGCTGATCTGGTCGTTTACCCGGTCTTCCATTGGTATGCTTTATTCTCCATTCACAAGAAAGAGCATTCTTATGGTCTGGAAATCCGGTAAGCAATGCATAAATCTCCCATCCGCCACCCCTACTGTGTGTATATCTTGCACCACCGCAAATCTCTTCATTATGCTGTCGTAAACGTCGTTTAGGATTATTGGTTGATCCGTTGTATGATAAATGGGAGTATTTTGGATTTTTATTACGGAGAATGTAACAATACCATGGTCCACGATTATCTTCGACTATTGTTTGTTCCTCTTCCATATAAATTATCTGATATTAGATTCATATTGTTATTTATAAATAAATAATTTGTATATAACAATTATACATAAACTGGTAAACTATCTATATCCATAATATGGTTAATGTCTAATTTTTTCTTAGATACATCAAATTGTTTGAAATATGGAAATTCTAGCTGTTCCTGTGGAGTATGTTTATGTACACTTCTTGCGATCATCTTATATAGTTTAAAGTTAGGGTAACGCTCTTCTCCATTTCTCCTATATAGAATATTCTTATCATTATCATCTAAACACCATCTATGAATAGTTTTTTGTAACTCGTCAAATCTTTTAACATTACTTTCGTCTTCAATAATAAAATCATAAATAGAACAACCTAATCTTGACAAATCAAAACTATAATTAGGGTCTACTCTCTTTTTCTTTTCATTCATATATGGTTCAGTATTATATTGTGTTGCTGCATCATTGCCTGTTTGGAAACTATCGCTAAAAAATAATTGACCATTAAATTTATAAACGCTACGACCGAAATCTATTATTTTAAATATTTTTCCATAGGTCGGAACACGATAAGTGACTTTATTATAACGATAGTATAAGTACTTTTCTTCTGTATTAACATACATAATGTTATTTGTATGCAAGTCATTGTGTGTAAAATTAAACGATTTTTGATAAGCTAACAATATCATTATAATCTGCATTAACGCCGCTGCGCCAGTTTCTTCATTTATTTTATCCTTAACAAACAATTCATCTAGTGTTCCATTGCATTTTTCTAAACAAATCAGTTGAACTGGAAAATTATTTATATATGCATATTGCGATTCCTCTTCGCTGTAACTTGAACTTCCTGTGTCGTCCTGGTCCTCATCCTCATCTGTTTCCCAATCTCCTGATGATCCACTTTCATCCTCATCAACTGAATCATTGCTAGAAGTAGAATTGCTGGTTGACGAATCGCTTTCACTAGAAGAAGATTTATTATCAGAATCTTCTTTCTCATAAACCAATTCATTTTCATTATTTGGTTTTGAACTATCAATGTTTTCTAAATCATTGTCTAGTTCGTCTATAGATATATTATGTGGGTGTAGATCTTCTATTACTAACTTTGTTTTGTTTCCCCTTGAACCGAAATTCATAAATTCATCTTCTTTATGAGTAGCCACTGTAAATAACTTTTTATTGTTTTCGGCAAAATACTCAGAAGAATTTAAATAATCGAGATCGTCCGAAATATTTACCTTAAATTGTCTTTGAACACCTAGATACGAACCATAATAATCTACACCATGGACAAAATCGTGTTGATGCATTAATTTAGAAGATAAGAAAGAGAAAAATGCATCTGTATATGAAGAATTATTATAGTAAGATATCTTTTCTAATGACTTCACATCTGTTTTGTTAAAAGGGTTTGGCATAACCTGCACATCTTTAGGAGTCACTTTATATTTTCCAGTCATATACCTAAATGGATCAATAAGAGGAGAGTATTTTATAAAAACTTCTCTTGAATGCTTTGTTTTGTTCTCAAAATCTATCACACTATTCATATTTACAAAATGGTACTTATGGTTTAGTGAAATCTTATTGTAGGTTTTTTCACTAAGGTCGAAAAAATGAGAGTATATAGGAATATAGTTCTGTAAATTTGTTATTTGGAATGGATTATATTCATATTCTATTTCTTCAGGAAGGTATTCATTGTGTTTTTCTAAAGAATCAAGATCTAAAGGTATTGATTTAATATAATTAATAGTAAATTTAGGAGTATCTTTGCTCATTTATAAAACAAGTATAAGTGGTTTATATATTTAAAAATTAGTGTTTTAAACTAATTTCTAAATTATTAATTTAATCTGTTAAAACCTTTAAAAAAATATGTTTTATAACTATATTAATAATCGTTATGACTTTAGAGTTAAAAAAATTTGATATGCGTCATATCACATTTAAACCAGATGAAAATAAAGGACCTGTTATTGTTATGATTGGGAGGCGTGACACAGGTAAATCATACTTAGTAAGAGATCTGCTTTTTTATCATCAAGATGTACCTATAGGAACAGTTATATCAGGAACAGAGGCAGGTAACGGGTTTTATGCTGCGCACGTGCCAAAATTGTTTATTCATGAAGAATATAATACTGTGTTAATTGAAAACATTTTACGCCGCCAAAAAACTGTTTTAAAGCAAGTAAACAAAGAAATAGAAACTTATAGAAAAAGTACTATTGACCCTAGAGCTTTTGTTATATTAGATGATTGTTTATATGACCAAACATGGACACGTGATAAAATGATGCGTCTTCTTTTTATGAACGGACGTCACTGGAAGATCATGTTAATTATTACTATGCAATACCCTTTAGGTATTCCCCCCAACCTTCGTACTAACATTGATTATGTATTTATACTTCGTGAACCTTATTTAACAAACCGAAAAAGAATTTGGGAGAACTATGCTAGTATGTTTCCTACATTAGAATCTTTTGCTGCTGTTATGGACCAGACAACTGAGAATTACGAATGCCTTGTTATAAACAACAATGCAAAATCAAATAAATTAAACGATCAAATATTCTGGTACAAGGCACAAGACCATCCTGATTTCAAATTAGGTTCAAAAGAATTTTGGGAGATATCAAAAAGCATGGGATCAGATGATGAAGATGAAGCATATGATCCAAGTAAAGGTAAAAAGAGAACAGGGCAACAAATTAATGTTAAGAAAACTAAATGGTAAAATAGATATTAATCGTTACTATCCTCACTAATAGACAATGATGCAGTTCTAGAATATTCGTCATCAATCTCCAAATGAGATTTCATAAAATCTCCGGAACATCTTCCTTTGATAAATTTAACATGATCATCGTTAAAATTCATATTATCAGGAGGAGTACCATTTATTTTTATATATTTCCTTCCAAACCGTGGATTAAAATGATAAAACGTTTTTAATTTTTCGTCTAATTCACTTTGTGTGTTATATCGGTCACAAATATTCAAAGAATATATGCATACGTAGTATAGTTTTAAGTATGGACGAAAAATCTCTACAATTCTTGTCTTTGGAAACTTATTATCTATAATTAGTTTTCGAGTAAACTTATTCTTTTCTAACATTTCTAATACATCATAGTATAATTCTTCGACGTCACTATTCTTTAAATAATCATTAATATGCAAATCTCTTAAGAGCACTTCATTTTCATCACAAAATTGTTTAATATTAAAATTGCATAAAAAGTAATTATGGAATAGTTTGGGTATTACAAAACTTCCACGTTTCATAAAAAAATATATGTTATACAATGTTGACTTATCAAACGGTAAATTATTGTACGGGTTTTTTGGTGGCATTGGAGCAGCTACAAAAAAATGTGAGTTGCTCAAACTAGATTCTATTATATTCTTAAGGTCAAGGAAAGTAAATAGATATTTACTATTGTTGTGAAATATAGTGATAACATTATGATGTGTTTCACTTATTGTATTTAAAAATACATCTTTATTAACTCTAATAGACGAAGTTTTAATTTTGTATCTATAAATAGCACGGTTTATTGTCCAATAGGTTCTCTGCATTTCGTAGAAACTATGAATAAATTTTTCTCTCTGAATTTTGTTGATAAATATATTATCAATCGTTTTTTTAAAATAGGAGAATTTTGAAGCAATAGAATATGTAATAGGCCCACTTAGGTACATATACATAATTATTTTTAATAACCTTTCGTTCATGTCTAGAAGAGGTTTGTTATTTGAACTAGTATTATAGTTATCGTATGTCAAGTTAAACGTCACATTTTCATTAGTTGAATATTTAGTAGTAATCAATTTGAAAGGATTTTCACCTATTTTATTATGAACTACCTGACAAAACGTATGCATTATCACTAAAAGATATAGACGAAAATGTTTATATCTTTTTATTAATTAATAGACATTAGTTCTCTTTTTTTTCATTAGCAACCTTCATTTGTAATTCATTGTGCGCTCTTGCAGATTCTGCGGTAGCAGGTTCACGTTCATCGAAATTAACATTCTCTTTTACTCCAACCAAGTTACCGTCGTCATCAATTGTTTGCGTTAATACATTTCCACTCTTCTTAGCTAACTTGATATTCTCTTCTATCGCCTTTCGCTTAGTTTCCATTACGCGCTTATCAAACTCCTCTTTAGCCAACGTCTCATTCTTCAACTTCTCGTGATGCAATTGATTGAGTTCCTCTTCCAAGAATTCAACCTTACCTGTCTTATACGCATCAGGGTCCCATGGAACCCAAATTCCAACTGGTCCTACAAATATATCGTGATTTGGGTCTTGCTTCCTAAGCGCCTTACATTTGTTCTCTGCCTCTTCTTGACTTGCAAAAACACCTCTAATCTTTAATCCCCGCACTGATGTTTGGAAAGAGTGATCACGATTAAATTGTTCATTGAATTTCTCCTCGTGCTTATCTACAAAGTTCCTATAATCATCTTCTACACCGATGTTTTTAATCTTATCGCCCTCTTCTTTTACAAAGTCATTAAAATCAGCTATAACGTCTTCAGCTTTAAGATGGTATTTAAAAGAAAGAAATTGCAGAAAATCCTGGTATCTTTCCATAGATTTAGATAAATCCCAATTCTTTACGAACGAATTGAACAACAATACCTCACGTTTTTTAAGTATTTTTTCAGGAGAAACAAAAGACATGCATGCAAACTTTTGTCCAGCGATAGGTTGATCCTCATCGCAAAGGTCAACATATTTAGGATTTTTTTTGCCATCGGTAGTTAACTTTTTTTCAAAACTAGACATATTTTAATAAAAGATTTAGTAGAATAGTGTTTAAGTGTTTTAGAACCATATAATATTATTTTAGGAATAATTAATAACAAATTTTTTTGTTTGAATATAGTATATACCCAGAATGAGCGGTTTATTCGACTTCAACGAATTAGTTAAGCGTGCTATTAAGTACTTGATCGAAGGTTTAGCCGTAGCGGTTGTTGCCTTATTGATCCCCAAGAAAGCCCTCAATGTTGAGGAGATTGTTATTATTGCATTGACGGCTGCTGCTGTGTTTAGCATCCTTGATGTCTTCATCCCCGCTGCTGCGGCCAGTTCAAGACAAGGTGTTGGCCTAGCGAGTGGCATAAATTTAATGGGTGGCCTTAAAATGGCTATGTAAATGCAGCCAATAAAAATCTCTTAAAATTTTCATTAAATGGGGTCTTCCGTATTTCTGCGCCAAGATTTTATGCGATTCTCTAAGAATCGCATAAAAAATTGAATTTAATATGCACATATAAAAAGTATTCAAATCCTTTTGAAACTACAAAAAGGATGTCCTACACAAACAATGCGCTTTCCCAATATTGCAAAGAAAATAAAGTTGTCTTAACAAAAGATTACTCTACAGTTACAGTAAATTCTAGCACAGTCATTGAAGGAAAATGTGCTAACGAGAAATGCAATGAGTTATTCTCAAAACAATTTAGGTCACTTATAAGGAATAAAAATATTTATTGCAAACAATGCAGTAAAACTGAAAAACAAAAAAGAATACAAGAAAAATGCTCGGAGAAAAATTTAACAGTTTACGATAATGAACTTTTCAAAAAATTTACTTCAGAAAAAAATCTTGTATTACGAAAAAATTATAGTAATATTAATGTAAACAGTAATACTATTATTGAAGGAACATGTACTTTTGAAAATTGTAATGAACCATACAACAAACGATTTACAGCAATGTATAAATACAGTGTTTATTGTAAAAAATGCACTAAAATAGATTCAAAAAATAAATACAAGGAAACATGTGTTGAAAAGTATGGTGTAGCAAATGCCTTTCAAACAAAGGACTTCAGAGAAAAATCTAAGAAAACATGTTTGGAAAAATATGGAGTAGAAAATGCTTTACAATCAAAACAAATTCAAGATAAATTAAAGAAAACATCTCTAGAAAAATATGGTTGTGAAAATGTATTTCAAAATAATGAAATAAAAGAAAAATGTAAACAAACTTGTTTTGAAAAATATGGTGTTGAATATGGAATACAAAACAAAAACATACAAGAAAAACAAAAGACAACCTGTTTAGAAAAATATGGATGTGAAAATGCATCACAGAATGAAGGAATTAAACAAAAAACTAAGGAAACTTGTCTAGAAAAATATGGTTGCGAAAATGTATTTCAAAACAAGGATATTCAAGAGAAACATAAGAACACATGCTTAGAAAAATATGGTTGCGAAAATGTATTTCAAAATGAAGAAATAAAGAAAAAAAGTAAAGAAACTATGATAGAAAAATATGGTGTAGAAAATCCGAATCAATGCGAAGAAATAAAGGCAAGAATGAGAATAACAACAAAGGAAAGATATGGAACAGAATATGCCTCACAAAATGAAGCTGTAAAACAAAAGGTAAAAAACACATGTCTAGAACACTTCGGTGTAGAATATTCACTTCAATCCAAAGAAGTTCGTGAAAAGGGAATAAAAACAAATTTAGAAAAATACGGCACTAAATATCCTATGCAAAATTCAGAATACTCTGAAAAAGTGTCCAAAACTGCGTATTGTGTTAAGTCATATATTATGCCTTCTGGTAAAATATTATCAATACAAGGGTTTGAGAACTTTTGTCTAGACGATTTGTTGAATAAAGAAAATATAGACGAAAACGATATTGTTAATGAAAGAACAAAAGTACCAGAAATATGGTATGAAAGTGAAGCCGGTGAATTAAAAAGACATTATGTTGATTTCTATATCCCTTCTCAAAATCGTTGCATCGAAATAAAATCAACATGGACACTTGATAAGAATAAAGAAAGGGTTCTTATTAAGCAACAAGCAGCTAAAGCGTTAGGTATTAAATACGAAATAAGAATTTATGGCTCAGATGGTTCAATTATTAAAACAATGTGTTGATTTTATTAGCCATATGATTCTTAAATAATCGTATAAAATAGGAGAGTTTGCGAATGTCCTTCAATCATTATATTAATTCTTCTATTACATCAGATTTAGTTATCTTTTCTTTACGTCTTAAATAAGCACGATGCCTATATTCTTTTAATTTTTCTGGATTTTCAAATTTCAACTTATTCAGATACTGTTTAGCATTTTCTTTTACTTTATCCTTGTTCTTTTCATAATACTTCCTATGGCGGTCATTATTTGTATATTTTTCTAACTGCTTTTTTAATAATTCCATGTTCTCTAATAATTTCGTATTTTCTTGTTTTAATTTCATTATAATAGCGTCTTTCTGCAGTAGTTGTGCGTCTTTGATATCCATTATATCATAATATTCCTAAATTATTTTTACATATTTAACGTAAAAGGAGGGGAACCCTGGTTCCCCTCTAACCCCTCCTTTTAAATACTATTTGTATTGACGCAATAAGTTTATATATAAAAGGAGAGGATCCCTTAGGTTCCCTGCCCCTTTATACACTCGGGAAATACTCCCAATCCAAATCATTACACACTTTTTTCCATATCATATCCTGTTCTAATTGTTTCTCTCTATCCTTCATCATAGGAATATACGGTAAATATTGCGTTTGGTCCAACAACACACATAACTGATAGAGCGTATATGTATAATTAAAGAAATTCGTGCGATTTGCAGGACAATGAATCGCCCAAGGTTTCTGTATCTCTATAAACAATACACATAACGTCTCATGCAACTCTTCATTCATAATAGGTGGTTTAATTCCAAAGAGCGAATTTATATACTGAATATGTTCAAAGTATTTATTAAAACCTAACTTTCTCAATATATCCCTCATTTTATCATAATTAATGAGTGACATATCTTTAATACGTTCTTTTTTAATCCTTGCTTTAATAGCATTAATAACTTCTTCAGGTATTTGTGTAGTTTCTTTTGCTTGGAATTGAGATAGAATCTCCTTAAAATGATTTAACCTAATATAAGCAGTATAAGATACCTCATTTGGAGGTTCTTTATTCGTAGGTTTTGAGCTATCAACAATATAAGTTATAAATTTACCACAACCTTGATTATTACATATTAAAATCCCTTCTTCGTCTTGAGGTATCATTTCTCCAACATTGCATATTTCACATACATCAGAAGTAATTATAAAATTTTGAATATTTGATAATTCATTCGTAACGTTTTTCCAATAATTCTGAAGGAACTTTTTAGATTGATAATATTTATCGCTTTTAGGATCCGCTGCTTCAGTATTCGTTGATTTTATTTTAAAAAAGGAATTTACTGTGCTTGATTTTTGTGGCGCCACCACACCGCTAGAAATATTTTGCTTCTGTTCAAAATAATGGAATATATATTTAGAATTGTCTAGCAAATAGTTTTTTCTCTCCTTCTTTATTTTTTTTAATTCTGTTCGTAAGCTAATAATTTTATCTTTTATGTCTAAATATTTTTCTATCTCGTTATCATGTAGTTGCTTGATTTTATCTTTTAATTCTAAAATCTCATTTTCTAATTTAGGAATAACTACTGTTTCTGTTTCTTGAAAGTGTTCTAATAATTCATTATGTTTTTCGTCGATTGTATTTGCTTGTTTTAATAGTATTTTTTGTTGGTTCATTAGATATACATTATATGAATTCAGGTTTTTATTATATTATTGTCCATAACTAATAATTAAATATAGTATTATTTTATAATACTATATATTTATGGAATTTACGGCAGAAAAAGGATGTAAATTAGCCCATTCAGATTGTCATCACGATTTTTCAGGACTAAAAGGATTAGAAAAATACGATGAAGATGAGGTAAATGCTTATATACCAGAAAGTAGACATTCTAATTGTGCTGTCAACGAAGACCAATTTTTCAAAGATTTTATATTCAATATACCAGCAGGTGGTAGTTCAGTTGGTTCAGTTAATAGATCATTAACTCCAGGTGCAGGGACCAATATAATAACTGAATTAACTGGCCTATTTAAACCAGAATTTGCTGATAAATATAAGATGTTTTCAGTGAATCGTCAAAGGTTAGGTAAAGAAGGAGAAGAGGACGATGATGAAGATGAATCAGTTAGAGATCCTTACAGAAAATCATTTATAGAAGAAATATTTCAAAATGAGGGATTAACTGACGATGTATTCTTTATTAGCGATACTGCGACACATAATATTATGGAGGATTTAGCAAGCGTAAGAAGTCAAAATTTTTATTGGATACAGAACGCACAAACTTTATATGATCCTGCATCAAAAACTACTCATGATACAAAAGCTGGAAGAAGATATGGATTTAGAGATGATTCCAAAAAGTTTACTTTTTGCTGGGAAAAACTTAATTCTCCTCCAACAATATATCCAGCATGGGAAGATAATAAAGAGATCTATGCTATCGATGACAGCAATAAGGAAATAATGTTTTATTCAAACCGTAAACTCTATATGTCTATTTTTAAAGAAGACACCAGAAAACCAGATAATGATTATACTAACCATAATTCACATTTATTAATTACATACCCCAAAACTCCTGCATTATTTGCATACGCAGATTCAAGTTTAGCTTCAAAGACATCATCTGTAACTGATATTGGTGGGACAGAATCCGTGAAGGCAACAGCTCTAAAAGATTATATTCATTCAATAATAAAAAATACTGAGAGCGCAGCTTGGAACAGATACCAAAGAACTAATATGGCAAATAAATTTTTAGCCAAGCATCTAGGAGACGCTGGACAGGCATTAGCTGGATTAAAATCTAATATTAAATTGCAACGTTACGCAAGAAAAAGTGATAAAAATTCAGGTATAGTTGATTTTGAATCCAATAACTTAATAGCTTTTATTTCATTTGATAGATTAGCTATTGCTTCCGCAATATTATACAACTGCAAAATAATTGTACATGCTATCATATCGGCTGGTAGTAAATGTAATAGTTTTGTTGTATATATTAGAAAAGATCTATTAGATCCAAAAACTAATTTATTATCATTGTATGAATCCAAAAAGATTAATGAAACATTTTCGAAATTCCCATTGTTTTATAGTCCCGCATATGAAACAAAATTTACAACTTTCAAATCCAATATAACAAGAATAAAACAACTCCTTATGAGTTTTAATTTAACGACCAATAAAAATTACGCTTTATTTTTAGCTATTTACCAACATTTTACAAATACATTGTTTTTACTAAGTTCTCTTGATGTAGATAGTTCTATCATAAATGAAGACGTTATGTTACATAGATTACATATTGTGATCAATGAAAAACGTGCTGAATTAAAAAGATTAAATAGTTCTATTAGTTTAGAAGATAAAATAGAATATACACCAAAAATAACTATTGCTCAATTAAGAGAAGCGCTAGCATCTACTTCAGAAGAATCAGACATAAACGAGTTGATTTTAGGACCTTTAAACAATAACGTATTGCTTTATACATCTTCAATTGAAGAACCACCCGCTACAGCAACTGCTGCTGCAAAAAAGAGGTTTAAGGAAGAAAAACAGAGAAATGATAATGCTATTAAAAATGCTTATGATATTGTAATTGAAGTAATGGGGAAAGTAGATGGTATTTTTAAAGAGATAAATGATCAATTCGATCTTATAGATAGCATAAATAACCAATTAAGTGCTATACCGGTTTTTACACCTAGAAATGATGAATCTGATTTAAGAACTCTTGGGCTAAAACCTAGTTTAATTAATGAATACACACCATATGTTTCTTTTGGTAGTGCACAACGTGCATCTAGGACATCAACATTAGACGACGAAATAAATAAACGTTTTGGAGCACAAATACTTTCAAAGATTGTTGCTGATATTCCCAGGGTTCGCCATCATTTTGGTGATGATTTTACAAGACATGTTATAAGCGAAATAGACAATTTTAGGTTAAAAGCAGAAGAATTATTAGAAGAATCAAATGCTGGAGATTATTCAAAAACATTATTAGAAAAATTCTGCGAAAAACTAAGTATAGGTATAAGCCGTAGAGAAAAAGTAGGAGTTTTAGCTACGACCAACGTTCACGCAAAATCTAAGCGTAAAGGTGGCACATTAATGAACCCTACTTATGTCGACATTAGAGAAACATTGTTTAAATTATTGAATATTAACATAAAAGACGTTAATCAAATTGAATTGGGAAATAGCAGTAAGGATTCAAATATGGCGTTTAATGAAGGATCGTTCAAGGGTACGACAGCACGAGAATTTAGTGAAATGGTTTACGATGTTGATGTTTTTATAAAAGGGTTTATTAATGTTTTATTGTTAGTAAAATCCAGTGGTTATTATTTCGATAATGAGAAAGCAATATTTAGAAATGTATATGAATACTTATTTTCAACTGATAAACCACCCAGTCATTCTGAAATACAAGTATTAACCAAATACGTAAATGATGTTAAAGATATGAAGGAAAATTTATTTTATTACAACACTACTGAAAAACTACTTGATAAAAATATATTTACCTTTTCTTCTGGTAATATTAACATTAATAAGGCAATATATAACTATATTAATTTTGAAGATGAACGATTAACTAGCGAAGAACGAAAAGTAGTTGTTAAATTGTTTGGAAGTCAACCGAATGATACGAAAGGAGAATCATTCAATTTCCCAAAAGAATTAGTAGGGACAGCTGATAAACCTGGGATTTTACTAATTTTAGCAGATAAGAAACAATTAATGAAATTAAAAACTATTATGGAATCTATAATCTTTTATGACGCTTTGTCTATAAATGAATTAAAAAACCTTATTGGAGAAGATGCTCCTTCCAAAATTGTTAGACATAGATACCACGGAAAAACTATAAAGCATGATTTACATAATAAAGCTATAGCAGTAAAAGGTGGTAGAACACGAAGGAGAACAAGAAAAAATAAAAAGTGAATACGGTATAATTAAATTTTTATAATAATTAAAAATGTATATATGCACACAGAATTGTTATCTACGTCTCCATTAAATAACATTAAGATAGAAAAAACCATGATGCGAAAAATGTTATTTATAATGAATGCTTTAGACCAAGGGTGGAGTATAAAAAAATCAAACGACTCTTACATTTTTACAAAGAAGCATGAAAATCGGCGAGAAATCTTCCAAGAGAATTATTTAGAGGATTTTTTAATTTCCAATTTTTCTTCTGATTTACTCGATTCATCTAAAAAACACGATTAGCCAACCATTTATTATTTAGGAAAAAATAGCCATAAAGAATGGATTATATAAAACATTTATTTTTTCTGTAGTTATTATGTGCGAAAATAAAGAATTATTAATTATTTAGTATATTAAATAATTAATTAAATTCATTTCTCTGAAATTATTTTCTTTGAGAATAGTATAAGGAAAATCTTCCGACATGGCTGGTGGTTTGATGCAATTAGTCGCCTATGGCGCACAAGACGTGTTCCTTACTGGAACCCCCGAGATCACTTTCTGGAAGGTGTCATACAGACGCCACACCAACTTCGCGATGGAGTCCATCGAGCAAACATTCTCTGGCCAAGCTGACTTCGGCCGCCGTGTGACCTGCACCATCTCCCGTAACGGAGATCTCTGCTACCGCACCTACCTCCAAGTCACCCTCCCCGAGATTAACCAAAGCTTGAACAACGACAATGGCCTCTATGCCCGCTGGTTAGATTACATCGGTGAGCAACTCATTGCCCAAGTTGAGGTTGAGATTGGTGGCCAACGCATTGACCGCCAATACGGTGACTGGATGCACATCTGGAACCAACTTACCCTCTCTTCTGAGCAACAACGCGGCTACTTCAAGCTCATTGGTAACACCACCCAACTTACCTACATCACTGACCCCGACTTCGCTGATGTGTCTGGTCCTTGCGCCAGCGCTGGTGGCCCTAACCAAGTTTGCGCTCCCCGCAACACTCTCCCAGAGACAACCCTCTACATCCCCCTTCTCTTCTGGTTCTGCCGCAACCCCGGCCTTGCTCTTCCCCTCATTGCTCTCCAATACCACGAGGTCAAGATCAACCTTGACATCCGCCCTATTGGTGAGTGCCTCTGGGCCGTAAGCTCCCTCTCTCAGAGCTCTGGAACCCAATCCGTCTCTGCTGCCTACCAACAATCCCTTGTTGCTGCCTCCCTCTATGTTGACTACATCTTCCTCGACACTGATGAGCGCCGCAAGATGGCACAAAACCCCCACGAGTACCTCTTCGAGCAAGTCCAATTCACTGGCGACGAGTCCGTCGGCTCCTCCTCCAACAAGATCAAGCTCAACTTCAACCACCCTTGCAAGGAGCTTATCTGGGTTGTCCAACCCGATGCCAACGTTGACTACTGCTCATCCCTCGATGCCACTGGCATCCTCTACCGTACTCTTGGTGCCCAACCCTTTAACTACACTGACTCCATTGATGCTTTACCCAATGCTATCCATGCTTTCGGTGGAAAGAATTCCGTTTCTGCTAACGAAAACGCCTTCATCAACGCCTCCGGCCTCTTCGAAATGCCCGGCGCTCTTGACACTTCCGCTGGAGCCACCAAGAACACTACCCAATGGGGTGAGATCCCTTTTGGCACCAGCGCCCAAGACCAAGGTTCCCTTGTCTCCGACGCTGGCACCTTCGTCCTCGCCGAGACCGCTTTGGACATGCACTGCTGGGGCGAGAACCCCGTTGTAACTGCTAAGTTACAACTCAACGGCCAAGACCGCTTCTCTGAGCGTGAGGGCAGCTACTTCGATGTTGTCCAACCCTGGCAACACCACACCCGTGCCCCCGACACTGGCATCAACGTATACTCCTTCGCCCTCCGCCCCGAGGAGCACCAACCCTCCGGCAGCTGCAACTTCTCCCGCATTGATAACGCTGTCCTCCAACTCGTTCTCTCTAGCCCCACCGTTTCCGGTGTTGCCACTGCCAAGGTCCGCGTATACGCTGTTAACTACAACGTGCTCCGCGTGATGTCTGGTATGGCGGGTGTTGCTTATAGCAATTAGGTTAGTCACAATTTTTATGTGACCAACAAAATAATAATTCTCATTAAAATAACAAAAAAATTTATATAATTATTAAAAAAAGTAATTATATAACAGTTTAAATATTAATCATCTTCTTTTGTATTTTTCTTTTTCCTATTATCAGCTATTTCTTTCGCTCTCATTTCTTTATATTCTTCATCTCCATATTTTTCTCTTAAAATTTCTCTTTGTTTTTGCTTCCTTATTCTAGCTGCCTCTCTTATTTCCTCATCTGTTTTTTTATTATGATTTTTAACTATGTTTTTATTATCGTCTCTTAATCTTCTCATTTTTTCCCGTTGTTTATTTCTAACATATTCAATACCATGTTCTTGTATAATTCTTTCACGATGAGTTTGTTGTTTATTCCTGTTTTTATCTTTTTTATCATCATTGTTCGAAGATGCAATTACGGGAATTGCGTTATTGGTATATACTATAGAATTTGTTAATTGATTTGGTAGTTCATTGTTATCTTCATACACAATAACATCATTATCAATATAAGTATTTTTATTCTTTTCATAAATTAACATAAATTTATTGATAATATCATCAAATATATAATCCTTTTTCATATAATTACATTCGCAACAGCATGTTTTTGTATTATCTAATATATAACCTTTATTGTTATCATATCGGTCTATACCATTAATGTGGGTTTCATCAGATTTCTTTCCACATAAATAACACTCATTATTTACAATATTTTTATAATCCGAAATTGTTATTAGAAAATCTATTTGTTTTTTAATTGCTCTAGATTTATAAACAGAATAAGATGAAGAATTATGATTCGCAAAACATTGTGGATACAAATTACCAGAAATTTTATTTTGAAAGGTTAGTATATGTTCTATTCGTTTTATAAAGACCTCATCACTACAAGAACCCTTAATATAATTACACATTTTACAACAACTTACACAATTATCTAATAAATAACCCATTGTCTGGTCTTTTCTATCTATTCCATTAAATCCTTTTTCTTGAATAGTTCCGCAATAATGACAATCTTTATCAACTATATTTACATAGTCATCATAAGTAATTGTAAACTCCAAATTTTTATAATTAGCAGTTCTTTTATAAACACCATAATTTATCTTCTTACTATTCTTCTTATATTCATTAGCTTCTTCCATCTTCTCTGGATTCTTTTCTCTCCACTTCATCGCTTGTTCTGCTTGTTGTTTTAAATATTCTTCTGTTCCAAGTTTTTCTATTTTTCTTTGTCTATAATCCATAGTTTTCTTAGCAACTTTATCGTAATTTTCTTCATTCCATTTGGCTTTTACAGCTTTATTTTCTGGTTTTTTTGAATTCTTTCTAGCTACTTCATTTCTATGCTCTTTGTTTCGCTTTGCATCTTGAATCTTATTATTATCACGACACTTTTTACACGTCTTCGTAATGTTATTTTTCATACCAATAAATTGGTCAATAGAATATTCTTTGCAACATGCAGTGCAAGATTTTGTTGAGACCAATTCATTAGAACTCAAATCACATTTTACCATACTCATTTAATATGGTTTATAAGACATAATTACGTATTTTGAAAGTTTTCAATTTTTTATGAGACAATACGTAATTTTTTTACCATATTGAAAAATTGATTCCTTTTTATCATATTAAAATCAATAAAACACAATGCCTCTTTTCGGAGAACCCATCAAATATATCTATTTTCATAATACTACTGATCTACCTTTACAAATATCTAGATGGATCACAGGTTCTAATACACTAAAAAACACACGAATTGGCCCATATGAAAAACATCTATTACACAGTAGTGTAGGTGAGTGGCATATAGATTCTATGTTTAACGACGATGCTGATTGCAAAATATGGAAAAACTATGGTCTAGAAAACCATAATATTGTTGGCAAATTTTGGTCCAGACCATCTATCATGGGAGAATATTGTTCTATGGAATATTATGAGCCATTTGATTGTATTTATAGCAAAACAGATAATTATGGAAAAGGAATGATTACATTCATTCATAAATGATTATTATATTTTATCTAAAAATTCTTTTATAAATTTTTCATCTCGTATATGAATACTATTGTCACTAAGTTTTTTATTTAAAAAACCATCATAGTCAGAATATTTATTATAGACGTCAAAAAATATATATCCGTATTCCTGACATTTTTCTTTTAATTTAGAATTGAAATATAAAATATATTCTTTACGTTCTTCATCACTGCCTAATAAAGGATATTCAGGTTCTTCTTCTATAGTATATTTTTTTACAGGAGGTACTACGTTAAATACACATATTTCTATATCTTGATATACGCTAGTGCTTTTCTTAATTTCAATAAAATATTTATTTATTATATTATCTATAATATTCTTATACGACAACTCTGGTGTAATGTGTTTATGAATATGACACCTACAATCTATTTCACCAAAACAAAATATTATCATATCGCCATTGTTAATATTAAACTGTTTTATATTTAATACAATACTATTAAATGAGTAACATAACTTTGAACCTACCCAATGAACTTCTACGTCTTCAATATTCTGCCATGCATTTTTGCAATGAGAGTCACCAATTGTATGTACTTTTCTATTCTTATTACCTAAAACAATTAATAAGCGATCTTGATTTTCTATCATTTTAATTAATGATATTTTCCTTTTACTGAGTGCTTTCAAAATATTTTCATAAGATATGTGAGTAAAATCAAAAAATGTTCTAGGGTATATACCGCCATCATTGATACCATCCCAAGTTGCCTTGCCCATTAACCGCATATCATCAACTATTATAATATCTCCGACAACGTTTCTACTAGCAATAACCTCTATTTCGCTTAGCAATGGACATCCATTTGATAGAAATTCTCCTGAAGTATCACCACCTGAAAAATGAGCGTCTAAGTAAAATAGTGTTGGCTCATTGTCTAACAATGAACAAGTTATTAAATGGCTAATTACTTGAGAACTATCACCTTCTAGCATATGTACATTAGTATGGTTCTTAAATTGTTCTTTATTAAGTAAATAATACTTGTTTGATAGCTCAATAGAATATATTTTACTGAAATAATTTGCATCTAAGTAAGATTTTATCCCGTGTCCCAAATAAGTACCTGTTTCAATTATTATTCTAGGACAAACAATATTCACATTATTTAAAGCGTTTATAAAAAAACTCATATTGGTTAGTTCTATCGTTGTTATTTTATATAGTTTTTTACCATAAAATTTAAAAACAGAGCAATTAAACACCCAACGTAAATATCAATTACAATAATAATTCTCTGATTTTCCATTGTTTCTTTATTATAATAAAACCAAGGTAGTGTTACAAAACCAAATACTAACTGAGCAACTTGCGCTGACGTAATATATACTTTGTACATATTAATGATTGGTCTAATATTATCGAAAAGAGATAGAAAGTAATATCCGTACATAATCGTATGGATACCAGAATTAATCAACGAAGCAAAATAAACTCCTTCAAATTCATAAAAATATCCTAGATGCCAAACTACTGTTGCACCAACATGATGAAATTTCTGTAAAAAGATGGGGTTTTTATGTTTTGCATACAGAATCATAGTATCCACATATTCATAGTACTTTGACATATAAAACCAAAATAATGCGTTTCTTACCCCTTGAATGTTAAAATAGTATCCTGGTGCAGCATTTATTCCGTGTATAACTAGCACATAGAATAATTTAGAAAACGTATACAAACTAAAAACATGAAGTCCGAAATTATGTATAATAGAAAACCATTTTATCGTGGTTGGAGTAATTGTTTCTAGTCGAGTTTTATCTATTTTTAGATATTGATGACCAGCTAATATAGGCAATGTAAGATGTAACATTTATATAAATAACGATTTGTTTATTTATATATTTTTTATTTAGTGTTTACGAGTATGGCGTTTAACTTTTTTACTCGATTTTGTTTTTTTATTGCGCCTTTTTGATTTCCTACCTCCTCTTCCTGATCTAGATCTGGGTATAGGAATCCCCCTAAAATATCGGCCTATTTCTGGAAAATTTATATTCTTACATGGTCTTTTATCTGAATTACGTATACAATCCATTTTTATAGGATCGATTGGTCTACCACAGAAATCTTCCTTACTAGTTTTGTACTTTTTTAAGGATTCAATAAATCTTGTATATGCTAGTTCCTGATTATTTTTATTGTAAACATACAAATGAGTTAATTTTTGACGTGAAGGATCTCCAATAAGTTCTGCTCCTAGTTTTATCTGAGATTCAGCAGATGAATCGTTCTTAGCAGTAGATTGTATTATGTCTATCCGTAAATAGAGAGCAATCATAACTAAAGCAGATCTTAGTATGGAATTGTATCCTAACCCCTCAAATCCTCTTATGCCAATACCATCTTCTGATCTAAAATCTATTATAGTAGCAGAATCTATACTTATAAAATTAATTTGTTTACCATTTTTAACTTCAGTTTCATAAGAAAATTCAATAGAAGACACACAAATATCATTTACCATTAAACATAGTAAATTATTATTAAAAGCATCATCTGGTAAATTATAACTTATAAATGTATTATTTTTATTATTTACTTTTGTATCGAGTGTAATTTTCATATTAGGACAAAATGATTCTATTATTTTATTTAATTCCTCTATTTTTTCTCTCCCAGAATCAATAAATTCTCTAGATAAAATATTACTGTATCCAGGGTATGGTTCGTCAATGATATAATGTTCACTATAAAGTTCGCCCATAGAGCTTTTATTATTATATAATAAACCCAGAAAATATATAAAAACTTTGCCTAAGTAAACATTATAATGTCGTTAAATACATCAACCTTAAATACACAAAATGATTTACTAATGAAGAATCTTATGGATTTTTACCAGAATCGCGATAACCTACAGAAAATGATGCATATTATTAATGGCGAATCCAAAATTTCTCTTCGTATTGTAGATTGGTTTGTTACTAATTTTGCTAAAAAATACTATACAATTTATGAATTACCTTCCAAAAATACTGGTGATATCCAACGTTTCAAGGTATATAATGATTATAAGCTCAAATTAAAAGCTTACAGTAAGAAGCGGTTTGATCCTTTTTGTCGTTGGGATAGAATATCGATACCATATGATGATGAAAAAATCATGGAAACAACGATTGGTCAGTTAAATTTTTTTAAGTGGGCGATCGAAAATAAAATAGTGGATTTTATTGAAACAAATTATGCAGATATCGAAGACGATATGAACCACCGTAATAGCACTTCTAAGCGCAGAAGTCCTACTGATAATGAATCTGATAATTCAGTTGACAATAGCAAGACAAGAAAGAAGCGTGAAGAATTATCTGTATCTGCTTGTAAGTGCATTAAAAAGGAAACCGTAAAGATTATTGTGAAGTTTAATTAGAGGGGAACCAATGTTTCCCCTCTGACCCCTCCTTCTAAACTTTTTACCATTTTTCATAACAAGAGTTCTTTGTGATAAATCTTAAAATAATTCGGAGATCATAATGTATATTGTAATTGCGTAATAAATATAAAGAATAAAACAATCATCTATTAAATAATGAGCAATTTAAGATATTGTTCATTATTAGACCTAATTAACAATAATAAGGAAAATATTGAAGAACTACAGCAGCAATATCTTATTTTACTCTCTTTTTTAACAGAAGTACATTCCATGCCAACTGATGAGTTTTTAAGAAAAGTAGAAGAAATTTCAAAAATAGGACATATTATTGTTTGTCACACTACAGATAAAGATATAAATCCATGGATAATTGGAACGGGAACATTAATTCTTGAACCGAAAATCATAAGAGGAGGGAATTATACGGGCCATATAGAAGATGTTTCTGTGCACTGTTTATATAGGTCACAAGGTATTGCTAGCCAAATTTTGATGCAACTTTCGATGATAGCTGACCAAAAATGTTACAAAGTCACATTAGATTGTGATCCGTCCTTAGAAGAATTTTATAAAAAAAATGAATATCATGTAAACGGAACTCAAATGGTACGTTTTAGAGGAGGGCCTCCACGTAGGAATTGATTTTTAGTACGATGTTCTATTACCTGGTTTATATTTGTTATATGTCTTATTTGCGCGCTCTACAATGTCGTATCCTATACGACATGGTATAATAATAACCTCACTAACAATAAGAATTCCATACCACATTGCGTCTGGGACCGACTTCATTTTGGGATTTGATTGTTTTAGAAAACAATTTTTGTATTTAAAGACATCAATTTTTTAACGACACTTCTATTCATTACTTTCTTCTTCGTTTTTAATTGCTTCATCAATATAATCTAGAATCTGTTTTATCCATACATTTCCTTGATCTGTTTCATCAGATATGTCATACGTTACGTCCTGGTTGGTTTTAATTCTTAACGCATCCGGTTCCTTATCCATCCATTCGTCATGATATTTCTTACACTTTTGTAGATATTCTAACGAAATTTCACTTTCGCCTTGTCTACTACGCTTTTCAACCCGCGCTTTGCAAACATCAGCGTCAGCATCAATATATACTATACCGTTTAACTCTACGTCCCTACATAATGTTTTATGAAAGTTTTCGTAAATCTGGTAAGAAATATCATCAATTTTACCGTCATCGTGAAGCATTTTTGCGAATATTTGTTTATCTGCTGCTAATGATCTTTCAATTACAACAGCCGATACATAATCAGGACAATCTCTTACTGCGTCTTGAAGTAATGCCAAACGCGTAGAAAACGCCATTACTTGAAACGGAAACGAGTATTTTTCAGGGTTTGCATAGAATTTTTCAAGGATGTTCTCACCAGTTTGAGGATCCTTCACACCTTCCCATACGTCTAGAGGTTCTCGCAAGAACAAAATACGATTCGGTTGATTTGAATTTCTGCAATGTTCCTCTAGTTTTTCAAGAATAGTAGTTTTACCGGAACCGATATTTCCTTCGACAGAGATAACAAGAGGAATTAACATGTTTTGTTTTATTCTAAATTATGCTGAGATAATTTAGAATCAATTTTTTGAGAGCAACCTAGGTTCCTCTAAATCAAAAAAGAACATCTGAAAAAGTCGACCGTTATTAATATTATTACCAAAATAAGCAGAAGCTGCATGTATCATCTGCGCATCAAACAATACTAATCTATTATATTTATTCCCCACGACATCAACCACATCAAATTGTGTTCCATCGTACAATCCTGTTTTAAACACCTTATCAAAGTCATTATCTAATTTACTATTTTTTGTAATTTTAGAACGATAAAACGTAGTGCCACAATCAGGAGGAGCATCTGGTGTTAAATATATTATTCCAGCATACTGTTGTGTATCATAATGATAAACTATTTGCTCTCCTGCCACACATGATTGAAAACAACAATTCACTCCATGTTCTCTCCAATTGGTTATTTTACACCCTAATATATTTTCAAATCGTGATTTTAAATTTGGAAACCGATACACTATTTCTGTTCGCCTACCTTTATGGTACTCAGGATGCGCTAAAAAATTCTGTCTTAACGCAAAATCTCGTACTTTATCTGGATATTTATAAAAGTCATCTACAACTATAAAAGACGGTATGTGTTTTTTATCAATATCATAGAATAAAAAATCAAATACTGTTAGCCATTCATCATCTATTTTCATTTCCAGAGATAGTGTCTCTATAATTTCAGGTTGTTCCATATTAATTACCCATCCAGATTTTACTACGTCGTCTTTAGAAAATGCTTTACAAACATCTAATCTATCGCGTAAGCTAAATATTTCACACGAGTTTTCGTATACATCACTATTATATTTTAAACGCATAGGCAAAGACCCCAATGTTTTATGAAAACACCAACCAGATATTTGCATTTTATCATTCTTTATTGAATGATCTTGTATGTAGCCAAGAACATTTTCTATTAATGTTTCGTACATTGATTTATTATTTTAGTTATTTTTATAATTTTAAATTGTTTTTGATATAAAAAAATCTAAGCTACTTATTATATTAAAAATGATAAAGGGAATAATTATTCCTATAATGGAAAAATACGAAGAATTGTTATTATGTAATCTTCATATTTTAAGAAATGAACTAGAATGCAAAATACCTATTGAATTATGGCAAATAGGGCAAGAAATAAGCGATAATATGAAAAAAACTTTGGATCTATTTAAAGATAAATATAATTTAACATTTAAGAACGTAAACGATTATACAGATAATCCCGACCATTGGCGTGGATGGCAAATTAAAGCTTTTATAGTCAAACACACAGAATTCGATGAAATAATTCTGTGTGATTGTGATAGCGTTTTCATTCAAAATCCCGAAATAGTATTTGATGATCCAAATTATATCACAACAGGGACTTATTTCTTTAAAGATTGGATAAAACATGAACCGTTTGATGCAGATAGTGAAATGCCCGCAAGGATTAAATTTATTAAAAAACTATTACCTGAAAAATCCCCTTATTTTCCTGAAGAATGGAATTATATTTATGGAGAAAAAACTCCTGATAATCTTCCACAGATGTGGTATTACCAAGAATCAGGTGTTGTTTTTTTAAATAAATCTATACACCCAGACGTTATAGAAAAAATTTATGAATTAAATTATAACCATAAAGAAACTTATAAGTATGTTTATGGAGATAAAGAAACTTTTTGGTTAGCATGTGTTATTAATAATAAACCTTATTATATGAATGAACCACACGCTGAAAATTTTATAATAAATAAGTTTTTGCCACACTATACGAGTAGTATAAATGATGTTCCTAATGCTCTAACACACTTTTATAATAGTAAATACTTTTTTTCTCAAAAAGGATATCCTATGGGAAATTTAAATATAGAAGACAGTAATTCATAATTTTTTATCATAATAATATAGAATATGCTATACAAAACAGTTTTAGCTTTATGTGCTCCTATTATATTTATTGGATTATTATTTACTCCTTATAGACAAAATATAATAAATACAAGCAGGTATCCTATGGCTAAAATTATAGCAATTTTAGTAGTAATATTTTATACTGAAATAAATATAATTTATGGATTATTAGCCCTTATAATTATGCTGTTTTTTTACAGATTCTTTGGCGAATTTTCTTCAGCAAATCCAATATTTACTAGTCGAAGCGTACATGAACATTATAGCAATAATGTGCCGTTAGTTATTTACCAAACTTGGTATACAAAACAGCTACCGCTTAAGATGAAGCAACACATTGATGATTTAAAAAAGAAAAATCCTGAATTTGACCATTATTTATACGATGATGATGACTGCAGAAATTTCATAAAAGATAACTTTGATACTTCTGTTCTCGATGCGTATGATCGATTAATACCAGGAGCATACAAAGCAGATTTGTGGCGTTATTGTATTTTATATAAACATGGAGGTATATATTTAGATGTTAAATTCAAATGCGATCCCAATTTCAAATTATTAGAGATGGCAGATAGCACTAATTTTGTATTGGATAGACCGTTTTCAGACGTTCGAAATACTATAACGTTAAACCAAGAAATGAATATTATAAACCATAAAGATTATTACGAAAACGTGTATGGCCGTATTGATTCATACTTTTGGAAAAACAAACAGATTGGTATATATAATGCTGTTATGGCTACACCTCCCAATAATGACGTTTTATTGGAATGTATTCACCAGATTGTTAAAAATGTAAACACAGGTTACTATGGACATAATCCTTTATATCCTACCGGCCCTGGCTTATTTGGTGAAAAATATTTTGGAGACGATATCCGTACAAAAATAGACGATTTTAACTACTTTAATTCTATAGATGGGACATATATCTTAAATCGAGAAGGTAAGAAAGTATTATCCCACTATCCTGAATATAGAATAGAGCAAATGAAGTATGGAAACCCATCGAAGAAATATTATCATGATTCATGGAAAGAAAGAGAGATATACGAATTATAATTTTTCATCTGTTTAAATCAAATATCTTTTACCTTTATACCTTAGAATATCTAGAACTTTAGTTGTTGTTGGGAATTCGTCGAGACCATAAATATCCTGCAAAAGCATCCATTCAAACATACCACCCAAGTAAATGTGTACATCCATAAATCCTAGAGAAACAAATTGTTTATACTTTTTCTCTACTGTATCATCGTTTGCATTTTTACCATAAACTACTATAATTTTATCCTTTAATAAATAATTATTTAATAATTCATTTATTACCTTTTCTTCCATATCATATTTAACAGTATTAATTATCAAACAATTTTGCTCGTCAATTGGTAACGTATTTATTAAAATATACTTTTCTTTATTTTTTATTGCATATTGCACGTCCTCAAAATTAAATTTCTTTAAGGGAACGTTAAAAAACCCCGTAAACATAGTATAGTAAAATAGTTTGTTTTATTTATTTTATTATATAATGATTAATATATTTATAATATATTTAGTGAATGACGGTTATAAATAATATTGAAATAGACAATATTCAATATAAAAGAAATATTATTAAGGACGCTATTGCAAACAATGAACCGATTGAAAGCAAATTAAATGTTATTGTTGTTGTGTCAAACCCATGTCTATTTGCACGTAGATATATTTTATTTAAAGAATTTATTCAACGATTAGAATTAGAAGAATCGAATGTAAACACATATGTTGTAGAACTAGCTTATGGTAAACAGAAGTTTATTGTTACAGATTCAAAGAATAAAAACCATCTTCAATTACGAACAGAACATCCTCTCTGGCATAAAGAAAATATGATTAATGTCGGCATTCAAAAACTACTTCCAGCAGATTGGAAGTCCGTTGCATGGATAGACGCAGATATTGAGTTTGAAAGTCCTACATGGGCATTAGATACATTAAAAATACTGAATGGTTCTAAAGATATTGTCCAATTATTTAGTCACAGCATTGACATGAACAAAAATGGTGAGGCAATGAACATATTCCCTAGTTTTGGTTTTCAATATAGCAAAAGATTACCGTATAGCAAGAAACCTATTAATTTTTGGCATCCTGGATACGGTTGGGCATGCACTAGAAAAGCTTATGACAAGATTGGAGGATTGTTTGAAAAAGCTATTCTTGGTTCCGGTGATAATATAATGGCGCTTTCTTTCATACAAAAAGCAGAATACTCTATCAATGAATTTTACACAGAAGAATATAGAAGAGAAATTGCACTATTTGAAAATAAGACAAAACTACTAAGAATTGGATATGTACCAGGAATGATAAGACATTACTATCATGGATCGAAAAAGAATCGTAATTATGGGAATCGATGGAAGTTGCTAGTCGATAATGAATTCTCGCCCAATAAACATTTAGACAAAAATCAAGACGGAATATTAGTACCAACTAGCGATTTCCCCAAACAATTATTAACAGACATCATAAACTATTTTAAAGATAGAAACGAAGACGAAATGTATGAAGGCGGCGACTTTAGTAAACGTATTAAAAGTTTTGCTAGTGTAAACAGTGATATTAGTGAAGAAGATAACTGTGGAGTTTTTTCTACTTTATTTAATGCGTTTGATAGCTTCGTAAATAAGTAGGGGAACCAAGTTTCCCCTATAACCCCTCCTTTTACACCTTTTCACATTTCAAATGCCGACTTGTTTCCCAATAAAAAGTAATATCTTGTGATGCATCTAAGTTTTCGTGACATCCTCTTGAACAACTTTGTTTAATAGAACCATAACCACTTGAATTACAATTCCAACAAACAATTCTTAAATTATTAATTGAATGTATTTTTGTGTTATCTATTCTATCAAATGAAAATTGATATACGCAATATGGTGTATAATTACAAAATAACATTTTACATTTACAACCATAACATAAATCACTATCTAATTCATGAACTAATTTAAAAGCATCCTTTAATTTTATAGTTTCTAACCCTTCGTTTTCTAACGGGAACTTTTCTTTTTTAAATTTATCAACTCTTCTATAATCTGCCAATTTATTATAAAACTTTTTTGAAAAATCATTTTTATCTTCAATTATTACCATTTTATCAAATAATATTAATTTGTTTTTAATATTATTAAATAATGTTATATCGGCGTTTTAAATGAGAAAAACTGTAAAAGGAGGGGTTATAGGGGAAACTTGGTTCCCCTCAAAAAATTGAATAAAACTCACTTTAATTTTTATTCAATAAACACAACCACTTACAATGGATTTCACTCAAAATAAGTTAACTAAGTCAGAATGGGAAAATCTAGAAATCCCTGTATCTCCCTCTGAAAAACAAATTTTGTCTATGATTATGAATGGATTTAACGACGTAAATATAAATTTTAATGAAACCCTATCTATGTTCTCATTCACGAAAGTAGAAAAAACCCCAGAAGTAGAATATCTCTTGTATAAGAAATACTTCGAGGATTTTATTGCAACTACTATTCAAAAATATGGTAAAGATATGCCTATTAAAAAGTACGGCGCAGTTGGCACATTCAACCTATTCGCTGGATCAGAGCTAAAACAATTAAAAAGTGCTGATTTGATACGTATACTGAATCTAGACAGTAATATACAGGTTAATAAATCGATTATATTTGAATATCTATTGCTCGACCTATGGAAAGAGTTAGTTAAACAAATAACTAAGAAAAAACAAAAATATGCGTTTTACCTATACACCCTTCTTCAGCTTAAGAAAGCTTCAATTTCCCATATTAATAAATACGTAATGACTATTGTTGATGAAACGCTTGCTCATGTAAATAGTTTTACTAAAACTAGTGAGATTATCACAAACGCATATGAATTTATTGAGAAAAATACATATCTATTAAGGTATGAAGATAGAACTCTTTTCAAACATCAAAAGGAATTATTTACTATTTGCAAGAATGAATCTCCAAAACTTATTCTGTACACTGCTCCTACAGGAACAGGAAAAACCCTCTCCCCGATTGGCTTATCTGAAAAATACCGCGTTATATTTGTATGTGTTGCTAGGCACATTGGTCTCTCTCTAGCTAAAGCAGCTATATCCGTTGAGAAAAAGATTGCGTTTGCGTTCGGTTGTGATACTGCATCTGATATTCGACTACACTATTTCGCTGCCATAAACTATACTAAAAATCGTCGTTCAGGTGGAATTGGAAAGGTCGATAATAGCGTAGGAGATAACGTAGAAATCATGATCTGTGATGTTAAATCATACATTACAGCAATGCATTATATGCTAGCTTTTAACCCAGCTGATAAAATTATTACTTACTGGGATGAACCTACGATTACAATGGATTATGACAACCATCCACTTCATGAAAATATCCATAGGAACTGGAAAGAGAATAAAATACCTACAATTGTTCTTTCATGCGCTACCCTTCCTTCATCAGATGAAATTCGCCCAGTATTTGATGATTTTAGATCTAAATTTGATAACTCTGAAACATACACCATTACTAGTTTTGACTGCAAGAAATCTATTCCTATACTAAATAAAGAAGGGTTTTGTGTACTTCCACATTTCCTATACTCTGATTATAAAGATCTATTCAATTGTGCCAAGTATTGCAGTGAAAATAAAACGCTTCTACGTTATTTCGATTTACGCGAGATTATTCGATTTGTAGAATATATTAACGAACATGGACACATCGACTCTGCATATTCTATTGATTCTTACTTTGGGTCTAATATTACTGATATAACTATGAATAGTTTGAAAGAATATTATTTGGAAGTAATCATGCGGTTAGAACTGGAGAATTGGACTAACGTACACAAGGTGTTGTCGGATTTTAGAAAACAAAAATATTCGTCGACTAGTGATATTAAGAAGATTAGAAGCGTTGAACCAACTCAAACAACACTCAAATCTACAGAATTAACTAGAACTAATAGTGTATGCATTGCTCCAACAAAGCAACAAAACATTAGTTCAGGAATATTGTTTACTACAACAGATGCATATACGCTGACTGATGGTCCTACTATATTCTTGGCTGAAAATGTTAATAAGATTGGTTCATTCTACATTCAACAATCTAATATTGCTCCTTCTGTCTTTCAGAATTTACTCTCAAAAATTATTCACAATGCCGACATTATTAAGCAAATGGATAAACTCGAATCACAAATATTATTAAAGGAGGCAAAGAGTACTGCTCCTGGAGAAAAAGAGGACTCGAAAGCAATGGCTAGAGAGAGTGGTAGATTATGCAAAGAATCGCAAAGCATGATGGATGAGATTAATAAACTACGCAAAGAGATCCGGATTATTTCACTAGATCCTATGTATGTTCCTAATACGCGACCTCATCAACAGACATGGGCTCCTTTAGGGGAAATTCGAGAAAACGCATTTGTATCTAACATTAGCGAGGAAGTCGTTAAAACTATTATGATGCTGGATATTGAGAATCATTTCAAGGTTCTCTTGCTATTAGGTATCGGTATGTTCACAGATATTAAAAGCATTGAATATATGGAAATTATGAAGCGGCTAGCCGCTGAACAAAAGTTGTTTATTATAATTGCTTCAACAGATTATGTTTATGGCACAAACTATCAATTCTGTCATGGGATTATAGGAAAAGATTTAACAAAAATGACGCAACAGAAAACGCTTCAAGCAATGGGTCGTATTGGTCGTAATAATATTCAGCAAGATTATACTATCCGGTTTCGAGACGATGACATGATTGCGGGATTGTTTAGTAAGGCGGACTATAATTTAGAAGCAACAAATATGTGTAAATTGTTTTGTAGCGACGAGTAATATTACAGTTAGTTAAAAATTATTCATTGGTATAAAAAAAATCTATTTTTTTTATGAATATATTATAAATGGATTACGCTGAATTTAATAAAGAATTTTTAAAAGCTTTTAAAGAGTTTAATTTAGAATCTAAAAGACCAACAACAGAAGATCCAGTAGATACTATTGTGGGGATAGTTGAGGAAATACATAAACCACCGAGTATGGCATCAAATCTTAAAGAAGGAATTTATAACCTTATGAAAACAAAAGAAGAAGATCCAGTAGATACTATTGTGGGGATAGTTGAGGAAATACATAAACCACCGAGTATGGCATCAAATCTTAAAGAAGGAATTTATAACCTTATGAAAACAAAAGAAGAAGATCCTGTAGAAACTGTTGTTGGGATAGTTGAGGAAATACATAAACCACCGAGTATGGCATCAAATCTTAAAGAAGGAATTTATAACCTTATGAAAACAAAAGAAGAAGATCCTGTAGAAACTGTTGTGGGAATAATTGAAAAAATACACAGCGAAGGGCTTTTTTCAAATATTAAAATTCCAAAACTCCCGAGTTGGCCAAAGAAAACAGAAGACCCTGATCCCGTAGAAACAATAGTTAATATTATTGAAGAATTAACACCGCTTTACCCAGATAATGTTGGCAAAAATCAGAAACCTATAGCAGTATTTAATAATTCTGATAATAAAGAAGAAATAATATATGCAGACGGAACAAGCAATAAAGTAACTCCTTAATAAATACTTAAAACATCGAAAAAATATAAATACAAACTAACGGTTGTATTTAAATATGTCTGAAAAAAACTATATTATGGCAATAATACAAGTCCCTATAGAAGTTAACAGTGAAAACGAATATCACACCATGACCGAACATATATCTGTATCATTTGATAAAACAGATATTTTGCCTAATAAATCTGAAACACATTTTAGTTACGATGCTGTAAAACAACTATTGAATAATTTTTTACAACAACAATCAGAGAGACCGGAAGAAATAGTATTTGAGAACAACAATATTGATCATCATAAAAAGGATCTGTCTACCAAAATTATTGTTTCGGCCGATGAAATCAAATCTCGTAAAGATAAACCAAATACAAGAAACATCTCATTTAGAAATAAAAAAACTTCTTCATCACGTTACACAAGAAAACAATCTAATTCAATGGAAAAGGGCGTTCATCCTTATGAATAATTAGTGGTTCAGGAATTATTATCGGAACTCTATCTATTATCGATAAACTTTGGATTGGTTTCAATTCAGGGTATTGATTAATTTTAGGTTTTACTAAATTCGTAGAGCCAATTCCGAATAATTGGGTTTCAATATCTATATTGTTATGTGCTAAGTTTTCTGACGCAACTCTTCCATGAATCAATCCATCTCCTGCATAATAAGTTGTTAAAGGAGTCCCGAATGAATAACCTTTGTTCGTATAGTAATCTACTGTGTTATTATTAATACTTCTTTCTGCTATAAAATTTCCTGGAGTATTTTTATTACGTGTCGATGTCATATATACTTGACTACGATAATTTTTCAACCAAAATATTATAATTCTTATTTTCTTTATTAAAATTACTCGGCGATTCTAAATAATCTACTAAACATAGATAATAATACGGTAAATAATGGTAAGAGAATAAAACCACTTGCCCAATTGATGGATCTTCAGATATCATTTTTGCGGCCGCCAATTTATAAGCATTATTGAATAATTCGTTATCTTTGGTATTCGAGAAAATATCGTCCATAAGCTTTACGCCGGCAGCGTCATCGTAAGATATCTCGTCTTCTGTTTCTTCATCTAACTCCTCCTGCATCTTTATAGCGTTTATTTTTTCCGCATAGTTTGCGGGGTTCATATTAAACAGTTCTCTTAAACATTGACGATACCCTTTATTATCAGTATACTCGATTTTTTTACTATTCAAGTAATCAAACAGTTCCATAATGAATACAATTATTATAAGATTTTTATATTTATTTCAAAGTAAATATAAAAGAGATGTTTTAATATTAATAATTCGTTATACTGAGTAAAGGGAATCGTAGGTTCCATTCTTAATATGAGCCGCTAGGACGGTTATTCTTCTTAAAATCCTCATCAGCTGACATATTGCGTGTCAATACCCCTCCTCTCACCCATCCGCTCATAGCTACTTCCTGAACCGTATTCGCAGGATTGTTTACATATTCTTGCATCTTAGAATCTAAAGGATACAATGAATAATTAGAAAACGATTTGTCCATAATAGTGGAAACACTCTTCTTATCACTAACTACTTCTCCAATTTGTAATTGAGATTCTAAAGTAGGGTCGCAACTTCCCCTTCCTAAATAAGGTATAGTTAAAAAAGGGCGTTCTACTAAACTTAACTTCTCCAAAGGACGTTCGTTCTCTGACCCATAAGTTAATTTAGAATCTACATCAACTAAATATCCATTTAAACCAGCACCCAACATGCTTCCGCTAAACATAATAGTTGGCATTTGTGTGGCGAATTGGACATGCCCATCAGATACATTTTGGCTAAAATAATTTGATAATGTCCACGATGCAAATTTAGTATTAGATACATTTCTCTGAGTTTCATCGATAGAATCTTGGCCAAGATGGCCCATGTTGTTAAACATATAATTATGTGCAAAAGCCATTTTATTAATTTTATATTATAGGTAGAGAAGGAAAATTCAAAACAAATAAATTTATTAATTTATTTGTTTAATCTAAATATAATTGCTTAATATATTGAGTAGTGCGATGTATTGCGGGCACAAGCAAAATTATTCCCTTCTTTGCAAGATATCATGCTACCGTAACAGAATTCTGCGAAAGCCCCTTGATCATTGGGTATAGTAGTATTAGGATTTGAATTAAATTGACGTAATGACTGTTCGAATACTAATTCGTCTCCTAAACTTTTGAATAATTTATCAGCAATATCTGGTTGATCTGGGTGAGAATCTATAACAAATTGTTTAGCGTCGGTCAAAATTTTATTGTTAATATTAGCATTAAATGATGGTGGCGCTGGCTTCTTATTCGGATTATAATCGTAATCTGTCATTAATACATTAGAAAAAGGATTGCTTGAATCAGATTCATGAAAAATATCCTGTCTTATTGGTATCTGTTTACTAGCAAGATGATCATGTGCTGGTCCGCTATCAAACCCTTCCTTATTTAATTTTTTAACATCTACTTTCTCTTTTTCAATTACGTGATAATAGTGCATAAGAAAAACAACACCAATAGTTATTAAACCAATGATAATTATTCTGAGGTTCTTTGAAAATATAAATGCTAAAATAGTTAATACGATTACTGTTCTAGTAATTGCGTTTAACTTCTGTTCGTATGACATTACGTCTACAGGAAAAAATTCGAATATATACTTTTGGTCAAGCAGAATATTAGGATTTTCTGACCAAAATGGTATAGAATCTCTTTTTTTATCTAGTTCTTCAGTTACCATTGGTTCAATCTTATTAAATGATAAATCTGTTTCTAACTTATCTGGTTTCTCTTGATTCATAATAATATTATATATATGTTTATTATATATTATTGTTAATAATAACACTAAATAGAATTGTTATTATTTTTACTAAATAATATTTTTATATTTCGATCTGCCGTTTAATGCATTTATTATCTATTTGAAGAGTTTCACATTTAGTATCATGTGGGACTATTTTTAAAATACATTTAGATTTTTCTCCATATAATGGAACAGTACAACCTTTCTCTTTTTTTGCAGTTTTTCTTTTTATTAATTTAATACTTTCGTTGGTTAATTTCCTATATGATTTCGCACATCTAGCTCTAAAATGTTCATACCTTTCTCTAACATCTTCGTATGATAAACCGGAATTTTTTTTTAACATTGTGTTTATAACTTCGTGTAAATCATAAACGTACCTTGAAAATGTTTCTCGTGATTCCATATTCGACATAGTTAATGGTAACTTCTTAAAATTTTTTTTTAAGTTTTTTCTACATTTACCGCAAGGTAAAACATATTGTAAACTTATAATAAAATCAAAATAATGTTTCTTATCTTCTTTGGATGGACTAACTGGATAATTAAAACTCATTGTGTGTAAATAATGCCACATACCCGGTCCCCATACTGTAGTTAACATACCATCATTGCTTCTATAATCGTTTATCGAATAGACACTATTTTTATTATTTTTTTTGGTTCTATTATTCTTCATGGTAAAGCCCTTTTATAATATATTTATAAAATAAATTTACTAAAACTATTTAGCAAATTCGCTTATATTATTAAATGAAAAATATATATGTACTATATAGAAAATGGCTAATCTTATTCAGGTCCTTACTAATTTAATACGTCCATATTACTATTATATTATTATAGCAGTCGTTTTAATAATTTTCACGGTTGTTGCTTATTATGGATATAATAGATTTATAAGTCAAGAAAAAAACAGGTTTAAAGATGTTGCCAACGCTAATCGTCGTAGCAAAGAAACAGTGATTTATTTCTTCCATGTTGATTGGTGTCCTCATTGCAAAAAAGCTCTTCCTGAATGGAGAAACTTCCAAACTATTTATGACGGAAAAGAGATTAACGGATATAAATTAAAATGTCAGGATGTTGATTGCACGAGTGAAACTAGTGACATAACTGATTTTATAAACACGTATAAAATAGATTCGTATCCAACAGTCAAATTAATCCGCGACGGTAATACAGTTGACTTTGATTCTAAGATTACTAAAGGTTCATTAGAGCAATTTGTAAACACTATGTTAAACTAGTTTTACCTTTAGCTACATCTACTCCAATATTAATGTGTGTTATTCTGTCTTCTGCACTATTTACAAAAGAATAAATATTATATATTGACGTCGGATCAGATTCGATTACATATTCATTTTTAATATAAATTTCTTTATCTATGGAAAACATCCTCGACGATACATTGTTTATTATTATCATTATAAAATCTAATAATGATGATGAATCTGATAATGTGTTTTTAGATTTATCTTTATTTATTCTTCGAATACCTAATATTTCATTAACATCAGCTCCGTTTTTAATACAATATTCTAATGGATAACTTGAAATAAATCCTCCGTCGCAATAACATTCATCGTCTTTTAAAAAAGGTGAAAATATAACCGGCAAACAAGCAGAACAATAAACTACTTCGATTAATTTCCAATCAGGATGAGTTTTATAAGAAATATCCACTAAGTTATAACCAATTAATTCTGTTGCAAAAACGTGCAATTCTATGTTTGTTAATTCATAGAATTCTTTCATGGTGACATTTATTGGAATATCTTTCCCTTTAAATAAGGGCAAAAACGTATCTTCTATAACTTTAATATTAAATATTCCTCGTTTCTGGTAAGAATCAATTAAAGAATACATATTGAACTTATAAATATTGTTCCATGGCCTTTTTATCAAATAATCGTCTATCGTTTCCCAATCATAGTTTAATGCAATTATAACCCCTAACATTGCGCCAATAGATGTGCCGTGAATAGTTTTAATGTTCTCAAACTTCCATAATCCAGTCCGATTAGTTTCCTTTAATACTCCATAATAAGACAATCCAGTAGGTCCTCCACCAGAAATTACTATATGCTTTATTACAGATTCCATAAATAAAATACGTTATTTTTTCTATATTTTTTCTTTACTCAATATATTAGAATAGAATGTCATGTTTTTTAACAGTTGATGATGAAGAAGTAAATGGAAAAATAAGTATTGATGAATTGTATGAAAGAAAACAACAGAAAGATTTAAAACAACTTGCGATTTTTAATAAAATTCTTAATCGTGTTCACCGTCGTATCAAATTTATTTCTAAAAATAAAATCAACGATAAACATATTTGGTTTACTGTTCCTGAATATATTTTCGGAGAACCTATTTATGATCAGGGAGATTGTATAGGTTATTTAGTTAAAAATTTATATGACAACGGGTTTGATGTTCGATATGTGCATCCTAACACACTATTTGTGTCGTGGGCTAATTGGGTGCCTTCTTATGTACGAAGTGAAATTAAAAAGAAAACAGGAAAAATAATCGACGAGAAAGGAAACGTAATAGAAAGCGAAGAAGGCAATAATAATGATGACCCAAATTCTAAAATGTTTAATGATAAGAACAATCCTACCGGAAAAGAAAAGAAAGAATATAAACCAATTAATCAATATAAACCTACTGGAAACTTAGTGTACAATCCTGAGATGTTTGAGAAGTTAGAAAAGAAGGTTACATTCTAATAAACCTTCCTGTATTATTAAATTAAAAACATTAATATTTTGATGTAGGAGGGTTTCGAAGGGACCGACCTGCGCAGGTCAGTTCCCTTCAGAAAAATTGATTTTAAATAATAAGATAAATACATTATTATAGTAGTTATAATAATGATATCAAATCAAAGGTTTTACATTAAGTTAAAACCACAACAAAGTTTATCTACAGAAAATGTAATTATGGCCGACAATGACTCTTTTGCGGCTACTATACAGTTGAGTGAGAAACCAGGTTATCATTCAAAAACTAAAAAAAAGAAGGTTGAGTTATCTAGTTTAGACAAATCGAAGTTATGGGATATTTTCGATGCCGATAAACATAGCATAGATAACAATCAAACCGGTATAGAATGTGTCTATCCTGAATTAAAAAACGCTGATCTTTGCAATCTGTGCGATTCACCGCTTATGATTATGGATAACGGATTCCCCACATGCATAAATACAGATTGTGGCCTTATCTATAAAGATACTTTAGATTATTCTCCAGAGTGGAGATTTTATGGCGCAGATGATAAAAATGCTAACGACCCGACACGTTGTGGCAACGCTATCAACCCTCTTTTAGTAGAATCTTCTTTTGGTTGCAAAGTTTTATGCAATACTAAATCTTCTTATGAGATGAAAAAGATTCGTAAATGGACAGAGTGGCAATCTATGCCACATAAAGAAAAATCTTTATATGATGAATTTCAATTCATTACCACAATGGCTCAGAATGCTGGAATACCTCGTATATTTATCGACTACGCAATGACTATACATAAAGATATATCCGAACAAAAAATGTTTCGAGGAATTAATCGCGACGGTATTAAAGCAGCATCTATTTATATTTCTTGTAGATTAAATGGTTGTCCTAGAACAGCACATGAGATCGCTGAAGTATTTAAACTAGATAAAACTAGTGCAACAACGGGATGCTCTATGGCAGTTAATATACTGCATAATATCGAGAGAAATGTCGAACCATCACAACAGACAGAGTTAGGCATTACTATGCCTAGTTCTTTCATTGAGAGATACTGTAGCAAATTAAATTTTAACCAAGAACTTACTATGTTGTCTAAGTTTATTGCTAACAAAATAGAAAAGAATAATATCATTACGGACAATATTCCGCATGCTATTGCTGCTGGAATAGTATATTTTATAGCTCAGAGTTGTAAACAGAATATTACTAAGCAGGACATTAAAGTTGTTTCTGGGGTTAGTGAAGTAACAATAAATAAATGTTTTAAAAAACTAGAAGTTCTTCGAGATACTTTGTTGCCATCTGCGATTTTAAGCAAATATGCATAAATTAATATTTTAGGGAATGCTTGATTATTTTTTTTGGGTGTATATTTTATATGGAAGAACAACCAGTTGATAAAGAATCTATCGATTTAGCTGCCGCTGATAAAGCTGCCGTTGAAAAAGCGTTGGCAGTAGCTGAAGCTGAGCGTGTTGCTGCTGAGAAGGCAGCATCTGAAAAAGCTGAAGCTGAGAAGGCAGCCACTGAGAAGGCAGCAGCTGAGAAGGCAGCCACTGAGAAAGCTGAAGCTGAGCGTCTTGCAGCTGAGAAGGCAGCAGCTGAGAAGGCAGCCGCTGAAAAAGCTGAAGCTGAGCGTCTTGCAGCTGAGAAGGCAGCAGCTGAGAAGGCAGCCGCTGAGAAGGCAGCCGCTGAAAAAGCAGCCGCAGAAAAAGTTGAAGCTGAGCGTCTTGCAGCTGAGAAGGCAGCCGCTGAGAAGGCAGCAGCTGAGAAGGCAGCCGCTGAAAAAGCTGAAGCTGAGAAGGCAGCCACTGAGAAGGCAGCAGCTGAGCGTCTTGCCGCTGAAAAAGCAGTAGCTGAAAAAGCTGAAGCTGAGCGTCTTGCCGCTGAAAAAGCAGCCGCAGAAAAAGTTGAAGCTGAGCGTCTTGCCGCTGAAAAAGCAGCCGCTGAAAAAGCTGAAGCTGAACGTCTTGCCGCTGAAAAAGCAGCCGCTGAAAAAGCTGAAGCTGAACGTCTTGCAGCAGATAAGGCAGCAGCTGAAGCTGAGCGTGTTGCTGCTGAGAAGGTAGTAGCTGAAGCTGAACGTGTTGCCGCTGAAAAAGCAGCCACTGAAGAAGCTGAACGCATCGCAGCAACAATCGATAACGAACCTATACACCCAGTCAAAGATCTTATTAATGAGATAGAAGGAAAAATAGCATCGCAAGATAATAATGTTACAATCACTGAAGTAGTTCCTAAAATAATATTTATTGTTCCCTACAGAGATAGAGAAACGCAGCGAAAGAATTTTAATAATATAATGCCAACTATATTAGAAGATATTCCGACAACAGATTATAAAATCTATTTTATTCAACAATGCGATGCACGTGATTTCAACAGAGGCGCTATTAAAAATATTGGGTTTTTAGCTATGAAAGAGAAGTATCCAGACGACTACAAAAATATTACTTTTGTTTTTAATGATGTAGATACGCTACCTCGCGAAAAAAATATTATAGATTATAATACTGAAGTTGGGAATATAAAGCATTATTATGGGCACACTAACACACTTGGTGGAATTGTTTCTATTAAAGGATCCGATTTCGAAAAAACATTAGGATATCCTAATTTTTGGTCATGGGGTTATGAGGATAATATGTTACAAATACGTGCCATTCAAAACAACATAAATATTGATAGAACTCAATTCTATAAAGTTGGTGACCCAAATATTCTTCATTTAAATGATAGCCCTCTAAGAATTATTAACCAAAACGAATTCAATAGATACATTAGTATCACCAAAGAAGGGTTCGCATCAATTACTAATTTAAATTATACTATCGATGAAAATAAAGGATTTATTAACGTAACCAAATTCGATACTGGAGTAGTTAATGATAAATCTAAGAATAAAATATACGACTTAAGAAATGGAAGCAAGCCGTTTAATATTCCATCGACACAATTAAATGGAGGAAGAAGATCATCGTTTATGGGTATGCGATTTTAGATATTTTACTTCTTTGAATAAAAAGACGTAAAATTATATATAATTCTCATTCACTTCAATTAATTTAAATGTAAGACCAATCCCATCGTAAGTTTCCCAAACGCCAGATATTTTTATTATATATTGAATTGATTTTTTCCCATTGTCAACCCCGTTTAATTCTTTATATAATTTCATGCTACCATAATACATCTGTTTAGATAAAAGATTAACATTCTTACTTTTGCAGTTAAACGTAGTTTTATAATATTCCAATATACGTTGTTCTATTTTTGAAAATTCTTGTATCATAGATAAGTTATTGCTTTGATAAGGGTTGAACTTAATAAAATTTTTCTCAATGCAATTTTTAATAATTGGGAACAAAATATATAGTCCATTCATAGTAAAAAATTCATTTGAGTATAATATCTTAGTAAAACTGCCATCCATAATAACATTCTGTTTCTTTTCTGAAAAAACAACGTTTGTTAACGATATATTTTGTAAATCTATACTTATATTCATGTCGCTACATTTAGTAGAAAAATTATATTTATTTCATTTTTAACCATAAATATAATTATATTTATCTATCTCTTATATTTTATTCCGCCAGAAATCGATGTTTCAGTGCAATTCCTTTGCTCTTTTGAAGAAAAATTTGGATAAGATATGTTAGGATACCCTATTTTGTTTTTCATTGTATAAGGATTCTCTGATACTCCATAAGCTAATGCATTCCCTATATTTGATCCGTACACACTTGTGTAATTAGAGTTGTAAATATTACCACTAGATTTATATGCAACAGAATTAACAGTATCGTATTTTATACGCGTTATTAATGAACTGCTAGTAACAGCACCTTGTTGAGCAAACTTAGAATTACTTGGTTTATAATAAATTTTCTTATAAACAGGATAAAACCCAGGGCTTAAATTAGATGTAATAGTTTGAACTGTAGTGTAGGTCTGTGTGTTATTGTCAGGATTAGAAGTTATAGGGACTTGAGGAAGTAGTAACGGAAACGTTAATGCAGAAACACCCAACGCTGCTAATAATGCATTGTTGTTTAATTTAACTCCAGGAACTAAAGAAGTTCTAGCGCCTTTATTCGGAGGCGAGATATTAGTTCCAAAATCCGTATGCGTCCATGTTTCACTCGCGTGAATATCACAAGAGTATTCGCTCGCTGGAAATTCTACATTGTCATATGGAGTAAACTGAAATAATATCCTATTATTTGCATCATTATAAATAATATTTATTAAAAATACTTTAGAGCCGTTTGATTTTTTTATTAAGAAGTGATAATTTTCTGACATTGCAACTTGGAACACTCCTTTAAAATCATCTACTGTGTAATACCCCTTAGGAATAAATACTTCATAATACTGCCCATCAACCCATTGGTAACTAAAATTGCAATCTGACACAAGGTTATATTTAGGGCATGTTGTAATTCCTGTAGGTGAATAAATATTCGCTGCAGCTAGTCCTGGACCAGGTTTTAATAATGGATCACCGACTCGAATATAATAGTACTGGTTTTGTTGAAACGTTTTATTTCTACTTACTAAATACTGATTACTATTTGTATAGTATTTTGAACTATTATTAGAAGGGTTATATGATTTCTTTATCATACCGCTGCTTCTACACCGACGTTTAGCGTTTGCACTTGGCGATAAGAAAACCGAACATGTACCTGGTTTTTCACATTTATTATTCGATAATGTATCATCTAATGTATTTGCTAAACCATTTTTTTCTGTAGAACTGCTATTTATTATAGATCCATTTGGTCTGTTAAACTCATCTATACTTAAAGATGCACGATATGGGCAACTATCAGTATTAAACGGATTTGCTATTTCCCTACGATAGATTTTTAAGGGGGGTGATAAAAACAAATTTCTATTATTTGTTGTAGATGTTGCGAAATTACCTGGATTTTTCTTAATAGATGAAGTAATTTGCGTAAGCGTCTTACCTTTCCAAGAAATTATCGGAACTGATTTACTTAATAATCTTCTATCAGTATTTAGAAATTGAGCCATTTATTATAATATATTATAATATATTATATTATATTATAAAATGCAATTATCCTTAAATTTTAAACAACTAGTAATGATATCCATTCTAGTATTTTTCATTTCTATAATTCTCTATTTTTACTTCGTAAATAATTATGAAGGTTTAGAAAATAAAACAGAAGACAGTTTAGATAAAGACCAAGTAAGTAAAATAAAAACTCATATTAGCGACATAAGAAGAACTGTTACTAATATGGAAAACATTTTATACAGTCAGAAAGATGGTGCGGACAAAAAAGATAGTTCAGACAAAGAAAGTCCTAAAAAAAGGGATAAAAAACCCTAACATTCTAACTCTTCATCGTTAGATGCTGTGTTAGATAAAAAAATGTTTGATGAATATGTTAACTGATTCTGAGAAACATTATATTTATTACACCATAAAGCACATTTTTGTATATTCGCGTTTATTAAGTTATCTACCTTATCTTGCTTATGCTTATTGTCTATAAATGATATAGTATGATGAATGTTTTCTACCTGCTGCTGTCCAAATATTGCATTATATTCCTCAATTTTAGTTAAAAAATATGTCGTAATAGGAGTATTTAAAAACCTATGAATATATAAATCTACACTAGAATTAGAAGACGATACCATTTTCTCAAATGTTCTATATACAAAAGGAGCAAATTGTTCAACTGGTATAGATGTAAACCCTTTGCATACAATATACTTTTCCGAATTTGCGTATCTACTTGTATGGGGTTTTACAATATATACTTTATCATAAAATGACGACAATATATACAATATATCAATGCTATGTTGCATAAAAACGTCAAATATTTTTAAAACAAAGCTACCTCCTTTCTTTTGCATTAGTAATGCAAACGAAACTTGCGCAAACAATAGCTTTGCTATATTTATTTCTTGGTTGTTAAAATCTAACGAAAAGTCAAACCCTCCATCTGCTGTTATAATATCCATACTTGCCCCATATTTCTCTTTGCAATATAATAAATTATCCAAAGAAAGAACATTTCCTGTCTTATCTGCTCCTGTTTCGATAACAACGTTTTTATTTTGCCGCAAAAAGTATTCTGTTTTTTTCCATGCCGGAATATTAGGATCATTATTATCATCCAATATAGTCATCCCAATATACTTATCATATTGACATTTTCTTAATTCAACTAACGCTTCTATAAAGCCACCAGGTCCTTCTGCCAGATGGAAGCTCTGTATAGGCCTAGAATCAAAAAACAAATCAAAAATGTTTACCATCTCAATCATTTTAAAATAAGAGCGAGATAACGGTTTGTGTTTTGCTACACATTTCCTCTTAAATGGTAACTGTGTATGTATATACTCATATGGATTCGTATATTTCTTAAAAATGTCCCAGTCCTTATCTCTTTCTTCTATTTTTTCTTTCATGTCATACAAGTACTTTGACAAAGAATATGACACACACGGCTTCGGAATATCTTCTTTTTCAATACAATCTATATTTCTATGTATTAAATAACTTGTCCTTGGTAATAAATAATATGTCATTTTAACGATATATTATTTATGGGGTTGTATTTATATTATTATTATATCACAATTAAAAAAGTTCATGTATTAAGCCATGTATGTTTATTTTTTTAATACAATACTAAACTTTTCCTTACTAATTGTTGCAATAGGAGGTTGCGCAGGAGCTTCTTTCTTTAGAACAAGGCGCTTTGTTTTTTTTACAGGTTCTTTCTCTTCTTCGACTACGTCCTGTTGAACTTCGTTTATTTTATCAAGAGTTTTTTCTAATTCTTTTACTTCTTCTTCGTCATGTTTCTCCTGGAACTCTGACTCTTTTGTTATTACAACTGCCATCTTCTTTGCATCTACATCTCTTACTTTCTTGAATACGAAATATCTGTTCATAAACGATATCCGCTTCTCTTCTGTGCTCATGTAAATAGCATCTCTATAGTTTGCTTTAACGTTAGGATTGCTCTTTATTTCCAACTCCATTTTTGTAAACAAGTCCGAAAACATTCCTGAACCATTCGGAAGATTCATATGTTTGGCTTCATCTTTTGTAACTAATAGAAACCCATAATCCTCCATAATTCTAATGAAATAATCGAAATTTACCAAATATTCCCTGAAATACTGATTAATACTCTCTTGAAATACATTAATACCATAACCTAAGCTCATTTCCTCGTCAGGAAACCCTGTTTGATCATACATCTTAACTATCTCATATATTTTACGTCCCTCTTTCATAATAGTCACACCCTCTTCGTTTTTAAGATTTTGAAGTAAATTAAATACTGTCTTACCATCATAACATGTTCCTATATAATAACCATTTAACCGAGTGCATTCAGCAATATTCCTCAATAGTTGATGAAATGTTGTTTTATTCTTAAACATATAATGCATAGCAAATTGACAAGAAGTAATATTAAACCCTGTCTCTGCTACACCATATTGATTATAAACACCGGCTCCTAATAAATTCTTATCCTTGGGTCCTTGTCCAAATACTGCCTTCGCTATCTGTTTATCCTTTTCAGTTGCGAATGCTTGTCCACTTCGAATATTTAATCCACTATCGCCATTTATAAACAATGCTTTAGGAATGTCCTTGCTCTTTCTATATTCGTTCAAGTATCTTGCACAAGCACCATCAATCTGGTTATGAATATTATCTTTTGATATATCTACTCCAAGAACAAATGATAGTTTTGCCGTAATCCATTTCTGTAAATCTCCGGCTTTACCAACAGCTATATCTATTAGTTTATCTCCTCTCCTTGATACACCTAGAATTAAATTCTTTTTAACATACAAATTATGGAAATTACGCAATGCCCTTGTACTAGTTTCCTCATTGGATCGTGCGTAATACACCTCATCATCCATAATTGAATCTGGAATGCTATTACCAGTTGTTATCATTTCTTCTGTAATAGGGTGGTGAATTGAATACCAATTATTATTAGCTACTTTATAAGCGTTTCCGAAATTATTCTTTTTAGTACGAAGCTGCGCAGTTTTATCATAACGAACTCGCAAAGGAACCCATTTCCACCCATCTTTATTTTCATTAACATATTTAAACTCTACAATCATATCGTCTTCAAAGTACTCGCCTTCTTCTGTCATCATAAACAACTTCGATCCATCCTCTTTCAACATAATATTACAGAAACATGCGTTTGGATCATATGGATTCGTAGGAACAAATGGAACGGGTTTATAATTCCTTTTATTATTTGATTCAATCCTATCTGGCAAATTATCTGTAATAAGATCTTGAAACGGATTTATATAACCATCAGTTCTACTATCAAACCCAACATGAAGAACCAGTGTTTTATATTGCTGTACTTCACTACCTCCTTGTAAGTTAAGACCATCCTGAAATATATGATGCACCTCATGTTTTCCAGTTTTATCTTTTTTAATAGAAACTAAGAAATCTATCGTATTAAATTCTACCGGCTTCCATTTGAAAGAATGCGACCAGGTTGTCTTTGCAAGTTTACCAGGTGGCCCACCTTCGCTAGTTCCTCCGACAGCAAGATTACTAGGTGTAAATATTAATCCATCGGTATTATACTCATAAGTTCCATCTTTTATGTCTGATAAAATGCTCTGACAACACTCAAATATTGTAGTATTTTCACTTGTTGCTCTAAATGTCTTGCATTTCACAATAAACTCCGTTGGTTTCTTTTGTTCAACTGGTTGAACCTCTTCCTTTCCAGTTAATTCTAATACCGAAATGGGTTTTAGTAAATCCACAAAATGCTTTAATAGGTAGAGGCGATATGTTATTTCATTATCTTTTTCTTCTTTTCTCTCCTTTTTCTCTTTCTCTTCTCTTATTTCTTCAATATCTTTATAAAATGGAAATTCTCGTACATTTTTCTTATTTACATAATATACATCAAACGCAGCGTACAAATTAATATATTCTGATTTTTTGTTATACTTAATATGCTCACCGTCTACAATGCTATTAAATATAGTTTTTTCTATTGTTTTTGTTCCTGTAAATATTACGTTCATATTTGTATCTATCATATAGATATTGCCATTATCAGATACAAACAATAACTTACGATCTCCATCTGCCTTATCAGTCACTGTAAAATCTTTTCTGACATTAGGAGATCTTATTGTCTCTGATATTGGCACGACATTATCTATTTGCAGAGTAAATGACGACGGACCAATAAATTCTGACGAACCAATATAATTTTGTTCGTGTTCATCACCATGCACTACCTTTATGTATTCTTTCAAAACTTTTTCTTGTTCTGTATAAGATATAGGAAATTTAGTTCCTTGAAGACCGCTCAATACTATACGTGTAGTTTTTCTAATAGCTGCCATTAAATCAGATGCTTTATTATATGGAGTACCAACTCCTACTCTAGAGTTATCTATTTCCAATTCTATTTCATACTGTTCAATGTTATTGAAAACATTGGCTTCCTGGATCGTATATTCTGGTACAGGAATCTTTTTCTTATCCTTCGTTGTAATAAAATTAGATGATTTTACTATGCTCAGATCAGCAAATATTGGCAAATCTGGATGATAAAACCTAACGCGATTCATAAAACGAAATAGTTTCTTAGAATCCATCCAATTTGATATTATATTTCTAGCTGTATCAGATTGGACATTATAATCCTGCTCAGTTTGAAAAGAAACACGAAAGTTAAAATCATCCATATCTAATCGATCAATAAAGCTACCATCTTTCCGAATCGCGTTCATTTTCCTAGTAAATTTAATCTTATTGGATAACGTAGATGGCATATTTATTACACTTTGTAAGCTATTTGTTCTGCAATATTCTTGGATTAAATCTATTCCAATAAGTTCTCCACGTATTGATAACTTCTTCTTACCAGTTCTTGGGTCTATTGATTCGGGAGTAATACGCATCATTTGTACACCATCCTTATTTTCAAGTTTAAATCCGCATGAGTAAAGTTGTTTCGCAACATTATCATAATCTATTTTGGAAAGAGGTTGTGAAATCCTTGTATTCGTGCCAAAACGGATTTCTAATTCATTGTTTTTTCTATGACTACGTATTAGAGGGTTACTTTCTAAATACTCTTTTACAATGTTCTCGAATTCTTGTGTCTTTTCCTTGAGTGTCTTAACCTTCTTCTCGAACCTTTTCTCAGTAACCTCTGGTTTTTGCGTAGATTCTTTGTTTTCCATAATATATTGTTGGTATATAGTAATAATATATTATTTTATCTTTATTTCAATTTTCTTGAAGGAAAGATACGATTATCTTCTGAACCATCCCTTAGGTTAATAATAGTACATAGTTAAAGCCATTGACATGCATCAATTATCTCTTGATAAAGTTCGGTTTTCTTCTGCTTCTTATTCGTATCATATATACCAATCTTCTTTGCAAAATCCTCTAGCTCGTCTACTTTATAATTAGTAATCGGTTTCAATGGTCTTAAATAACTCTCTAAACATATCATTTTGCTTTTCATTTCCTCAATGTCTTCTTTCGTTACAGGATCTATATCGACTGAATATTTACCATAAGCATCTTTATATAATACATAAGTTGGCAAATCTGCGTCTCTATCTGCTATAAACTCCAACATTAATAGCTTAGATGAATTTACAATAATTATGTTAATATTATAATACACCAATAGCGCTACTAGACAATTAATACTAGTATCTTTCTGACTCGTTAACAGTTCAGATAATACTTCTTGAACAGTAGCTTTCGTAAACTTAATATTAGAATTTTTTATTTTGTATGGATTTGCAGATATGTGTTCGCCTACAAGTTTCTTTATTTCTAGCTCTTTTACCCCATAGTTTCTATCAACCTCTATGTATTCATCATACCCAAAATGAACGACAAACAAACACCAGAATAAAGTATCTGATTGTTTTGGAGATATTAGTTCCTTACTGACTACATTTACAGGTGAAGGTTCCTCTACCACATCCTCTATCATTTCATACTCAACGTTTTCTATAACAGCATTAGTTTCGGTTTTTAAATCTTCTATTCTTATAATTTGAGTCGGAGTAATTATATTTGATCTTAAAAACATTGCTGCCTGAATAACGTTAGTTAACATAAAACTTCGTAGCGCACCTAATACTGTGCCTAAGTTTAAATTTTCTTTTTTAATAAAAAAAATAGAATTTAATAATGACGACATTATTTATTCAATGAACTATAAGATATCGTCGGATTGTCTTTATTTTCTTTTTCAATAAAGAATGCATTTTTAAATTCCTCTTTCTGATACTCCATAGTTTCTAATGATTCTTCCTGATCTTTTATATAAGAAATGTATTCTTCTAATTGTTTAATCGTATCTTCTGGCAAAAATGACATATTTATGTAACATCCACTCTTATTTTCATTAATCTTAGTCAACCGTTTAGTTAGTATTTTTAAGATCTCTATTTGATGATATTTTGACATAGATTCTATAGATACCTTCAATTGTTCTAGATTATTACTATTATCCATTTTGTTAAATCTACCTTTATAATTCTATATTGTTTCTCTAATTTTTATTTAATCCTTCATTTTTTCTTCTCTAAGACAACTTCTTTCAATACGTTTCTAATGATTTTATCATCCATTTTTTCTTGTTCATCTTCATATTCTGAACCTAGCGAACTTATAGATATCTGCATAAACTGCTGGTTTTCCGGCGTATCTAATTGTCTGAAATCTGGGTTCTTCTCTTGCCACTCTGGTAACATTTTTAGATTTTTTCTAGCTAATTCTTTTATTACATTACGAAGCTTTGTTTTCTCAGCATTTTCTTTTTCCCATGTATCCTGATCCTTTATATATACAGTTTCTCTCTTAATATCTGTGCAATGGAATGGCCTCATAGTTACATCCAAATCATTTAAAGCTTTCACAAAAATTCTAGTTATCCCTTGTGTATAACCTAATTTACCAGTTTCTTCAATATCACTGACAGTAAGTTTGAGGGATTTTATAAAATCCTCTATATTCAACGCATTCTTGCACTCCTCGTTTAAGAAAAGGTTTAAATTAAACTGATTATTTGTAATATTGTTCGTTGTCTTATTAATAATCTTATTCTGCTTTGACATCTCGATCAACTTATTATGAAGCTCTTTATTCTGCTCAACCAAAGATGTCTGTATTTCCTTATTTTGTTTTAATAGCTCCATAACTACGTCGGTTGTAACTATATTACTTGGTGTCTGCAGTGAGTCCTGAACAAAAGTACTTTTTTCTATGGGCTTTATTTCTATGCTGTCCGGGTTTTTGAAAACCATGGAACTAAGCTTATGCTTTTTGGTCTGACTATGACGATTAAAATCATACTTATTTCTAGAATTGAAGTCACAGCATTCACAGTAATATGATATGGTAGTACTTTTCTCGCATTCGTTAGCATAATTCTTTTTTTCAGACAATCTTTTATGTTTTGCAGTCAATAAATGTTTACGATAATTTGTTGGATCACTCGTAGCATAGTTGCAATATTCGCAAGTTTTTTCAAGGGTAGTTTCCATGCGTTTTTTGCGTTTTTTATACTTTATTTTGCGATTTAATTTCGCCTAAAAGTACTTATTGTCCAAAATGTCTAAAAAAGTTATGCAGCGCTAATTAGAATTATTATTTTTGTATTTAAAGCATTATGCTGTAAAATCACTTTTTAAGAAACTCGTTGTAAAATTCTATTTCATAAAAGTAAAAACGGACATTTATTTTTGTCCTTTTTTAAAATCGACCCCGATTTTTTTGCATGGGTTTTTATCAATAGTTTTACATAATTTCTCATAAAACTATTTAAAATTGAAAAAGAGTATGTAAAATTATTATATTTGCGTTGATTTTCTTTCTTCTATTTTATGTATACTAATAATATCTTCTTTGTACTCTAATATTCCAGTATCTTTCCAATATTTCTCTAGATTATCAATTTTACTGTTTACTAGTTTGTCGTACTTATCCATAAAACGACTAGTAACATAGTTACCCTCTGTGTATATTAGTATAGGATAAATGCTAGGTGTTAAATAGAATTCTATTAGTTTATTAATGTAATTATCATATCTTTCTGGGTTATTTGTATCACTATCGTATCCTGGGTCTAAACAATTACAGTAATAACCTCTAGCGCATGATAGTTCTATGTATGCTATTCCATTTGCATGTGTTATTTTAAGATATTTAAATGTAAAAAAGTCGCACCCCATTATGTATTATAAAGCATTTATTATTTATATGATTAATAAATGTTTTTTATGCGTATTGAAACGAGCTCTTCTCGAAAACTATTATGCAAACAAATATAAAAAATTCCTTCATAATATATTAGCAATGAATGGCGAATTATCAGATTCTATTCAACAAACTTTCTTAGATTCCATTAAGATGTCATTTTTTTATAATTTTAAAACTAATAATGTTATATTAGATACCATTATCTCAACTCTAATTGTTGTTGTTTTGTCGTATGTAATGAGAAAAATAACGTCGTCTGATACTACTTCCATTAACCTATTTCGCATATACAATGGTATTAAATCGTTATTCTGTAGAAAATACTCAATAACATACAAAGGGACTCAAACATTCATTGTAAATAAATACGATTTGCAACCAGCAATTACAGTATGTTTCTCCGACTGTTTTAAAGCGCTGTTCTATGATATTATTAAGAAAATGAGAAATAATGAAAGCATTTTTGAGATACAAGAGTATATAACATCTTATGGGAAACGTTATAGCGAAGATAAAATAGAGGCAGACATGTATATCATAAAACAGGAATATCCTATTTTATACAATAAGGAGTTGAAAATATACGCTATTACTGACATTACGAAAGAAGATAGTGATCCGGATAAAAAAACAACAATAAAAACAGATCAAATATCTATTACTCTATATTCTTATGAAAGCAACATTTCTAAGATACAGGATTTCGTAGAAGATATAAAAACGAAGTATTTATGTAGCATAGAAGATGACCGAAAGGGAAAGCGCTTTATATATAGTTTAAAGAGCCAACCGAAAGAAGACGACGATGGATGCAGGCAGATATGGAACGAAACATTATTTGAAAGCACACGAACTTTTTCAAATATGTTTTTCGAAGGAAAGGAAGATATACTAGATAAAATTAACTATTTCTTAAGCAACAAAGATTGGTATTATTCTAATGGTATACCTTATACATTAGGTATTGGATTGTATGGTCCACCAGGAACCGGTAAGACATCGTTCTTTAAAAGCTTGGCAAACTTGACCGGACGCCATCTAGTTATTTTGTCTCTTAAGTTAATTAAAACGAAGCAACAACTAGAAGAATACTTTTTTGAAAATCGATATAATTTCGATAACAAGAAGAGTAGCATAGGGTTTGATAAGAAAATAATAATAATTGAGGATATTGATTGTTTGGGTGATGTAGTATGGAAACGAGAGAAAGAACCAACAACTAAGAAGAAATCTAAAAAGAATTCTTCCCCTAAGGATCAGATAGGTGCAGCAATTACTAAGCTGATAGAAAATAACAACAATGAGAAGAAAGAATTCATTGATTTATGTAAAGAGAAAGAGGATGACCCAATAACACTAGATGATATTTTAAATCTATGGGACGGTATTAAGGAAACGCCAGGAAGAATATTGGGGATAAGTAGTAACCATTATGATAAATTAGATCCTGCACTAATTAGACCTGGTAGAATAGATATAACGCTGTGTTTAGATAATTGTACTCGTTCTATGATAAGAGATATGTATAAGCAATATTATAAAAGCAATATAGAAGAATCTATTTTAAACAAAATAAAAGACAGGTTCTATTCGCCAGCAGAGATTATAAATTGCTATGTTTTGAATCGCTGCAATTCAAAGGAATTCTTAGCGCGTTTATTAGAGAATAAGAAGTTTTAAACATCCATTGTAATATAACGCTTATGAAATGATATAAATAATTAAATTCATATCATTTATTAAATATGCTGGTGGCGTTTGTTACAGGAATAACTGGTCAAGATGGTTCATATCTGGCGGATCTTTTATTAGAAAAAGGATATATTGTCCATGGACTTATTCGTAGATCTTCATCTATTAATACAAATCGTATTGACCATGTTTTTAAAAATCCAAATTTAAAGCTACATTACGGAGACATGACAGATAGCACATGTCTAATATCTATTCTAGCTAATATTAAAAATTCATATAACAACCTTTCTAGATTAGAAATATATAATTTGGCAGCTCAATCGCATGTCAAGGTGTCGTTTGAAATGCCTGAATATACTGCAGATACAGATGCATTTGGAACATTAAAGCTACTTGAAGCTATTCGTATAAATAAATTAGAGAAAGTAAGCAGGTTTTATCAAGCATCTACAAGTGAATTATATGGATTAGTCCAAGAGATACCACAGAAAGAGACAACCCCTTTCTATCCTCGATCACCTTACGGAGTCGCAAAATTATATTCTTACTGGATTGTTCGTAACTATAGGGAATCGTATGGTCTTTTTGCTAGCAATGGCATACTATTTAATCATGAGTCAGAACGTAGAGGTCATAACTTTGTAACAAGAAAAATAACGCTAGGTCTAAATAAGATATTAAAGGGAGAAACAGATAGGTTAACTATGGGAAATATAGATTCATTTAGAGATTGGGGTCACGCCAAGGATTATGTAGAAGGAATGTGGTTAATATTACAGCATGATGTAGCAGACGATTTTGTATTAGCTACTGGTAAAATGCATAGTGTAAGAGAATTTATAGAGAAGGCATTCGCAATAAAAAATATTGAAATTGAGTGGAGGGGGGAAGGTGTTAATGAAATAGGATATGATAAGAATACGCAAAAAGAATACATATTTATAGATCCAAAGTATTTTCGTCCAGCGGAAGTAGAACTACTAATTGGTGATGCAACAAAAGCAAAAACCTTATTAAATTGGAGACCTAAGATAAGCTTTGAAGAGTTAGTTAAAGCTATGGTGCATCATGATTGTAGTGATTAGATCAAAGCTCCTCTGCTTCATCAACTTCCTCATCATCTTCACCAATCATTATAAGTGATGTTTCTTGACCATCGCCACCTCTCTTCTTTCCTTGTTGCCTCTGTTCTGTGTTCTTCTGTTCCAAATACTTACCAATAACACAAATGTAGGGGTCGTTGAGTTCAAATCGAACACCAATAACTCGAACAACTAATCTCATGTTCTCTTTAATTTCAGAGAAATGACGATCTGTAAAATGGTGATCCCGAGCAATAAATACAGTAATAGGTGTAGCGCCAGTATCATCGACTACTTCTGCATGCACACCTGCCTTAGTAATAGTTCTAGCAGTGCACTCAATAAGCATACCCTCTACGGGGTGACAAACCATGCATTCGAAAACTGTTTGAAATTCAATATTTTCATTATTAACAGTTCCGCTAGAATAACGTATGACTTGCACAGAATTAGGACGTATAAATCCTTCTGGAATACACTTACCCTCAGTTTTTCTCGATATGATCCTCTCTAAATTTTGTTTCATATTTTTGCCTACGTTAGTAATAGGGATAGCAACTTTCATAGTTAATACGGATTTAATGTAGACGCCGTAGATTTTTCGTTCATCACGTTGCATCTTTTTTTCAGCCATCTTCAATATACTAATAATGATATAAAAAAACATTTATATCATTTTAAATCAATTTTTTACTTCTTTAGTCCCTGTATTCAATAATATAAGGCACTGGAAATGAAACTTCTATTGGATCATTTTCCATGCGTTCTAAAGTAACATGTTGGAAATTCGAAGAATATTGTGCTGCTTCTAGAGCAAATTTTGTTTTTAGATTAGTAAGCTTAGTTATAAAGTTGTCTACATCAATAAATGTATATGATACATCTGATGCTTCATCAATAATGTACCCGACAATACATTGCCCTTTGTCTGTACTATAGATCCGCATCTTTAAACCCCGTCTCGTAAAGAATTTGTTCAGTTCTTCAATCATATAGGGATCTGTGAAAGGATTTTCACGAAATAACCTGTATTTTTCTATGATTCCAAGTTCTGTTTGGTTATAATTCTCATCAAATAGGCGGTATGCCTCCCTGCACGTAACTGGAAGTCCAAAATAGACGGGCATTGTTGTGTTTTAAATTAAATATTTTTCATGAAAAAGAATTCAATTTTTTACGATGCGATTTTACTTAATAATGCTTTTTCGCTATCTAAAAACCATCTTAAATTATCTTTCTTAGAATTATCGTAATGGCGAAGTAGAACTTCTAAGATTACACATAAGCCATTCTTAATAAAATCCTTAGTTAGGATATCGGGTTTTTCTTCTTCGTTTTCACTATATTTTACGGTAGTTATCAAATTTATTCTTTTAACTACATCGCGTTTAGCTTCGTTAGAACACTTCGAACCCTTGTTAGATTTATTCATTTTATCAAATGTCTTAAAAATAATTTCACCCTTAAATAAATTCATAAACCCGAATAATCTGTTTAAGCTGTTTAATGGTATTGTTGAGAAAGGAACACTTTGTTTTAATGTTTCTATTCGATCTGTTGGTAATGCATTCGACCATATCCATTTATTATCATTATCCTGAATAAATATTTTTTTATTATCTTCATCTTCTTCTTTGTCGTTACTAAAAAATATGGCATTATAACCTCTGACTTTTACAACTTTCTCTGTAAAATACTGTTGGATATACTTTTCATTTACATCAAATGATTCCTTTTCACCAGAATAGTAGTAACGTAATATATTTAATTTCTCATTTAATTCCAATGTATCCAAGAAATGATAGGTCGCATATTTAGATAACAATGCATTATCTACATTATGGTTGTTTATAATTACATCTTTCACATAACCTAGATTAATGTACCAGTCAGTTTCTTTCAGTATCTTTTTAGCTTCCTTGTTTAAATTTGATTTCTCAATATTATCCATATTTGCGTTTAATTTCTCAAGGGTTTGATTATATAATCCCATAACAGCATCACTCTCATTAGTAGATTCTTCGGGTATAGCGGCCAAATCTTCTATCTTAGGTTTTTCTAATTCTAACTGTAAATTGCTACGTTTATAATCAATAGGTAAACCTCTATCAAATACACTTGCATCTTCATCAGTAATTTCTATAGGTTGGAATGCATAAATATCATCTTTATTTATTAGATAACCTGAACGTCCATATTCGTCATAAATATATTCGTTTTTATTATTAATAAACCTCGACAAAGCAAAATCGATTTGGTCTTCTGGATATGTCTTAATAATATTGATTTCAGAAAGCAGTTGAGATCTATTATAGAATATCTTCTTCTTATACAATTGTCGAATTCGTTTAACAATACTAGAATAGTTCATTTTGGCATAATCATCATTATAAGTAGTATTAACAGTGTTGCCAATTTCAGTATTAGGAGAGCATATGAATTCAGTTTGGCAAGTAGTATAATCACATATTTCAGAATAATCGCGATCACCTATTTGGAAATCAATTAAAGCAGGATTACTCGAAGTTCTAATCTTCATATTTTTATTATTCGCAAGAGTATTTAATTGATCAACTGTAAAATTGTGCTGTCCTACGTTTAATAAACAATCTACAGCAATTTCTTTAAGGACGCGCGTAATTTTTCCGATTTGCTTAGCTTTCTTTTCTGCATAACGGTAAATATATAGATCAGCTGGTTCTTCATCGTTTCTCGGAATAGTGCTATGCAGGTAAATTTCAACATTGCGTTCTTTAAAATCTTCTAACGTGCAGTGACTGAAATTACGAACTCCACGACCAATAATTTGTTCTACGCGACTCATATTATACCAAGGATCTAATATATGAACTTGTCGTATGCATTTAAAATCTAATCCCTCTGAACCAGCTTTGGATATTATAACTACTTTTACTTTCTCACCATTCATGTTATTAGGATTGGTAACATATTTAATATCCTCCAAATTATTAGGTGAATATGCTTTATTTCCAGTAATCATAACGTATTTTGCTGAGGAAAATTTACCGGTCTCGCCATCCTGTAAGAACTGCGATTGCGATTTCATAGTAATAGAATCAACAGGTTCTGTGGGAGGAGTTTTAAATAATGGTTTAATGTAATTTGTAGAGCTAAACCGTGTAATCCCCATCTCTTCTAATGCTAATGCTATGGGTATAATCGATCCTTCAATATATTGAGAATATATTAAAACAATGCCTTTCGACCTCTTAATACACTCGCATATTTTTGCTATCTTACCACTGTATTTACCTATTTTTTCGGGATGGAATATTCGACCGTGATTGGGATCATTTAATATTTCAGGGCGGTATTCATAGTCATATACATTTGGATAAGGGGATTTTTGTACGACATATTTCATAGTATTAGCTAATCCAGTTTTTCCGATAAATTTATTAATAATTTCTTCGTTGCGCTGATCTTCGAATTCATTTGCTTCACTAGCAGCGCCCTCAACCGATCCATTATCTAATTCTTTGTTTGGAAAAACAATATCTAGAGCTTCGAGCGGTTTTAATAAATAGGTATAACCAAATGACTCCATATTTTCGAAGCTAGGCATTTCTCTTTCCTCACCAAATTTGGTTACTGTGTTATTCGATTTATTACGCATATGTTTAATTATAAAATCGTAACCAATAGATTGGTATTCGCCTATATTTGTTAAAAATACAGGTACATTTTCTAATACACCTTCGATTTCTCGTCCATTCATTTGACTAGAAGGATAGTTAGATTTTATTGTCGATAAAGAATTTTCAGGAGAGAAAACATCAGGGTAAATTCTATAAGGAAATGTGTATGGGTTTTCACCACGAACATAAGATACATATCCAGTTAACTTTCGCGTTAAGAGTTCTCGTCCGCCTTCCAAACTTTTCCCTATTTTCTCTTTAAAATTACCATCTTTGTCAAATATATCACTCTCTCTAATAGTGCCATTTTTATCAACTATGTTTATTAGATTGGTTAACCATATAATTTCCTTATAACTATTATACATAGGCGTGGCAGATAATAATAGCAATCGCATACTAGTAGTATAACGTGCAATATCCATTAATAATGTAGCGGTTTTACCATCTTCCTTGTTCTGTTCTGAAATATGAATATTATGAACCTCATCAATAATAATTAAACGATTATCAAAATGTTTTTTAATCCTTCTTACTTTGAGTTCTCTCAATTCTTTGGCTGAAAACCGAGAACTATCTGCAGGGATTTGAATAACGCGTTTAATATAATTAGCTAGTTCTATGTATCCCATAAACCGATAATATTTATTAACTGTTGCGTTTATTTCAGATATGATTCTATCTTTTGGCACACCAGTTAAATTAGTAGGATTTATTTCTCGGAGCAATGATTCACCAATGCACGTATTTAAATTCCATGATCCCGATTCTAGTTTCAGTTTACGCTCATCGAATAATTGTAGGCGATAGTTCTCTTGAACATTCGGAGAAGCTACAACCAATATTGGTTGCGTTATCCCTACCTGCTTCATATATGCTCTCATTTCTTCGGCAACTCCAATAGAACTGCATGTTTTGCCAGTACCTAATCCGTGGTAGAGCAATAGGGAATTATATGGTGTTTGCATAGATAGAAAGTTTTTGACAAAGAGTTGATGTGGGGTTAATTCAAAATCTGTATTACATAATTTCTTAGCATATTCTTCGATATCATAAGTAGTTCCATCGTATTTAGTTTCTGCGAATTCTTTATGTTTTGCGATTTTAATATTAAAGTTTGGATCGTTTATCTCTGGGTATAAGAAATCGTAACTATCTGTATCTTTTAGATTATTATGTTCGCGGATTTCTTTATTTATTAAGAATTTATTGTATTCACTGATTTCATTAGTATTAGGAACTGTTTCTTCTTGTTGTTGTGCTTCATATTCATTTTGTACTGCAATAGTAGTATCAGGGATGGGAGGTAATTCTATGACTGCTTGTTCTTCAATAGCTTCCTCTTCGAATACTCTTCTAGGTTCTTCTTCTAAATCTGTTACAGAAGTTGGTTTTACATCAATAACGATATTGGGTTGTTCTATTTTAACTGATTCTGGTGGTTCTATAGAAACGGGAACAGAAACGGGGGCAGAAACGGGAACAGAAACGGGAACAGAATCAGAGGGTTCTAATATCTCTGTTTCTTCTTCCTCAACTGGTTGGGGAATAGCAGGTGGTAGAGTGGTTTCTGCGGGATTAATATTTTGTTCTCTAAAATATTTTTCTAAACAGAGAATCGTGGGAACAAAATCAGATTGGCTAAATAGACCATATTTTTTAGTGTTTTTTAAATAGTCGATGGGGACGTGCAATATCTCAGATAAAATTTTTGTTAAAGTATTTTTATCTGCTTTGGAGCTATGCGCAGGTATTTTACTTAATTCATCAAATCTTTCTTGCTCTTCTGGAGAATGCTGGTAGTTCTTGTTACAGCGACTCCTTAATAGTATATCAGTAATGTATTGTTCACTGCTGTCTTGTTTCAATACTAACTTAGCTTTTTTACCTATATCGGGGTCGGATTGTGGTTGGTTAAGTATAGCTTTTAATAGTTCATTATCTTTGCTAATTCCAGTAACAGGATGAGTAACAACAGCAGCTTTTGCTAATGTAGCGGTTTCTTCGGCTAATTTTGTGAATATAGATTTAGGTCTACCGCGCCCTCTCTTAGCAGTAGTATTAGAAGGAGATGTTTTTTCTGCTTTCTTTGTTTCTTTTGGCATATTTATAGTTTCACTTAAATTATATGTATATTTATTTATTAGATTTATAATATGGATATCCATCTTATAAATCCTAACCAACTAATATAGGAGTTAGCCGGTTATTGATTACAAAACAATCGATAAGATTGGATCGTTTCGTTAATGTTGGATAATATTCTCTTTTTCTCTAAATTATAGTGGCGTATACATTGCATACAATCTTCATAACTTTTCCACTCCATTTTACTAACCTCCGTTGGTTCGTAGTTACTTTGCTTTAAAGTATTTTCAAGTTTCATAAATGTTAAGTAATACTTATGCTTATAAGATTTATAATTAGACCCAGTAAATATTTCTTCATATGGCAGTATATTTTTGATATTCTTTAATGTTTTATGATTGTACCCAGTTTCCTCCTGAAATTCACGTAAAGCGCACTCGTAATCACTCTCTTGATAGTTACGTCGTCCTTTTGGAAATCCCCATTCAGGTTCTGTCCATATATCGTATTTATAACTCTCTTCAATTAATGTATTTAATGAGAACAGTTCATTATTAACCATTACGCCAGAAAAAAGAGCATTATATTTATCACGCGATATAATCTCCTCTGCTTTATATTGGTTTGATATGTGTTCGTCACCCCATATCCGCTTCCATAATAAATTAAAATCGCCAATAGCTAATAGTTCTTTTTCTTTTACAGTCATTTGCTTTAGCATATTTATAATATAATCTTTGTTATAGATAGAATATTTACCGCGCATAAAATCTATAAATCCCAGCGTGTCTTTTCTTCTTATCATTAAATATTGAATATTATTGTTATATATTCTAAAAACAATTATACCAAAGCTAGTGATAGGTAGCTTACATTGATGGTATAAATGTCCTGGCTTACCACAATTATTACAATAATTATTCATTTACGCTACAATAATATGTTTTATAATCTTTATATATTTATAATTTGAATATATTAGAACATGCATTTTGATGCGAAAGTATGGGGACCTCATTACTGGTTTTTTTTGCATACAGTGGCAGAATCTTATCCAATGCATCCAAATGAAGTTACAAAGCGTAAATACTATGATCTGATTACAAATATGCCATTGTTTATACCAGATTCTAAGATGGGAGATGATTTTAGTAAAATGTTGGATAGATATCCAGTGAAACCTTATTTGGATAATCGGGATTCGTTTGTAAGATGGATGCATTTTATGCACAACAAGTATAATGTTTTGTTAGGTAAACAAGAGTTATCTTTACCGATATCTTTAGAAAAATACAGGGCAGAGTATAAACCGAAACCAATAGTTTTTTCAGAGAGAATTAATATGAGAAAGCATTACATTCATGCGATATTGATATTGGTTTTACTGTTTTTGATATATTATTATTCTTAACACAATCTGTTTTAGCAGTTATATATTAAATTACTAAAAATTCCGTACAGTTCGCTAGTGTCTCTCATATTTTTCAAATTAAATTGAGCAACTCTTTTTATATAGACATTTGGATGATGAGAAATACGGTCACAATGAGAAATATGATGTGTATCTTTCTCATTTTTAATACTTAAATCTCCATACAGATAATAGTTAGTTGTATCGTTAATGTATGGACTAATATCACGGTATTTCTCATCTATATGTTTATCAAGGCGAACAGTTTGTGGTGTAAACGCAACTACACTTTTAACGTTTAATAATGATCCGAATAAAATTGCAGCATATCCCCCAGATGACGCACCAATAAATATTACATTTTTATAATTGGCTATTTCCCTTTTAAAATATTCAACTGTTTCGTCGATGTTTTTTGAGATTCCTTCAATACCTTTATGATAAGAAGTTTTATGAATATCGACGTAGAAATGGCGATTAATGCTGTTAAAATGCCTATTGAAGAAATTCAAAAACTCGAATTGATTAGTAATCTGGAGCATAGAACCAAACATTATATTATGTCCTGCGAATGAAACAACTAGTGTATCTGAATTATCGGCTTTTATTTTTAAACAAGAATTGCTCATATAATATATGATTATATATATTATATGAACATATCGATATATTCTATTAGAAATTTTATATTGGTAAATAGTTTTTTACTTTCTATGGCATTTGTTCAATACCATATTATTTCATATTACTATGTTAAACAACAATTTTTGTCAGAGGTTTTATTATTATTTTTTACGTACATAGTAAGAAATTATGCATTGATGGGATTTATTGATTTCGGAACAAGTCATAAAAAAAGAATTAGCAATAGTTTACCTATTGAAGATTATAAACATGAATTTCACGTAAATGTTATTACAACTACCGCTGTTGAATCAATAACTCATGTATTTATAAACGCAGTGTTCAGGTTTGAAATATCAGAAAATATATATTATGAAATAATATATTTTATACCTATTTCTTTCGCGTTTGAAGTGGCATTTGATCTTTTTCACTACTGTGGTCATCGTTTATTACATCATAAATCAATCTACAAATATTTACATAAAAAACATCATAAGTTTAATCATCCAACATCAATTATAACATTTTACCAAGATCCTATTGATTTGCTTATTACAAATTCATTACCGACTATATTATCATTATTAATTATTCCAAAAATATCGTATTTACATTTTCAAACAATAATTGTTTATAAAAACGTTATTGAAATTGGCGGACATGTAGGGAAGGAATCATTTCCGACATCATCGTTCCCTCAATGTATATGGCTACCTAAATTATTACAAATCGAATTGTATACGGAACAACATGATTTACATCATTCTTTTAATAACTGTAATTATTCAAAGCGATTTTCTTTGTGGGATAAAGTTTTTGGAACGTATGTAACTAATATAGAATGATAATTTCTAGCCATTTAGATGATATTTATTATTTTCTCTCAATATAATAAATAAATGCGTGTAGAAATCTTGATATTTATAATAGCAGGCCTAATCATAGCAAATATATATACGGAAGGTAAAGTCCTAAAAAAACTATTCTCGTTTAAAAAATATTACCAAATGATAGGTGTTGCTTTCGGTGCATTAATGTTATATATTCTATTAAAACGTAACCCAATGAGAGCACAACAAGTGATTGCCTCAACGAATGACTATATCAAATACCTACCTATAGATAAAGGCACAAGTAGCATGATATCCCCTATTTTAGATTTCACATCAAGGCAGAATTTTAGCGATGAATCAGAGTATGGTAAATCTGCATATAATTATCCAGTAATTCCTATGCCAAACAATAATCACACCGTTTCTGAAAACAGGATGCAACAATCAGGCAAAAAGGCAACAAAACGATCTGTAAGTGAAACTAAAAAGAAATATGTTGCATCTAGCCAAGATTGGAAATGTGGAGATTGTCAATGTAAATTACCGGCTTGGTTTGAAGTAGATCATAAGATCCGTCTAGAATACGGTGGCAGTAACCATATTGATAATTTAGTAGCCCTTTGTCGAGATTGTCATGGTAAAAAAACAGCGATAGAGAATTTATAATATATTTATTTGTATATACAAAGTAATATATTAATAATGTTTTCAGATTTTGATGTAAATTTAATACCTAAATATGGCGCATTATTTGTGGTAATAGGCGCAGCAATAGGACTATTAAGCATGGCGGCTTCGGACCCAAAATCACTGACAACAAATACGTACATTTATCTGTTTGCTATAGCAATACCAATAATAGCAGTATTTTCTTATATAGTCCCTATGTTTTTTTCTGGCACAGGAGAAAACGTAACAAATCTAGGAACAGCAATAGTTATAATTGTCGTAACTTTAGCTGTAGCGTATTTTTATTTACAGATGGATAAAGCATATTTCGAAGTAACCGGCTACATTGGATTGTTTTTACTGTTATCAATTGCAGTAGTAGGGTTAGCACTCTTGTTTTTAGTAGTTGGTAACTATTTTAAATCTTTTACTGGCGTAAGTGGATTTATATTAAATCTAATTTTTTACATACCATGTCTGCTTATCGATTACTTTAAATACCTAGTAAAAGAATTTAAAATGACATCAAATTTAGTATATGTATTATTTGTACTTGAGATTATATTGATTATATTTTACATTTTTATACCACGGTTAATTAATTTAATTGATAAACAAAAAGGAACAACGCTTTTAGCAAACGGTGCATACTTAGACGAAAGTATGGTAATAGGTTCTAGTAATATATTCAAAATACCAGCATCCGAATTAGAGAATGATAGCGAAGAAACTGTTTATCGAAAAACTTACGCACTTTCTATGTGGATAAATTTGAATATAAAACCAGAAAATAATGCTGCGTACGCAAAGGAGAGTTCTATATTCGATTTTGGTGGGGGTAAACCCAAAATAACATACTTTAATGATACAAATGATGGTAATAAAGGTAATAAATATAAAATTTATTTTACAGATGTTACAGCAGGGCCGTCTAGTTACAACATAGAGATGCCAAATCAGAAATGGAATAATATAGTGTTTAACTATACTTCTGAAAAAGTTGATTTATTTATTAATGGCGAGTTATCAAGGACATTTGTATTTTCTAATAATCGACCTAAAATTAAACCGAGTGATGTTATAACAATTGGTAGCGAGAATGGATTAAGCGGAGCAATATGCAACGTTAAATATTATTCAACCTTATTAACAACAACAGAAATAACTTCAAACTATAATTTGTTAATGTATAGAAATCCTCCTGTATTTATTTTGTGAGTATTAATTATATAAATGAATTCTCTGGTAATAATTTTAGGAATTTTAATAATAGTTCTTATTTATTTGTTGTATGTTTATTTAACTAGCACTGCTAGTACTATTACTTCTTCTGCAGATTTTACCAAAGCCATTCCATCGATTACAAGTTTTGCGTCACCTACTAACTTGAGCCATGGATTTGGTCTATGGTTATACGTGCAAAATTGGGACCCTTCGGTAGACAAAACAATATTATTCAGATCTGAAAATTTCAAATTATATTTAGATAAACAAAGTCCTACGTTAAATTGTGAAGTAACGCTATCTGATTCAACTGCTGCTGCGCCAGATAAGAAAACAGTTATGATTACGAATAATTTCCCATTGCAAAAATGGGTAGGAATTATAATAAGCTTTGATAACCAATATCTAGATTGCTATTTAGACGGAAAATTAGTAATTTCTTATCAACTCGTAAATGTTAAGAATAATAACGCGATTTCTCCGAAGCAACCCTTAGATTCAATAACGTCTCCTTTATATTTAGGAAATTCTGCGGTTACTCCATTTAGACCATCTACTGATGGATCAACAGGTTCAGGGTGGAGCGCAAATGCTCTATTACTAACTAGATGGACTTCGCCAGTAGATCCTCAAACTGCATGGGATTGGTATATGAAAGGAAATGGGCAAAGTAAATTTGGTAGCATGTTCTCTTCTTATGGTGTAAACTATACTATATTAAAGGATAATATAGCGATAGTTAATAATAAACCATTATTTTAAAGAGAACCTTGTGTCCCTTTTAAATTTAGAAATAATAGATCAATACAATATTTTTTAAAATGATTATATTATATAACTATAGTATAATCATTCATGAATTATCCACCAAATCCTCAAGAAAATTTGAAAATGCCCGAAGCAATCCAGCAGGTAGGAGAAAACATAGGTAACAGTTTTAATAATTTAAAAACTTCTGTCTCGACTAACCTCGATGAGTTTTCGAATCAAGCGTCTGCTGGTGTAGGTGCATCTACACAATATTTACAGTCAAACACAATTATAGCAAAGTTTGCTTTCCTTATATTAGTTGTAGTAGGGTTTTTATTTTTATTAAATTTAGGTATTATTTTAATACAGTATTTTTTAAATCCAACTAGTAGTCCTTATATAATAAAGGGATTAATAAGCGGTCAAACAGAAAAATCTTTTTCACAGGATCCAACGAAAGGAGATGTTAAAACAATTATAAAGATATCGAATAACCAAATAACAGGATTAGAATTTACTTGGTCGGTCTGGATATACATAAATGACATAGGAAGCGATTCAACAAAATATAAATTTATTTTTAATAAGGGAGATTTAAATTTCGGCACAAATAACATCACTACTGTTAATAATGGTCCTGGACTCTATATAGGGCCACAATCTCCTGACGGAACAGCTAAATTACGTGTCATTATGGATACATCAGAAACAACATCAGAAAATAACTATATTACGATCGATCAAGTGCCTATAAAGAAATGGGTTAATATTATAATTAGAATGCAAAATACTATGCTCGACGTCTATATTAATGGAACAATATCTGGACGCTTGAACTTACCTTTAGTTCCAAAACAAAACTATAATGATATTAATGTATGTAAAGGAGGTGGATTTAATGGTAGTTTATCAGATTTAAGATATTTTGACCATGCATTGAGCATTATTGAAATAAACAATATTTATTATTGGGGACCTAATTTAACGGCAATGGACAATACTCAAGCGTTAGCTTCTAATGGATCTAATTACTTATCATCTTTATGGTATACTAATAAGATAAATTAATAACAATTCGCATTATATAATATTTTAATAGTTTATATAATGTCAGGAACACTAAATGTATCGTTAGCGACTTTATGTGATCAACGTAAAAAGCAGATGTTGTTTAATATACCTCAAACTAGATATACACCACAAAGTCCTTATAATGGAATTTATACGAAATATCAACTAGATATGAGGAGAAAAGCAGAGGTATTAAAGTATAGCAATAACACAAGTAGCTCAAAAACAAACAATTTAACAAAGTCAGAAAAATTCGCACAATTAGTAAGAGTTCGTTCTCTCTCGAAAGGATTCCAAGATAAAACAATTACTACATTAGATTCAACAGGAATTTATAGTGAAGTTACAGTTAGATATCCGGATAAACTTATTATAAATAAAGTATCGCAAACAGATCCCAACGCATTAAGAATAGTTGGTTATAATGGATATTTTACGTATAGTATACTACAAAATGGATTATTAGTGGATTGTAGAGCAGATAATTTGAAACCAACTAGCACTGCATCTTGTGGAGTACCTGGTCCAATTATTGAGTTAATAGATGACGAATCTGTTCCATTATACAATTTTGTAAACTATTCAATTAATAATGCAGCATATAGTTCGAGTCAGGTCAGCAATGTTTCACAATGGAATGTAATTACAAATAATAATACTCTTTTATATACGGATGTCTATAGCAATATAGGATCTATATTAATAAATTCTAAGATTAATGATCCAACTAACATTTTTATTGTAAAAGCTCCTATAGGGATTTATGCAAAAAACTCGTCAGGAATAAGAGATGGGTCGGCCAATATATTAATAGACCATCTATTCTTTAAAGTAGAATATAGTGGTTCTGAAATAGACGCGGGTAATGATAAACCTGCGTTAGTTAGTAAAACATTAAGGAGTCCCATACTTTTAAAATATATAGAATTAACAGAAGTTATAAATGGTTATAACTATTTTGCACATATAGATACTGCTATTATAGGTAATGTATTTCTTAATACAAGTCCTGGGTTTGTTTATGATATATATTTATCGGCTGATTTGAATAGTATAGATTCTTCTTTTAATAGTTTTACAAATAATATTTTGACTGCTAATTACGGTAATTCAATATTAGACATAAGATGAATTTGGAGGATTATTAAAATCAAATTCCATACAGTCAATAATATTAATCAATGTATACCCCATAAATTCATATTTATTAATAATTTCTATAGCGTTTTTAAGCTCATATTCCTGATTAATAATGCTATCCGGTTGAAAAATAAATCTTTCAAATACAATCGATGGTTTGGTTAATATTGTATCGTTGGTTAATGTAATTTTTTCTTCATCAAGGTTGAAATATATTTTATGTATAAGTTCCATTGATTGTAATAAAGTTTTGTATTTATTTTTTTCTTCTTCTGTAACCGCGTTATTGTTCGATTGTAAATTCTCGATAAAACTCGATAACCAAAATAATTCATCAAAAAACTCTCTAGTTACTTTACCATAACCCATCTTTAATAATTCTTGATACTTATCGTATTCATTTTGAAAATCGCTAAGTAGCAAATTGTTTTTACTGCGAATATTTGCAAACATATAACTTTTGTTTTTATAATGTTCATATATAGTGCGTGATAGTTCCATCTCTATACTTTTAATGATGTATTCTGGCAATTCTTCATCTATATAAATTCCACCTCTAACGTTATTTATGCCACAAAAACTCATGTATCTTTTTGTCCATGTATTAACATCAAAATAATCATGCGCATTTATGGTTTCTAATAAAGAAATAGGTTTATTCTTTCTAATATATTCAAAAAGAGTTTCGCACTCCATAGTTAAAATATCGTATGATAAATCATCTGGTGATAAATATAAAAACCATTTATCATTCTCTAATTGAAGAACGTATATTTTTAAATTACTGGTCATTATAAAATATATAAAATCTATAAGTTTATATATTTTATTTGATTAATAACTTATTTCAAACAAAAGTTTGTCTGTGGAATTATTACAAATGGATTCGATGCGGTTGAACCTAGAGGAATTTTTTTACCCAATACAGTAAATCCATCAAACCCGAATTCTATTTGTAACATGATAGAAAGAGCTTCTCTTGGGCATTTTTCTGGACCAGCTAGAGAACGACGAATATTATAATTTGCGTTATTATTAGTATTGTTAGATTCAACTGTTTTCCATAATTGGCTTCCATTTTCAAGTATAGGAGATTCTATATCCACTGGACTAAAACTAATAGAAGAAGTATTATGCGTATGTCTTTTTATAGTAAAATGGCCTTTTTGCCATGCAATGTGGCTATACTCATTAGAATCATGTAATGCTATGAAATATCTATGTTCGTTGTTAAATAATGGGCCATCAAATCTAATATAATAAGATCCCGTATTATTGACATTTGCAGCTATTTGGTAAGCTTTTCCATTATCAACAGATATCAATAATATGTTTATTTTATTAGGTATTTCTTCAGACCCTAACCCATCCGTTCCTGGTTTATGTTTAAAATATTTCAATGCATCTTTATTCCATTTAATAATAAAACCTCTATTAATTGTGAGAGACAATCCATTATTCGGGTAATTTATGATGGATTCTTCCTTTCCGCTTCGTCTTTGCATTATGCATATTTTTTTAGGTGAGAAATATCTATCCGTTCTTGATGATGAGTGGACGGAGAAATCCAATCCATGGTTACAGTTATCTTGCGAAAATTTGGTGTCGTGCGGTATTTTCCATTCGGTTTTAATTTCCCCGTTTCCGCTTTTCGACGACCTAAATTTATGCATCTTAATAGGAAATCCGCTGCTACTATCACTTGGTTTATGAAGATTAAAATATAGATGATGTTCTTCATTTGGATTTAAACCACTATAATTAATTTTGAAATGTATACTATCTCCTGGATAGTATTTTTCGATTTGAAACCTCGAAAACAAACTACGTTCAGCATTGTCCATAGATAGCGACAATGATTGCGCAGCAGCACCTTTAATAAATTGTGCAGTAGCCGTTAATACTGATGAAAAATCAATCTTAGCACCAACGTTAACAACTGGTATTGAACCACCAAAACTATATCTTATTCTCGCAGAAATTGAAACAATAACAGACAGTGACGTTGTAGATAATCTAATACCATTATTGGAATATTTTGGCTCGAGTTGATTTGAATTAATGAGTGAATATTGAGCTGACCATCTCGAATTTGCATACATAATATGATCTTCTTCAAGTAATGTATAACCACTTGAGAATGTTGCTTTGCCTTGGGCCGATCCAGATCCTTTCACAGTCGCCCATGCCCCACCAAAATTAACATCTAATGATAGTCCAGCAACAATAGGTATGGAACTAACAGGTCCTTCTTTTGCAAGATTAAAATATTTTGCAGCGGATATTGTTGGGTTATTTATTACGATTTCAATGTTAAATCCGGCTCCACCAGCATCTTTCGCTTCGAATGCAAAAGTAGAAGCTTTTCCTCCAAAAACATTAAATACTGCTAATATACCAGCGCCAAGAAAAGAGTAACAATTAGAACATGTAACTCCATTACCTAAATTAATTAATTGATTTATTGCCTTAGTTCCTGACGCGTGATTAAAATTAATGGATCCAGGAACAGTAGCTGATAAATCTATACATTCGTTTCCTTTTATATCTAAAGCATAGTCATAATCAATAGGAATCCCATGAACATTAATAGTGTCACCTCCATTCTTGTGTATAGAACCTTGTTTAGATAAGAATTTTTCGTCTGTGCATAAAAGAAGAGGACTATCAGGTCTAAGAAACGACGACTTCTCTAATAAATTTCTATCTGTTGGTACATATATTCTATTGTAAGGAAAGCTTATTTCGGAAACAATTTCAGTATCCATTATCTGGATTGGATGGACGAGTTCAGTAGTTACTTTCTTACAAGTAACCGAATTGATATTTATATCTTCTAATCTAGTCACTTGTCTAGAAAAAATAAAACCTACTTTTGCACCATTATTGGAGTGCTCATGAACATTAGCATTATTTGAATTATGTGTTCCGATATAATAATCATCAACACTGATGTCGTGATTGTTACAATCAATTATATGATCATTTGTAATATCATAAATATTGTTTGATATAAGATTGTCGTCTAATGAAAAATACTGTTTATCTTCAAATAACTGAATGCTTGTTGTTGTCGTATGTAAAGCTTTATTTGCTATGCTATCATATGTAACATTTACAACGTCATCCAATTTATTTTTAACTTCAATATATTGAAATTTTTTTAGTCCAGAATTGAGTGTATCAAAAAGCTGTTTTGTGTGTAGATATGCGTCTGTAAATTGGTTTTGTTTCTGTTTTTCATGGAATAAATCAACGTCTAAAGTATGTCTTTGTTTATTATTTGTGTATGAATTCACAAAAACAACGTAGGCAAAAAATATAATATATGAATACAGCATTCTTACATATAATATATAAAATAATTTCTATATTATATTTACTATTAATATCTTTAATGCTTAGCATTAGTAGTTAAAGTAGGGTTCAAACATATTTTTTGATCAGGGAAAACTTGTCCTGATAAACATTTGTCGTGTTCACCGATTTCAATGCATCCTCTACGGCCTTTATATTCACCTACCAAACACCAGCTTGTCTTAGCAGCAGTTATGGGTTTTTGTATGGGATTTGTAGAACTATCGGGTTGAGGACTATGCTTATTAATTGTAGAAATATTTAAAGAATTATCGAGTTGTCTTTGAGCGTTTTTGTCAACGTTGGCTTGGCTTGCGTTTTTTAATAAATCTCCTACTGAATGTAAGGTTCCTTGGGCTATGTCTACACCTACTTCTACTGTGTCGCCAACAATATCAGTTGTTTTGTTTATTACTGTTCCAGCAGTGTAACCAAAAACAGAAAGAATCTGTGTTATTAGTGGCGTAAAAATTTGGACAATAGATTGGAGTAATTCGCCAGCCATTGTTATTACGTTTATCCCTAAAAGTGATAGCAGCAATAGAATAACCAATACAATTATTATAGCGTTTTTATTACTAAATAAACTCCCCGTGGTTGGGGTTGAAGGAGGTCCTTGATAATTGTCCATGATTAGATTATATAATATAGTATATTATTTTTGTTATTAGTAATATAAAAATAATAATTTTTTTATAATTATGGAGGAAAATTGCAAATATGTTTCTAGTAGAGGTATATTAAAGTCATGTGATATGCATAGTTTAACCCCAGTTTCAAGTATTCCGAATTTAATAAACTATAATAAAAATGTATTCGAATCGGAAAACAACTGCATCATTTATATTTGCAATTCAGCAATCCGAGAATTCTGTAACTATTATCGCAACACGAAATGTAAAATCATATTAGTTTCTGGTGATTCTGATACCACACTACCTTATGATATTTTTTCTAGCGAAAAAGAGTTTTTTGATTTTATTGAATCAGATAATATAATTCACTGGTTTTCGCAGAATTGTGTTATAAAACATCCAAAAATATCTCAAATACCAATAGGACTAGATTATCATACACTTGCTAATCAAGATTATAAATGGGGACCTATGCAATCACCTATAAAACAAGAAGAAACACTAATTAATATTAAAAATAACGCACAACCTTTCTGGAATCGAAATGTGAAATGTTATAGCAATTTCCATTTTAATTTTTATAAGTTTGGACAAGATAGAATTGACGCAATTAATAAAATACCGCCTAATCTAATATATTACGAAAACTTTGAAGTTCCACGTGTAGAATCTTGGAAAAAACAATCGACATTTGCTTTTGTAGTGTCTCCTCATGGAAACGGACTAGATTGTCATAGAACATGGGAAGCATTGGCGTTAGGTTGTATAGCAATAGTAAAAAAATCTGCGTTAGATCTATTATATGACGAATTACCAGTGTTAATAGTTAATGATTGGTCAGATATAACTACCGACTTATTATATTCTACAGTTAATAACTACAAAAATAAGATTTTTAATTACAATAAATTAACTTTGGAATATTGGTTAAAAATAATAAAATGCAAAATGATTTAGAATTTACGTTTGATTTATACTTATATTTTATAACACTAATCTAAAATGAGTTTTTTTAGTTTTATAGAGACATTCTTTTTCTTGACTTTAGGAGTTACGTTTGTTTTAATACTGCTTTTGGTTTATCACTTTAAGCAAAGGTTATCTGCTCTTGAAAGTAAATGTGATACAGTTTTTGAATTAATTTCGAATATTGTTAAGGAGTTAGCAGTAGTCCGTCAAGCTCAAAATAATAATATGGTACACCAAATGAGTATGAATACATTTAATGTAGAAGATATGAGAGAATTAACTAGAATCGTGCACCCATCAATGAGTCCTAATGAAGTAGTTGAGAAGATAAAGGTTTTAGAAGAAGATTTTGACGAGGATGAAGAGGAAAGTTCAGAAGACGAAGATAGTGAAGAAGGTAGCGATGATGGTAGTAAGGATAGTGGGGAACCAAGTGAATATGATGATATGCCACCCCTTATAAATGGAACATTTGAGGTAGATGATGACGTTCCTTCTAATATAAAGATTGTAAACGTTCCTATCAGTGAAAATATTGAAGATTATATCGAACCGGTTGAGCTAGACCAAGACATTGCTGACTCGGAAAATAACGACCAGCTAGAACCTGTCGAATTGCAAGAACAAGAAGAAACAATTCATGTAGAAAAGTTGGAAGAAGTAGAATCTTTAGAAAATAATGAAGAGAGCAATGATTCACAAAAGGATTCGAAAGAGGTATATAATAAGATGAGCGTTTCAGAATTAAAGGCATTAGTTATTACGAAAGGATTGTCAAGTGATCCCAGTAAGAAAAAGAAGAACGAACTAATAAAGTTACTAGAAACAACTGAGAATTAAAGTATCAACCTGATAAAATAATATATAAAAGAATATTATATATTATAAATGTTTTCTTATTATCAACCCGAAAAATTAGAAAGTGCTTATCCAATAATTAAAGAAACCATACCTAGATCTTCTTTAGGATATGGTACGAATAATAAATACCCTGAATTTCCTCCATTAATGCAAGACGGTCGATCAATAGTATCTTCGTGGCAGCCAGAAGCAATTATAAACGAAGATTTAATACAAAGCAATAACATTAAATCGAACTGGCAATATCGTAAATATTTAACTAATAATGCAAAAGATATTATGCAATACAACTTTCGCGAATCCTGCAATGATGTAGGGTATTACAAACGTCCTATTGATTTGCCTAATATGCAATCTAATAAGGTATCAAATTTGGGAGGAACACCTTACTCTTTCTCATCCGTGCTTGATAATTCAAAACCTTTTGGATACCATACGAGTGACTTGAAAGAAGTTTATTTGAGCCGCGAACAGTTAGATGCTCGCAAAATCTCACCGGTTATTACACAAGAACAGCTTATTAAAAATATTAACTAATAATGCCCTTATAATTACAAAAAATTGATTGTTATTTTTTAATTATAACGTTAAACAACCAATAAAATCATGTCTCGTATCAGTGACGTTGAAGCCATTACTAATGTGCTCAAGAGCAATCCCCAATTGCTCGAAGAACTCCTCTCTACTAGTATTAACCTGAGAGAGAATGTAAAAAAGTATAAGATTGATCGCGACCGCGCCATGGAAGACAGTATTTATCAAGTAAAAGCCAAGGGGAAAATTGACTTTTCGCCAATACAGCTTGACTATATTAAGAATCTACCAAATAGTGACGAATTCATTGACTCACTCAATATACCGGTAGATGTCAAATGTGATATCAAGTGGATGATAGAGAGAGTGAATGATCCTTCTGTTGGAAATGATTATAATCCAATGATGTTCGTTGTACTTCAGGAAGACACGAATCTTATTGAGACACTTAAGAAGTGTAATAAAAACTGGGAACAAACTATGGGATTTCTAGCTAAAAAGTAAATATCTGCGTGTGCATCTTATTCGTTTCAAATAAAAATTTATATTCTTGTAATCTTATAAAGAATATTTTTTATGAAGATCATAAGTTTTGACGTTGGAATTAAGAATATGGCATATTGCATCTTTGATATATCTGCAACACAGCTTTCTATTGAGGGTTGGAATGTTCTCAATCTATTAGAGGAAGAAACCACGAGCGAAATATGTAGCCAGATTATTCCAGGGAAAACTAAGAAAGTTTTACCAAAACCATGCACAAAGATAGCAAAATATAAGAAAAATGGGCAATGCTATTGTGAGAAACATGCAAAAAGTTCTCAGTTTATCATTCCAAATAAGAAGAATTCGCTAACACATTTAAAAAAATTAAAAGTAGATGAATTAACTAAGCTTTATATTAGCATCTTTTTCACGGAGTCACCAAAACTTAAAAAGGATATTTTAGATAAAATAGTAGATTATTACGAAAAAACAACTTTTGAACCTATTATAAAAAAGAAATCTAAAAATGCATCAGATACAGATTTAATTACTGTTGGTAAAAACATGAAAGAATTACTGAATAACGTTGAGAAAATATATGATGTGACTCATGTTATAATAGAGAACCAAATATCTCCTATAGCGAATCGCATGAAGACAGTTCAGGGTATGTTAGCGCAATATTTTATTATGAAAAATTCAGATATTCATATCGATTTTGTTTCTTCTGCGAATAAATTAAAGAATTTTAAGCCATTGGAGAATACTTTAATAGAAAATAATGAAAGCGGATATAAAAAAAATAAGAAAGATGGAGTTCAGTATTGTCAGCAGTTATTAGATTCAAATCCTGGTTTAAAAAAATGGGAAAGTGTATTGAATACAAAAAAAAAGGACGATTTAGCTGATTGTTTTTTACAAGGAATGTGGTATATTCAGAAAAATATCAATATAAAATATAATGGCTGATAATAGATATTCTATAGTAATAGATGATTATAAATTTACATTATTGTTTAAATGTGTATTTAATAATAGAACAAACGTTAAGATAGAGAGCGAATTAATTAACCCTCCTGATGGTATTGACCCGGAAAATAAAAACTTGTTTGGTATATATTTCTGGGTTTACCAATCCAAAAGTGAATTGGGACTCTGGCGTTTTTGTTCTAGACAACGTTATGATAATGTTATATTATTTAAAGGAATAGATTATGTACAAACTACAATATTGCATTTATTACTACAACGGTTTATTAACGAAAATATAACAAATTTAAGGGAATTAAATCGGTCACTTGTATTATTATTGAATAATAATAGTATACCATATTATAAAGTAGAAAAAACAAATTTTGATGTATCTAGTCCTTTTGAATGTAGTGGTATGGAATATTATCCGGATATTTATAACAAAATAAACCATATTGATAGAAAAGTGATTATAAACCCATTTAGTAACATGGAAATAAATTTACCATGCGGTGTTAAAGATAAAGATATTAATGAAAAACTTAAAAATTTCTCGGATGGATTAGAAAAACTTTATACTATTGGTACAGTAGAACTTATAACGCCTAATTTTTATAATAATTTTCAAAAAAAAATTCAAATTAGTGGAGAAATATATCGTGTCTCACTTATAAAAAAGAGGGTTTTTAATAATGATTTTAGTAGTATTTATTTATATTTTCTTAAGGCGAAACTGACTCCCATCGAATGTATACTAGAGAAAAAAATGGGTGATATGTATGAACTATTTGAAGATAAAATAAAAAATGTATGTAGCATTAAGGAACATTATATGCCTTTTTTACTTACACCAATCGATAGCAAATGTAATTTTGCAGGACTCTATAGTAAATATATATCTTCCGGTGCATATATTTGTAAGTTATTTGATTATTCTTCTTACAAGTATAAGCAATGTACAGATGAAGAGGTAAGATTTGGCCAATGTGATGAAAAGTATAGCTATATTGGATCACGATATAGTAATTTATTTCCTTTCCCTCAATTAAAAGCCATAGAAGTAGAAGAAGACGAGAAAGAAAAGTATTGGTTACCTGGGCATGCTGGTGGCGCAAAAAAAAGAAGGAAAAGTATGAAAAGAAGAATAAGTAGAAAAAAACATTGTCGACGTTCACGAAAATAATAATTTACTTCGCGTATGATTTAAAAATAAATATTGTATAAATATCATAATACGATGGAAGTTATTGATATTGGTTTAAGTGATTTAGAACCTGTTTCTTTAAATTTTAATGAATCAAAACCAAGTGTTAATTTTGGTTCGGGAATTGAGTTATTGATGAACGACAAAAAAAGATCATCTAGTAGTTTAAATATTGGTTTAGGAGAATTAGATACTCTAGAAAGCGAATTAAATGAGATTTCTGGTGCAAACACATCTTCGTCGAATAATTGGACTAGCGATACTAAGACATTAAGCGGGTTCGCATCTAACCTATTTGGTTTTAGCGCTGAACAACCTAAGAATGTTTCCATGAACCTAGATCCGGAGCCAAATGACTCAAATATTGGAGCTGCAACTCGCGAAAGCATTGGAAATACAAGGACATGGGATGGTTTTACGAAAATGAATGAAATTCCAGTATCTTCTAGCACTGCTAATATTAAGATGTCTGACAGAGAACGCCGTCGTAAGATGCGAACAATGATTAAAAAGTTGGAAGAATGGTACGCAAAGGGATTAATAAAGCATAAGTCAAATTTCGATATGGACTCTTCTTACGAAGAAGTTGAGGATGAATATGAAGGCGCATTAGAAGACAAACGTAAAAAAGATAGTGTAAAGTTGCAAGGATGGTGGTTCATGACTTTTATTAATTCCATGGAATACGCAAACGCTGCATTTAACCCGTTTGATTTAAATTTAGATGGGTGGGGAGAACAAGTAAGTGAGGACATTGATAGTTATGAAGAGATTTTTAGTGAATTACATGATAAATATAAGGGTGGTAAACTCGCTCCTGAGATATCATTATTATTACGTGTAGGGTTTAGCGCAGCGGTCCTTAACTTTTCTAATAAAGCATTATCTAGTGCTACTCCTGCATTTAACGACGTAATTAGACAAAGCCCTGAACTTATGAAAATGTTTACCAATGCAACTGTTAGTAGCATGAGTCAAGCATCACCTGGCTTCGCAATGGCTAATAATCTAATGCAAGAACAAGCTAATAAACCACGTGGACCACCACCCCCTGCTCCAGTAGAAACAAAATCGCAACCACCTCCTCAGAGACCAGGAATGGTATTTACTGAAACTCCTAACAGTCGCCCAGATATTGCAGCTGGACGTGGAGTTATGTTTAGAGAACAAGGAGCAGAAGTGAATTCAGGTTATGAGCGTTTAGATGAGCCACAACGTAGACCTATGCAACAACCACAAACTAGACCCGAAATGAGAGGCCCTCAATCAACAGATATTGATAACATATTGGCAGGATTAAAGACACGCAATGTAAATATCCATGAACAACCCAGGGTAGAGACGGTTACTGAAGATGATTCTATGATATCTATTGGTTCATTAAGAGACATGAACGGAGCTAGTATGCCGAAGCGTTCTCGTAGAAGAAATGGTTCAAATAAAAATACGATATCACTAGATATCTAATCGAAGAACCCTCATATAAGAATATAATAAACAATAATTTATTATATTATTCAATAATGTACTTATTAATAAATTGTGTACGTTCATTAGGTCTTAACAGACCCCATATAATCTTTATTTTCCGTTCTATATTTATGTCAATATTTCTATGAAAACAAATAATAACAATGTTTATAAGAAATTCCTCGTTTTTATTTTTAAGGCAAAAATGTCTACGTAATACAGTATCAAATATATTTTCTATTCCATAACTTGGTGATATATTTATATATAAGAATCTTAATAAATCGTGTAATAATATAATTTCATTAAATTGTGTCATATAAATACTTTCAATTAATGAGTAATCCGTTACAAAACTACGAATATCATTTAAAAACTTTATTGGTTGTAGTTTATATGTATAAGGTAAAATATGGTTTATAATTACATCTTCGGGTAACCTATCGATGTAAATTTTATTAAGTTCTTCGGGCATATAAATATACATTACCTCTATTTATTATATTTTTCAATAAGGTCAATTAATAATATAATAATAAAAACAATATTATATTGTTATGTGTGGAATAATAGGTTATTTAGGCAACAACAACTATAAAGAGTTTATATTATCCGGCTTAAAATTATTACAAAATCGTGGTTACGATTCAGTAGGAGTAGGAACTATCTCAAATCAATCCTTAGAGACAATCAAATATGCATCAACGAATACAAACGATGCCTTGTTTTTATTAGAAAATATACTATCTAATTCCCCTCAAAATAGTCATGAAAATTTAGCAATAGGACATACAAGATGGGCTACGCATGGTGGGAAAACTGATCTAAATGCGCATCCTCATCATGACAATAGTAACCGAATATCTCTAGTGCATAATGGTATCATTGAAAACTTTCAAGAATTAAAAGCTAAACTTACCGTGGACGGCTATTTTTTTAATTCACAAACAGATACAGAAGTGATTGCTGTTCTTATAGGCAAGTATTTAGACCTTAAATGCACGATGGAAGACGCAATAAAAAATACTATAGAAGAATTATCAGGGACATGGGCTCTTGTTATTCTTCATAAAGATTTCCCAAATAAATTATGGATGGTTAGAAACGGGTCACCTCTTTTACTTGGAATAGATGACGATTTTATAATGGTTGCTTCTGAACATATAGCATTTGGTAATTATTGTAAAACATATATAGATCTAGATAACCATGATATCGTCGAGATTACAAAAACTGATAGAACAATAACGTATAGCAAAAATATTCAACGCTATTCTATAAAAGAAAAACCTACTGATGTAATTGAACTAGCGCCTACAAATTACGATTATTGGTTAATAAAAGAAATAATGGAACAACCACAAGCCATTACGAGAGCACTAAACAATGGTGGCAGAATAGAAAGCAACATTACTGTAAAATTAGGAGGGTTAGATAATTGTAAGAGTAGATTATTAGAGATAAACCATCTACTAATATTGGGATGCGGAACTTCTTATCACGCTGGGTTATGGGCATTAGATATATTTAGACAACTAGATATATTTGATACTGTTTCTATTTACGATGGAGCTGAATTTAAAGTTCGAGATATTCCAAAAAAGGGGAAAACTGCTGTTATTTTATTATCCCAATCCGGTGAGACAAAAGATTTGCACCAGTGTATTCAAATCGCAAGAGATTACGATATGTTATCAATCGGGGTTGTTAATGTTATAGATTCTTTAATCGCTAGAGAAACTGATTGTGGAATATATTTAAATGCTGGAAGAGAAGTTTCTGTTGCTTCTACTAAATCATTTACAAACCAATGCATCGTGCTAACAATGATTGCTGTTTGGTTCTCACAAAATAGGGGTACACATATAGAAAAGAGAAAAAAAATTATTTCAGATTTACGAAAACTATCGTTTCAATTAGAAGCTATGTTTCTGTTCGATAATTTAGAAAAAGTAGAGGCAGTTTCGCATAGGTTAAAGGAAGCAACCAGTATATTTTTGTTGGGGAAAGGAAGTTCCCAAGCAATATCAATGGAAGGCGCGTTAAAATTGAAGGAAGTAGCGTATATTCATTCAGAGGGATATAGTTCTTCTGCATTAAAACATGGGACATTTGCTCTAATAGTTCCAAAATTACCAATTATTATTTTTGATATTGATGAAGAACATCGCCCCAAAAACCAAAATGCTTATCAAGAGGTTCTTGCTAGGGAAGCAGAAGTAATACGTATAAGTGATGAAGAGAAAGGAGATTTAATTATTGAAAAAAACCATACATTTGGCGGAATCCTTGCAAATGCTTATATTCAATTGCTTAGTTACTATATAGCATTGGAAAAGGGACATAACCCAGATTATCCGAAGAATTTGGCAAAAGTAGTTACTGTTTTTTAATTATTAAAGTAAACAATATTAAAAGAAAATTTAACTATTGTTTATATGTGGGAAGACAATGATAGAAATTACTACATGCAATGTAGTTTACACAATATGGGTCAGATAGGGAATGATAGTTTCTCAGAAGAGATTACTAAATATGCTTCAGATACTAATAATAAAATATTTCTGGAGATAGGTACATGGAACGGGCTCGGTAGCACAAAAGTATTTGTGGATTCGCTTAAAAATAGAAGAGATGATTATGTATTTTACAGTATGGAATGCAATAGCGATAAAGCATATTATGCATCGAATCTCTATAAAAACTATAAAAAGGTACATATTTTAAACGAAGTATTATGGAATGAAGAACCTGATGATTTTTATGAAATATTTCCTCAATGCAGATCGAACGAAATGTTTAAGTTATGGAATGAAGTAGATATGGTGAATATGAAGAAATGCAAAATATTTTTAGATAGGGGAAACATAGCAGAAATATTTGATGTTGTTTTATTAGACGGTGGCGAATTCACAACGTATTATGATTTTCAATTATTAAAAAACAGATGCAGGATATTAATGTTAGACGATATTAATGTAGATAAATGCAGATTAATAGTAAGAGAAATTGAGAATAATCCTTATAAATGGAATGTTGTAACCAAAAACATTCATGTAAGAAATGGATATCTTATTGCTGAAAGAATTAACTTAGGAGTTCCAATTTAGTTAATTCTAATTGTGTATTCACACCACTTATAAATTTATTTTCATCTTTCTCAATTAAATAAGTATCGATAGAAATATTTGTGTTATGTTTTATTAATTTTACAATATCTGTTAAATAGTATTCACCTTGAACATTATTTTTATCGATCATTGGAATGTATTTCTTTAATAATTTGCTATCTATCAAATAAATACCAGAATTAATAATTGTTATTTTTCGCTGTTCTTCTGTGCAATCTTTTTCTTCTACTATTTCAGTAAATTCTTTGTTAGAATCATAAACTATTCTACCATATCCTGTTGGATTTTCAAAGTTTGCTACTAAAATATTAGCTTGGTAACTATTTTCTATAAATTTTTCTAATAATTTTTTATTAATAAGAGGCATATCCCCATTCAATATTAATGAAAGGGAATCACTATGATAGAGTGGTAAACATATTTTAATAGCGTCACCAGTTCCTGTTGGAACTTGTTGATTTACAAAATGAACACTATTAATGTCAATATATCTTTTTAGGGTATCTCTTATTAATTCATGATGTTTTCCAGTGACAATAATAATTTTTTGTGGATTTAATGATAAGGCAGTTTGTACTATTCTTGCTAACATTGGTTTATCCTTAAACATATGAAGAACTTTGGGGATATCGGAATTCATCCTCTTTCCTTCCCCTGCGGCTAAAATAGTAACAATTAGTTTATTCGACATATATACATAATAATTACATTAATATAACTATTTTTACGAAATATTTATATTAAATATATTGTTTCAAACTTTATTTTTTTTGAATTCGTTCCATGATATTTTTCTAGATTCTACTAACGGAATACGTTCGGCGTCGTGTTGTTTATCAATATTATCTGCTCGTTTAGTTGCGGAATCAATATATAGTTCTTTTAGTATCTTACCAACCATAACAGATCCTTCGTGTTGATCTACTTTACTATCTTCAATTAACTTTAAAACAGTTAACAGTTTTGTCATAATAGTAAGATCTATCTCATTCTTTACCATTTTATTAAAGATATCAGTATAGTTATTGAACAAAAAAGTGCATTCTTTCTGACAGAGTTCAGAAAATTCAGCTTCGCCCATGGTAGGATTATTATTTCGCATAGTATCTATTTTACGGACATCATCGCGTATTAACGTGCTATGTTTAAGATTCCGAATACTTTCTGTGTTGTTATCGCAATCAGATTCGTCAATAAGCTTTTTAAGGTTTAGTCGTTCTTGTTGATTTAACTGAGACATATAAATAACAAAATATTATTTTTCTATATTATTCTAGCGACAATATAAAAATATTTAGGCCAAATATTAGAGAACATTATTATCTTATTAAATTGTATAGTAAAAATGAAATCGAGCACATTTAATATTGTAGCAGCGATTGTTGTTGTTTCTGTCATTATAATTAGTATGTTATCTTCTTGCTGCAGAGTTCAACCTTACGTTCGTGATTCACTATTCTCTAATCAATATTCATATGAGGGATTCGGAAATATGGAGTACTCGCATAATACTGGTGGAGTTAGCGATTCCTCGATAAATGATTATTCATTGTCTGCTGGGTCAGTAGATTGCAAAAAAGTAGACGGATTCGATGGCCTTTTTTGCAAACCTTTTGTGGCAGATTCTGCCATTGATAAATTTTCGAGCGTGCAAGGCGATGTAAAAAATATTGGTCAAAGCTCTGGATTATCTAATTCCAGAGGCGGATTGGTATTAGGCAGCGATCTCACAAATTTATTGCGCACTCGCGGCGGTAACCAAACTGGTGGAGCTGATCAGATTGGTTCAAAGTAAATAATTTATGCGTTAGAAAACGAATAAATTATTATTTTCGTAAATGTTTACTAGGTTTCTTCGCAGGTTTCTTGACAGGTTTCTTCGCGGGTTTCTTCGCAGGTTTTTTGACAGGTTTTTTCACTGCTTTCTTAATTGGCTTAGGTCTTCTTAATACTTTCTTAACAGGTTTATCTTTGTTAATAATTGTTTTAACGTTTTTCACAATACCTTTAACGTTTTTCACAATAGATCCAACCTTTTTTACACTCTTAGCTACATCATTTACTCTTTTAGATACAGTATCTACACCTTTAGAAACAGTATCTGCAATGTTATCATTTGAATCGCTATATGCAGTTTCCGAATAATTAGGTTCCGACGAATCAGGTTCAGATGAATAAGATGTGGATGAATAATCGGTTGTTCCTGTATCATAAGAAGAAGAACTACCATAATCTCCTCCACCATACTGCAGTTCTCGCGTATAATCGCAATAACTATTTCTTAGAAAAATGCTAATAAATAAAAAAATAGAAAAGAATTTCATAATATAGATACTATAGATAATTATTTCTCTAGATTATTTTTCCGGGAATGTTTTATAACATAGTTCGCAGTAGAATATCTTTTTGCATGACTCGGGTGCGGTATCAATATAATCCTCAACGATTTCGTGTTGGCAATATTTCTTTAAATAATCATTTGCTAGCTTAACAATTAGTGAGTATTCTTTATTCTGCAAAGAGATAGGTAATCCACCTAAATACGCCAAAGCCCTTGACATTAATTCTACGTCGCAGTGTTGGGAATCCATAAAAAATATAATTAATACAGTATGTCAATATAATTTTATATGTTTTATCAAAATTGTTTTAGAGATGGATCTTAAACGTACATCGCAAACAAGCTCTGATTCTGGCGTTCTTCATTTTTAATCAGAATATCGACTACCTTCTTTGTTACAGTAAACGGGAACTTTACTTCCAATTCGATATCCTTCCCGAAAATCGTCGAATCTGGCTTAACTAGACGGAACAGATTCAGCTTAGTGTAGATGATCTCCAAACAACGCTTCAAGTTACGAACGCCAGCTTCCTCATTCGTGAGCGAGGAATTGGAAATAATGTAATCAAGCGTCTCGTTCGGGATAACAATATCTTCGTCACTGAAGTTTACTTGTTCGCGAATCTTTGGTAGCAAGTAGTTTGCGGAGATAGTGACCTTCTCCTTAGCTTCGTATCCCTTCGTCTGAATTCTGTACATTCGGTCTCTTAGAATAGGATTCACCTTACTCTCGTCGTTGTAACTAAAGATAAAGAGACACTTGCTCAAGTCAAAGTCAAGCTCAGAGAAGTACTTATCGTGGAATTGACTGTTTTGCGAGGTATCCGTAAGGTGAGTAAGAATGCCAACAATCTCTTCGCCTCTAGGAGTATCACTAATCTTATCAAGCTCATCAAAGTAGATGACAGGGTTCATGCACTTGCTATCAATCAAGATCTGCACAATCTTACCCCATGTACTTCCTTCGTAGGTGTAAGAATGGCCTTCCAAAAAGCTTGCGTCGCCGGTTCCACCGAGAGCGATGAACGCGAATTCACGTCCAAGAATCTTACTAATGCCCTCCTTTACGAGAGTTGTTTTTCCAGTGCCCATTGGCCCCTTAATAGCAATAGCAGTTCCCATAGCCGAAGGGTTAGCAATCCATTGTCCGATCATCTGCATAATCTGAACCTTAGCATCATTAAGCCCAAACACGCAGTCGTCCAATGTCTTCTTGGCATTCTCCATAAAGTCATGGCAAATATCAAGTCCATCATCCATCTTAACCGATAGATTCTTGTAGGTTCCAAATGGAATTCGCATGAACGTATCTACCCAATTCTTGATCTTGTAGTACTCGTTATCACCAGGATCCATTCCTCGGAGGACGTTAAGCTTCTGCATAGCAATTGCCTTGAACTTGGGAGGCATATTTGCATCTAGTAGAGCCAATCGGTATGGCCTCTCAATGTTAATGTGAGAGTTAATCTCCTTCAAATCCTTCATGATGCGGAGCTGTTCCTTGTTCGAAAGCTTCTTCTTGAAATAGTCGATCTCATTGGTTCGCTTTTTATCGTCATGGATAAGCTTATGGTAGGTCTTCGCGTTCTTGGTGCGCGCCTTCTTAATAAGCTTCTTGATTGAACGATTGCACTCGCTAATTGCCTTGCGCAGAATCTTACTCTTTGGCTTCTTCTTCAGCTGATCAGTGAGGTTTTTCTTCGTATCAACAAGCTCCAAGTACTCTTGTTCGACGTCGGTAATCTCTTGCTCTTCTTCGGAGACGGTTTCCTTCTTGACAGGTTTCTTCTTAGCTACTTTCTTTTTGGGTTCGCTAACCTCTCCTTCCTTCTCAGGAATGTCGAGCTTCTCGTACTTCTCTTTCATAAACATCTGCTCGTCATCGCTGTCGCATTCTGCGTCATCATCTTCTTCGTTGTATGCGCATTCGTCTTCTTGACCATCCATGGTGAACATGATACTGTAGAATCCCTTCTCTTCATCCTCCAATTCTTCCTCATCCTCATCATCTTCATCTTCCTCATCTTCCTCCTCCTCTTCCTCAACACGCTTCTTCCGAGGTGATGGCTTACCTTTCTTCTTAGAATCTTTCTTGGGCTCTTTCTTTTTTTCAGAGGACTTGACTTTGTCAGACATGTACTTAGAAGGGAACATCTTAGACAAGAGTTTGCGGAACTCTCCCTTGTTCATGGGCTCGTCATCATCTTCATCCTCCTCATCCTCCTCTTCCTCATCATCCTCTTCATCATCATCATCCTCATCCTCGTCAGGGTCGTAGGTCGAATCAGTGTCTTCCTCTTCGGAATCTTCATCATCGTCTACCCATACCTCTGATTCGCTATCTGAATCGGGTTGGTTTTTCTTGAGATTGGTCTTGGACTTGCCACGGAGATTCCTCTTCTTGTCAGTCATTTTCTTAACCATGTTTTAGAATAAAACGGTAAATCTAGATTGTTTATCATGCAATTAAATTTAAATTCATGATCAATTTTTTGGCAATAATTATGTTTAAAAATATAATTATTATTATATATAATGAAAAAACGAACGTTTAAAAATAAAAAACTAAAAGGCGGTGATTGCTGTCGTTTTGAAAGACAAGGTAGAGCAGGAGAATGTCCAGGAGGAGGTAGTCGCGAAAATGAAAGGAATAATTTATATGTATATTTAGGAAATTGGCAGCTCGAAAATGGGGAAAAAGTAAGGATTGGAATTACTCGTCATGCTTACAAACATATGGACGCAATAGGAATTAATTGTTACAGCACAATGGAGTTGGTTAATTGGTTAAAACAAAATTTAGAAAGCGCAAAAATATGGGGACAACCTTTTGCTACAGGAGAGAACCTTGGCGATTTTTTATCTAGGCGGCGTGATTTTACAAGACCAATGAGCAATTTAGTTTTTAAAGCTTATCAACCTAACCCAATAGTTCCACCCAATGTTGATCCTGGTTCAGTAGTTAAATGTAGAATATTATTTAATTGTTCTAGCAGAGGTCCTTCTCAAAATTTAATTTCAGAAGAATGCATTGGCGAAGCCAGATCTTTTGAGAGAGGTGATCCACCAAGATTAGTAAGTATTTTTGAAGTGGTAAAACTTACAGGAAGGGGGGATCCAGTTTATGATTGCAATTTTAATGATGAACATTTTAATGGCGTTAAACCTTGTCCCGTATTAAATGCACTGCCACAGCAAGTTACAATAGAAGATGAGGAAGAAAAATATTGGATTCCTGGTCATGCGGGCGGTTCAAAAAAAAGAAGGACAAGTAAAAGGAGGAACAATAGAAAACCCAATATTCGCCGATGATCGAATCAACTTTTTATTCTCAATGAAAAATTGATTTAAACTAATATAAAAAATATAAGCGTTATAGTATAGGACTAAATAGAATGTCGTCGCAACGTTCTAAATTAAATGATTTTAAACCCCCCTCCAGAATTATTGGTGTCCAATTTAGTATGTTATCGCCAGAAGAAATACGAAAAAACTCTGTAGTAGAAGTAACTTCCCGGGATACGTATATTAATAATAAGCCAATTGCAGGAGGTCTATTTGATCCAAGAATGGGAGTATTAGAGCCAGGGCTTATCTGCCCAACTGATGGAAAGACATATATCGATACACCTGGTTACTTTGGTCACATAGAACTAGCGCGTCCAGTTTTGTTTATCCAACATATTAAAGAGATAATGAAGATATGCAAATGTGTGTGTTACAAATGCAGCAAACTTTTGATCAATAAGAATAAACATAAGCATATTTTAGATAAGCAAGGTTCTGACCGATGGGATTATGTAACAGCTGCTTGTTCAAAAGTGAAGCGTTGCGGTGACTCTTCAGATGATGGTTGTGGTTGCAAACAGGCCGACAAAATTAAACTCGAAGGAATGTCTACAATTCTGGCAATATGGGAGAATATTGAAACAGAAGCTGAATCCGAGAGCAAAAAAATTACTCATAAATTAACTCCGGAGATCATTTTGAAGATTTTCAAGCGCATATCTGATGAAGATATTTCATTTATGGGGTTTAGTCCGCTATGGTCGAGACCGGAATGGATGGTTTGTCAAGTTCTACCTGTTCCTCCTCCAGCGGTTCGTCCTTCGGTCAAGCATGATGCACAACAGCGTAGCGAAGACGATCTGACGCATATTTACAGTAATATTATTAAAACAAACAAGGACTTGGCTGATAAGATTGCTAACAACGCATCCCCCAATGTCATAGAGGGTCTCACTACTGTTCTTCAATACTTCATAGCTATGATTGTAAACAATAAGGTAAAGGGAGCAGTTCCTATGGCTCAGAGATCTGGTCGTCCTCTTCAATGTATCATGGGTCGCCTTAATAGTAAGAATGGACGTATCCGTGGTAATCTGATGGGTAAACGTGTAGATTTTAGTGCTCGTTCCGTAATTACAGGTGATCCAAATTTGTCTATTCGGCAATTGGGTGTTCCTAAAAAGATTGCTATGAATCTTACCAAACCAGTAACTGTGAATGACCTGAATCGAGATTTCCTTATGAAGCTTTTGCAAAATGGTCCAGAGGAGTATCCAGGTGCTAAAATTTTGGAGCGAAAGAATGGTGAGAATATCTCGCTGCGTTATGTTGATCGCTCTTCGATACGACTGGAGAATGGGGATGTTGTTCATCGCCATATGATGGATGGAGACGCAGTGCTTTTCAATCGTCAACCTAGTTTGCATAGAATGTCAATGATGTGTCACATCGTGAAGATTATGAAGCGCGGTGACACATTTAGAATGAATGTTGGTGACACAAAGCCATACAATGCAGATTTTGATGGTGATGAGATGAATATGCACATGCCGCAGAATGTTCTCGCAGAAACAGAACTTCGGCATTTAGCGGCGATCCCATGGCAGATGATTAGTCCATCTGCTAATGCCCCAATTATTGGTATTTATCAAGATTCGTTATTGGGATCTTATCGGTTTACCAGACCAAATGTAAATATGTCTCCGAGAGACGCAATGAATCTGCTAATGATGTTTGATAAAGTAGATCCAAAGCCATTCTTGGAAAAGCGCGATTTGAAACAAGATATTACTAGTTTCGAGGTCCTATCTCAGATTCTTTCACCAATTACTCTCAAGTATAAAACAAAGTTGTATGAGGAAGAAGAGGACGCAAGCACATCGAATAATGTTCTTGAAATTCGAAATGGTAAGTATATTCGCGGTCAACTAGAAAAATCAGTTCTAGCATCTACTACGAAGGGTATTATTCATCGTGTGTGTAATGATTATGGAAATATGCAGGCATCTCATTTTATAGATGATCTTCAAAACGTAGTAACAGAATACATGAAAACTAGTTCATTTAGTGTTGGAATTAGCGATTTGATTGCTAATAAGGTAACTCAAGACAAGATTATTCAAGTAATTGCAGAGAAGAAGCATGAGGTTCAAACTTTGATTGAGAAGCTCCATCTTGGCATATTTGAAAACAATACTGCGCAAACAAACATGATGGAGTTCGAGAGCAAGGTAAATAATATGTTAAACGATGCTAATAATCAAGCCGGATCGATTGGTCGTAAATCATTGAGTAAGACGAACAGATTCGTTATGATTGTAAACTCGGGTTCTAAGGGAACACCAATTAATATTTCGCAGATGATTTCTTGTTTAGGCCAGACCAATGTTGATGGTAAGCGCATTCCTTATGGGTTTGATAGTCGCACACTTCCTCATTTCAACAAGTTTGACGATAGCCCAGGCGCTCGTGGATTTATTGAGAATTCTTATATTTCAGGATTGACCGCGCCCGAACTCTTCTTCCATGCTATGGGTGGTCGTATTGGTCTTATTGATACTGCAGTAAAGACAAGTCAAACAGGTTATATCCAAAGGCGATTGATTAAGGGTCTAGAGGATCTTAAGGTAGAGTATGACATGACAGTTCGTAATAATAAGGGAAAGATTGTCCAGTTCGCTTACGGCGATGATGGCTTTGATTCTACTCGTGCTGAAAATCAGATTATGCCATTGGTCGGAATGAGCACTGAAGATATCTATCTTCATTATGATATTATGGGTGTAAATGATCAACATAATGATCTATTTGAGATTTATACCAAGGGCACACAAACTCGTTTGCGTAAACAGCGCGCAGCAACATCAGAGTATTGCCAGAAATACATAGAGAAGATGATTGACGCAAGAAAAAACGTAGTTGAAGCTGTGTTTAATTACAAGAACGAGAATACTGTTAAGGTTCCTGTTTCGTTTCAAAATATCATTGCGAATATCCAAGGTCAGCTTAACCTGAACTCTAGTACAATTGTGGATATTACTCCTCTAGAAGCATTTGATCTTATCGAAGAATACTTCGGAAAATTAAAGAGGATTACTTATGTTCAACCAACAGCACTCTTTGAGATGTTGTATTTCTATTATCTTACACCCAAAGATCTTCTTGTTAATAAGCGATTCCATAGAGCAGCTATTATTATGGTGTTGGAAAATGTGCTTCTAAAGTATAAGCAATCTATCGTTCATCCTGGTGAAATGGTTGGAGTAATTGCTGGTCAAAGTATTGGCGAACCTACTACGCAGCTAACATTGAATTCAGTAACATATGAGACAGAGATACTTGTGAGAAACTCGAAAAACGAAATTAAGCGTGTGCAAATTGGTGAATTTACTGAGGAGAATATTAAATTATCTAAGAAAATAGATTATATGAAAGATAAAGACACAACTTACGCTGAACTTTCTGAATATTATGAAGTCCCAAGTTGCACAGAAGATGGAGTTACAGTATGGAGAAAAATAGAAGCTGTTACCAGACATCCAGTTATTAATGAGGATGGAACGAGTACTATGTTAAAGATAACAACGCTTGGAAATCGTGAAGTAATTGCAACAAAAGCTAAATCATTATTGCAACTCATCGATGGCAAAATTCAAGGAGTGAATGGTAAGGATTTGAAGGTAGGGGATTATTTACCTGTTTCTAAAAAAGCATTAGATTATTCCGAGAAATACACTCTAGATTTACGAGAATTGTTGCCTGCTTCAGAATACTTGTATGGATCTGAACTATCGAAAGCCAAGGAAGTAATGCACGAGAACCAATGGTGGAGTAAACATTCGAACAAGACATTTACTCTTCCTCATTCTAGAAGCGATTCAGTTTCTGTTCTATTCAAAGAGACAACTCGACTAGGAAGGACTGCCAATAAGGCAACTAAGATAAAGAACAATTGCGTTTATATGAAACTTATAAATAATTGCGATTACACTATTCCTGAGGTTATTAAATTAGATTATGATTTTGGTTATTTAATTGGTGCTTATTGTGCAGAAGGATGCATGACTAAACATCAAGTATCTATTGCGAATAACGATGATGAGTATCTGAAACCAATTGAACGTTGGTGCGAAAATCATAATATAACCACTAAAATATATTCAAATAAGAATAAAATTCAAGATGGTTGGACGAGTCAAGATATCCGTATTTATAACACAGTTCTGTGCAGGATTTTATCAAAGCTCTGTGGAAACTTAAGTCATAACAAGTATATTTCAGATAAAATTATGTTTTCAAACCGAGAATGTGTACTTGGATTTCTAGACGCGTATATTGGCGGCGATGGCTGTGTTCATCAACGCTCAAAGGCGGATGGTTCTGTAAGATCTGAAAATATCGGAATAACGTCGGTTTCACATACCTTATTAAAGAATGTGCAATTAATGTTAAAGAATCTAGGTGTTGTTGGAAAAATCTACAAGCCAAAAAAAGCTGTCAAGAATAACAGAGGAACTTTATCTGAAAATATTAAGCAACACTACGAACTCATCGTAGCTAATAAGCAAGGACAGAACTTAGCTCAACTTCTTAATATTAAACCAGAAACTAAAAATAAAAAATCTAAAAAGTTGCTATCTGAGATATTTAAATATGACTATTGCCAATCCGATATGAAGGTTCCTAATATTATAGATGGTAAACTTGTTATGGAAGACCGAAATAATTCATTACCAGACATTGAATTTGACCAAATAGTATCTATTGAAGAAGTGCCTAATACAACAAATTACGCGTACGATTTGACAGTAGAAGACACAAGAAACTTTGACTGCGAAAACGGGTTATGCATGAGAGACACTTTCCATTTAGCAGGTGTAGCATCGAAATCTAATGTTACTCGTGGTGTGCCAAGAATCGAAGAAATTCTTAGGTTAACTAAGAACCCGAAGAATCCTTCGATGACAATTCACTTGAAGAAGATTGATGAGGTCGAACAGGATAAAGCAACTAAATATGCGAATATGTTGGAACATACGAAACTAGTTGATGTAATTAAGTCAGTCCAAATATGTTTCGATCCAAACGATAAAGACACAACAATTATGGATGATCGATTGTTAATGGAACAGTACTATGAGTTCGAAGACATGATGAAAGGTTGTCTAGAAAACTCATTGGATTCTAATATTCAAAAATCCAAGTGGATTATGCGCTTGGAATTAGACGCAGATTCTCTTCTCGATAAAAACATCACAATGGATGATATCCATTTCGCTATTAACAGTAGTCATGGAAACGATATTTCTTGCGTATATTCTGACTACAATTCTAATAATTTAGTATTCCGTATCCGGCTTAATAGCAGTGTTTTCAATAAGAATAAGAAGCAAAAGGGTATTCCGGATACACTAGACCAATCAGATGAGATCTATATGTTACGTAACTTCCAAGAGGCGCTTCTAAACAATATTGTTTTGCGTGGTGTAAATGGTATTGTAAATGTAAATCCTCGTAAGGTTAAAAATAATATTAGTCGAGATGAAGGGAAATATGTTTCTAAGGATATTTGGGTTCTTGATACTACTGGGACGAATATGATGGAAGTTATGTCTATGGATTTTATAGATGTTAGTAGAACATATAGCAATGATATTAAAGAGATATTCGATGTACTAGGAATCGAAGCAGCTCGCCAAATTATCTACAATGAATTTGTTGAAGTCATGGAATTTAGTGATGTGTATATTAATTACCATCATTTAAGTTTGCTATGTGATAGAATGACTTCTACTAAGGGGATGGTTTCTATATTTAGATCTGGAATCTTGAATGATGACATTGGTCCGTTGTCTAAGGCAACGTTTGAGGTACACACAGAAGTTCTATTAGATGCATCGAGGCATGCTGATTTTGATCATATGCGTGGTGTCTCTGCAAATGTGATGATGGGTCAGATGGGAGTATTTGGTACAGGTTGCTTCCAATTAGTTTTGGATATGGATAAGATGAGAAACATGGAAGACCAAGAAGTAGACATTACTAATAATAAGGAGGAGATTGAGAAGTTGTTTGGTAAGTTGGAGGATAAGACAGATATTTGTTCTAAGAACAATATTGAGATTAATAATAACTTGAGCGCGATTAAACCAGTTGATAATGATGAATGCGCGGACGATAATTATGATATTGGGTTCTAATGAGGGGAACCAATGGTTCCCCTCAAACCCCTCCTTGATTTAATTTATTTTTTATTATGACCTTTCTATTTGGGTTCAACAATATATTAATTTTATTTTTAATTAAAAACAATATAGAAAAATGCGAGTATATATATCGTGCCCGGGTTTAGCTCAGTGGTAGAGCTTTTGACTGTAGTAGTTTACCGATATCAAAATGTCACCTGTTCGAACCAGGTAACCCGGAAAAGAACACACCTGTGTTCGGAAAAGAACACACCTGTGTTCGGAAAAGAATACTTGTGTATGTGTTCGGCACAAAAAAATATCAGCGCTAATGGTGTAGTGGTAACACGTAACCCTTCCAAGGTTGAGCTGGGGGTCCGATTCCCTCTTAGCGCAAAATTATGTTACACTAAGTGTGTAATATAATTTATTAAACTTGTTCTGTCAAAGGGACTTCATTTGAAAAGTTTTGATAAAATCCAGTATTCTTAGATGGGTTAGCTACATCATAACTAATACGTTGAACGTATTTATTATTTTGGAAAGGAACCATATCTTCAAAGTACTCATCTGTTAAAATAGAATTTAATAGAATAACTTCATCTTCGTTTACAGAATAATCTACATTAGAAATATTCAAATACTTTTTATCGTCTAACATAAATGTGCGTATCCTTTTATTACGTATTAACTCATCAGATATTCTAGCAAAATAAAATTCTTCATTATTAGTTTCACCGCTTATTAAATTCACACGAGGAAAACAAGTTTTACCGTATTTTTGTAAGCAGAATGATTTTAAATTTCCTTCCGATAATTCAAGAATATTATTTTTTATGTCCACATTAATATCTTCGACAAATGAAAATAAATTACGAGTTAAATGTCTCAGCAATATATCTACCTTTTTCATCTTAACAGTGTACAAATACTTTGGATTATCAATTGCTAAAATAATTTGCTCCCGAATTTCTCTGTAATTATAGTTATTTAACATATTGCGTATTTCTGTGCGAAACGATAGATAAAATTGCGTTTCTAATTTTATGTTTTTAACGCTATTTACGCGTGTGTCGTCTTGATTTTTACTAGTTGATAATACAGAATCTAACCTTCCTTTATTATAACCAACCCCATAATAAATAGGTAAATCATTCTCATATATGTCTTGTATTGGTTCGTTTATTTGAACGAATTGGTTAGTTATTGTTAAAATGCCAACGATAAGACCGTCTTCAATAACCTTCATCATAGGTTTGCATAATATTTTACCGTTAGATTCGACACTTATCTTCTCTAGCAAATCTTTTGTTGTAACATAATCCGACCATTCATTTGCGTTCATTATCTTTAATTCTATGTTCGGCAACTGACCAGAAGGAAAACATGGCAAATACACCTTTTTGTTTTCTTTAGTTTTTGCTATTAATGCGATTATTTTTCCATTATAATTCATAACTTGTGATTCTATTGCGAGACCCATTTCGATAATATTGTCATGAAGTAACCTCGCTGAAATATTTTCCTTATATTGATATTCGCCTGGTCGCGTCTTAAGTGGTTTACATTTTTTATCAGAGAGTCCGATAATTTTTGTGAATATTTGTTTAATTGTTTTTAATTCTTCTGTGCGAGCAACGTCGGTAAATATTCGGATAGGTTTCTCAGAATCTTTTTTGCTATTGCTATACAAATATATTGGTTCATAATATACGTCATGCTTTAGTATCAGAATAGTTCCACGATTCTTCTTATATATGTTTGTTGAATATGCGCTAGTTGGGCATAATAGATCAATATTATCTGTAATATCATTATGCATAATTTCTATGATTACCATATTTAATCCACCTTCAAATAGTAATGATTCTTCTGAAGATATTATATCCCATAAATAAGTATGATCAATAATAGAATCAGGGTCTTTTAAATAATTTTGAAAATTTTGGAAGGAAGATATTGAATCTTTTAAGAAAGAGTATTGCGATGGATCATACAAATCTATATGCTTATAAAAGTATGTGTTTTTATAATCCTCAACGTTTACGTCATCTATCTGAATTTTGCTAGGTTTGAATATAGAAGTTAAAGATCCATTATGTAGTTTCAAATAATCATCTAATGTGAGTATTTGTGCTATTTTTTCACGCATTCCTTCTATGCTTAAAAGCTTTTCTTCATGATAATCGCTATAAACGTCGGCGATAACTCCAATAAACGACTGGTTAGGCGATTCTTCTACACCGTATCTAAGCAATGGACGTTTTCCTTCTTGTATGTAAGAAGGATTACTTTTTATAACAAATTTGTTGTTTTTGGTATTTAAAAATCTCTCAACTGCGATCGGTAAAAATCCCCATCTATATTGTGGCACTGGAGTTCTTTCAATACCAAATATGTTAATTTTTCCTTCTTGCTTTTTCCTTTCCTTTTCTTTTTTAAGATCTATATCTTCCTTTGGTTTTGTTAATAAAACTGCTTCTGAAGCAACTTTCTCATCAGGTACTGTTTGATAAGATTCTTGCGATTTCTTTCCATCAGGTCCAGTTCTATTTGTGTTGACATCTACAAGACCACATTGTTGTCTGCGGGTTTGCTGCTGACTTAACGCTTTGCTTTTCGATGCCCAGTTATTATAACAACAAGGCACACACATTTTAGAATCTGGATGAGAGTGTTCTGGTTTAAACCCAGGTGAATGCCAAATATATTTACCAGTTTCGTCTTTATGATATTTATCATCTGTAAATTCGAAGATAAAATGGTCTTCTGGTGGATTTTTGGTATTGGCCTGCACTACTTTTCCTCCACAATCTCCTCTTTTAACTTCTTCTTCTGTCATTGGTTTGTTTGTCTTTGTGCACCAAAATCTCGGACATATATACCAAAACTGTTTTTTGGGATCAGAACCGTATTTTATTGCGTTGGTGTAAGCTCCTGAATGATCTTTGTCTATTTCTTTTTTCTCTTCATCTGTTAATATAATAGGTTGTAAACTTGCATTGGCAGGACATACTCTAGAATATGAGACAAATTTGCCTTGAGGTTTTTTTAGTATTAGATTAGGTTCTTTTTCCATCATTCGTTTAGTAAACATATTTGTTTTTACATCACGTTCTCCTTTGGCTCCGCCACTATTCTCTTCCTCATCTTCTTCTGGTAAGTAACCTTCCTCTTCTTCCTCATCATCTTCTTCTGGTAAATACCCTTCCTCTTCTTCATTTTCCTGAGATAATTCTTCTTTGTTTTCTTCTGATGGCTCTTCTAGTATATTAGAAACTATATTATTTTCTTCTTCATCCTCATCCTCATCTTCTTCATCTGGTAAATATCTATCTTCTTCATCTTCTTCATCGTCTTCATCTTCTAAAACAGCTTCTTCCAAAATAACAGGAGCAACGACAGGATTTTTCAATATAATATTATCTAATTTAACATCTTCTTCTACTGCACCAATTCTTGAACAGAGAGAAGATATACCCTCATTTAGGTGCTCTGGTATGTCTTGTGGATACAACAACATCCGAATTATGGCGTCAATATAAATATTCATAATGTCAATAAATTCGATAGAATTAATCTGGTCAATTCTAACATCTAATTTATTATCAAAAGGTGACTTGTATATAGATACAGGAAAACCAGGATTATCTACAACATCTAATTGTTTATTTACATATTCGCCATGGATACGTTGGTGTTGATTAAAATATTTTACTATCTCTTGTAATGCTTCTTCTTTACTCAGAGAAAAGTTTACTATTAGCGCATTTACTATATCACTTTTGCTATTTGATCTTTTAAATACTTCAGTAATCATAGACGATATAGCGTTCATTTTTTGGTAATTAGAAACCCTTATAAAATTTAAAATAATACCTTTTGAAGAATCAAGATCCGTGTCAGCTACATCAAATATACTCGTTAAACAACCGATAATTCTTCTAAAATTAATTGTTTTATTAGCAACAAGCATAAGATTATATTTTAGTTTAACAATCTCAACGTTCTCATCTTTTAACGAATTAAACCGCTTAATTTTATAACCAGATTTCTCTAGTATTTTATTTAATTTTATAATAATGGGATTTGTTACATTATAAATAATATTTTCTAACTTATTCATAGAAATGGGTTTATTTAAAATAGATCTAACACGCATATTACCGTTTGATTCTATTTCTAAAAATATGTCTATTTTTTCATTTTTAAGTGTGCTGTATTGTATGTAAAGAAGTATTTGATTGTTCTTTTTATTCTCTCTAGAAATAGTGCTGATTTGTTTTTTTTTCAACCATGGGATTTTCTTTCCATCCTTAGAAATAGATTCTGAATAAAAACGGAAAATTGCGTCACGCTTTTTTCCTGGGTTATATTTTATTAATGGCACAAATGGATAGAAAAAAGGTTCAGTTGTTCCTTTAGTCGCATGTATCTGTTTAAAAATAATATCTAAAGGAAGAGCTATCTCTATATCAGGATGTAGAACAATATCGAATGATAACACACCTTTCTCGGAATAGGGTATTTCGCTTTTTCTACTATTATAAATGTTATAGAGTAAATCAATAGTATCGTACAGTTGAAATGTAGAAGGTTTTAAAATATAGTTGTTTTGCGAAATAAGTTCTTGTTGTTTTTCATTAAACTCATCCTTACTATTTATGTTTAATTTATACAAAAGAGGGAAATACAACTGAATCATGTAAGAAAGGTCTATTGGTACTTTCTCTACTTTCGATCCATCCTGATAACTATATTCTGCAGAAACAGCATAATCACAAACATCTCCAGCGCGGCATACATATATAACATTATTGATTATTTCTCCATAATTCAATAATAGTTGATTCTCAAATGTGTATAGTTCATTCTCATTGCTAACAACAAACGCTGGTTCTGGATCATCTTTCTGCATTTCAACGTCAAATGGGTTTCCTGAAAATAACAGATCACGTGACCTAGAGAATCTTTGACCCAATGGTACAGAAACTTTATACATACTCTCTTTATTAATGTATTTTTTTAGATCTTCGTAAGAGTATGATACTTTATTAAGTTTTTTAAAATCGGAGTATAATGTGTTATCCATTTGTATATTAATTGCTAATTGAGAAAACAGTTTTCCAGTAAAAAGACCTTTCTGTTGAGTTAAAATCTTGATTGGGTCTACAGGTTGTTGTTGTTGAGAAAATAGATAAATTTCTTCGTAACATAACTCGTTTTTGCCTAGCTCATGTATTATTTTCTTTTTAATTGTGCGAATAGTATCGTCTTTATGAATCTGTTGAGAACTACTGTGAAATTCTGGTTGTGGTAAACTATTAAAAGTTTTTAATTCATCATCGCTAAACAATTTCTGTTTTATTTGGTCGTTAGTTATAGGTTGAGAATTGCCATTAAAGAGAACATATTTAACAGGTTTTCCTTGTGAATCTAATAGACATATAACATACTTTTGGTCCTCTGGTATTTCTATTATAGATTCCATTGTATATTATAAACTTATAAATTATGTATATTTGTTTTTCATTTATTATATATAAATGAAAAATTGTTACCTATTGTATATTGTTTCGTCTTGTATAAGATCTACTTCTTTTTTTGATACGAGTTTTATTATTTTTTTTCCCACCCGTCAAGAGTCCTTCGAACATACTATTTTTTATTGCATTTGATAATGGTAACAAAGGATATACATCTCTTTCTCGGCTATGCGCGTCACTGTTATAGAATGCTATCCGTGCGTCAGTTGCGGATTCTTCTGCCTGTTTTAAATTGATTAATTTCTGATTCTCGAGCTCGATTTCGTTAGTAGTCGTTAACCAATATTTTGTGTTTTTTTTAGAAACATTGTCATAATCATAAGACAACCATCCATAAAAATTAGGATATTCATTTAATGGTAGGCCGTCTGAACGTTCAAGAGTATAAAATATCTTTAAAGCTTCAACATAATTGTTTTTAGATACTAACTGTTTTATTTGTCGCAATTTTTCTTGCGGTATTTTATTGGCGTACCCAAAATCTATTATTAATACATTACCTAAAATTCCGTTATAGTAACCTGTAAACAGTTTTGGATTTACTAACATGTTCCCAACATGAAAATCTCCTTGCGAATAACCAGTTTTTAAAGCCAAATCTATAACCTTCAATCTTATCATGTTCTCGTACTTTCTAATATCGTCCACGCTTGTTTTATCTTGGTAAAAATCATAAAATGTTTTATAACCATCCGCGATTTCCATTCCCAAAATTCCTAAATATGGAATTGAACCATATTCAATATTTTCAGCAATCCCATCTAATAATGCGTTTGTAATTGCACTTTCGCTAGCCGCAGTTTTCAGTTTACCTATAAACGAAAGAGCGTCGCTTTTGTCTTTTTTAATAGACGCATAAATCGGAGCCGGACATAAAGGGTTTAAGTAAGAAATGGTTTTTAAGAATATATCAGTTTGTATATTTATTTCACTTTTAAAAACTTCTTCCTGTTCTAACTTCTTAGGAGTTATCCTGACCCTTTCAGTGTCCCATTTTTTAGGGGCATAATCATCAGATTTAACATCAAAAACTTCTGAATCAATTCCTACTAACTTTACAAGTATTTTTCTAACAGGCGATTTAAAATCTGTTGAACGAATCATTTCATAAGGTGATTCAACATCATCCTTTAAAGTACATTCGAATATAACTCCACTTGCCGAAGCTCCTGTTGCTTTTAACCATACTAATTCCGAACTGTTTTCAATAAAAAAAATTATAGCTTCTTCTGTATTTTTTTTTATAATAATGCCTCCTTTTTGTGTTTTTCGTCGCATTGCTAAGTATAAAATAAGTAGATATTTTTTTTGTTCTGTTTATGCGTCATAAAATGGATTGTCATGAATATCCATTCCACAATATTCTTGATTTTTCTTTTTATAATCTACAGGAGTGTGTAACCCCGCAGCTTTTGCGTTTTCTAATAAGTATTTAAAATTTTCCCAAAACTCGCTTTTATGTCCAATAGATTTTGTCATTACGTGAGAAAGTTCATGTATGGCAACAAACATAAGCGTACTTTCATCAATTAAATTATTGTTATTGTTTTTAGTACGATTTAAACAGAAAGCTAGTTTCTCTCCTTTATTTTCACTATACGCAGTGTATTCACTAGTAGGTAACGTTTCAATAACTTTTTTAGGATTAAACCCAGCAACTAAGCGTTTAACTCGCTCTTCGTCGTGGTGTTTCTCATCCATGTATTTTACTAATTTCTTGCATTTTTCGGTAACGGTTGCTAAAAGATCCGCTGCGGCCTGTACCTTTTCTCTCTCTCTAACACAATATTTGTTACCATCGACATTAGATATAATACATTTTAATTGGAAATCATCGGAGTTTCTATAATAAAAATAAGCACATATAATAATTACAAATCCGATAAGAAAATATCCTAAACTATCATATTTATCCATTTGGTATATAAAATACGGTGTATTTTATATTTCTAATAAATTATTTTTTTACTGCTTCATTTAACAATCCCTTAGCAATTTTTTTTTTTTTCATAGGTTTGGGCCCCCCTTCTACAACTTTTTCATCCTCACCATCGAACCCTTCTTTACGCATTCCTCTGGAACCGAAAGAGTGAGATAAACGCCAAACATATCCAACAGTAAAGTATAAAACAAGAGCAAATAATAATCCATGGACGGCCGTTACTACGAACTTACTTCCTGTTTTTGGTAAACGTAAGAAAACGCCGGGTGTAAGAACGAAAAACAATAATGCAGAGTAAATAGCAACTACTAGATTCATTTACTATATAATACGATAACATAAAAATTTATAATACGATAAGTATTATAAAATCCTAAATAATTTAAAAAGACAATGACCATCTCCATACATAACCCGACGTTAAGTACAAAAGAAGAGCAAAAACAACCGCATGAACAGCCGCAACTGTCATTTTTCCACCATTAGAAGGTAAACGCAAAAGGATGCCAGGTGAAAGAAGGAAGAATAAGATTGCTGAGTAAAAAGCGACTACGCTATTCATTTTTATATATAACAAACAGAAAAAAATTGTTTTTTTCCTAAATAATAATAATAATATGTAGTAATTTATTATTATTGATTTGTATATTTAACGTGTGCCACTACCGATCTCAAGAGGAACGCGAGCTAAATCAGGTTCAATTGTGCTTTGGTTCCATGGACCTACATCAGATCTTGCTATAACTGGATCGGAACGGAGTTGCAAGTTAGCATTGCGAAGAGATTGCCCAATGGTATCAAGGCCAATATGGTAACCGGCTTGTAAAAGATCGGGCATTAAAATATCACCAGAATTCATAGAAGTAGGATTTAAAGCAGCCCATTTGCTATTAGAATCTTTGGGTAATAAATCTGCTGGGTTAGCAACAGCTTGTGCCGCATAGCCGCTAGGAGCAGAAGAAGTTACAGAAGGAGAAGCATCTGGCGCAGTAACAGTAGGTGTCGCTACTTTGGCGGGACCTGAAGAACCGTCACCCATTTGATCGTAAACCATGTACTTAGATCCTGAATAGGAGAAAAGAGCCCATGCGAGAATTAAAAAAATGATTAATACTAGAGTTCTTTCTTTTGTGAAGAATTTGGAAAACCCACTAACGATTTCTTTGAGCATTCTAATATATATAAACGGATGATAAAAATATTTATGTAATATTATTTTTAAAAATTGCTAAATACCTAGATGATTCTTAATTATTCATCTAAAGAATTCTCTTCGTCGTTATCATTATCCAACTCTAAATCACTATCGTCGCTATCTTCTATATCGTCCAACATATACGTATTTTTTATACGTTTTGCTTCTAAATAAGAAGAAAGCGCTAAATCTCTGGCCACCTTCGCCTTTTTTCTAGCTTCCCTATACATTTCATAATAAACATCATTTCTTTTTTTTAATTGAACAGGTTCATTATCGTTTAATTCTTCTAAATTAAAATCGATTTCTTCTATCCCATCAATATTAGTATTAACGTCTATAATATCACTATCGCTGTTATTAGTGTCTTTGAGGCGAGCTTCAACTTCTAAATCTTTATTATTAGCACTACTAGTGTCTATTACTAAACTTTCATTCTCATCATCCTTTTTAATTTCGATAACGTTTTCTTCTTGTTCTTGTTCATTGTTGTTTTCTAGTTTATTTTCCGCATCATTAGTGCTGTCCCCTAACGGTTCTGCAATATTTTTGACATCAACTAGACGTTCTTCACCCTCGCTGTTTATTTCTAACATATTTGTTGATTCTGTTACCTGTTTTGCTTTAATAATGCATTTCTCAAAAATATTATTTTGTTGAATAATCATCATTTGCTTTAGGTCAATTTCTATTTGAAAACTTCTACTAGAACACTTTATTCCTTGAATCTCGACAATCGTTAAAGCGTTTGTGTTTTCAGCAATAGTTTCAATATCTATCTCATTCTCGTTTTCATCATAGATCTTTAAAGAAGGTTTATTTGAAATAGGATTAATATTTGCATTTACTCGAACAATATAGTACTTTCCGGATTTATATAGCTTTAATGGCGATGTAAAATAATTTTCTATGTCATGTAACTCCATGCCTCCGTCAAACCATTTCTCCCTATTTTTATAAATAAACTGTTGGCAATAGTTCTCTAAATTCTCCATCCATCTTATAAAATTTTCATTTTCATTAGTAAACATTAAATCGCACGAGAACCGTTTACCCACTTTAGTAAAACCCTGTTTTGTTTTGCATTTGGGAGGTTGAATGTACAATGGATTATTATTTACTAAACATCTTATAAAGTAATTTCCCCCAGAAATTAATGTTGGCTTTGTAAGAATCAACTTTTCAAAATCGAAAGAATCGGTTGTATCGTAGATATCCATTAATTTTACTTATATTTTGAGAATAAAAATCTTACCTTGATTATACGAATGAATCCCCTAATTTATTATTTATTCTTGTTGAGATTTATCTTATATAAACATACTGTTATATTTAACAATGGAACAATTGCAATCACTGTCTTAGTATGCTTACCTAATATATTTGAAAATAGATTACTTACGTAGGATTTTTTTGAATATTTTTCTTCCTTAAGCTCATTCTCAATATTTGTTATGAAACAACCACCGTTAATGTACCATAATGTTAATACTATTGCGTAGTAGAATATAAAACAGCTCAAATATAGTGTATTATTAGTCAAATATGGCGCTATAAATGCAAAGACACATAATAATAGATGAAATAGTTGTATGGAATACGCAATTAAAATATTGAATTTCATATATACTAATTTAATAAATTAATAATTCTAATTACAAAATTACAAAAACAAAACTATACGTTTATACCGCAACATTTTTCTATTGCATTTTTTTAACTATGATATGAAAAGTATTCGAGATTCATGTATTGAATTCTTTCAGAATGAAGATATTCGTAAAGATGTTAAAGAAATTATAAGACCAATTGGAAATATAGTTTATAATGAAATATATTTGTATTTATGGCTGCTATGCTTTTATAATTTGTTTTTATTTTTTATTGTTTTAGCAATTTTAGTATTGTTAGTTCGTTTAACTATTCAGTCAAAAACTTTAGCATAATTATAACAACAAGATTTTGACTATGAAAAATAAAATATAGATATATATTATAAAATGGCTAGACATTCACGAAAGAGAACTATGCGTCGAATGAGAGGCGGAGATTATACAACTTCTTCTTGGGGACAAGCTGTATACGGAGGCCCCGGACAACAACATGCTGGACATGGCAATGTAATTGCAACAAAGGATCCAGAAGCTATTGTTCCTACAAAGGGTGGCGCTATCGTAAGTGATATTGCTCTTCCTGCTGCTCTTTTATATGCTAGAGATTCTATTAGAAAAAGAAGATTTTCAGGAACAAGCCGAAGATCGCGCCGCCACCGTAGACGAGGAAGCAGCAGAAGACGTTAAATAATTGTAATATTGTTTATTATATTACAATTTGCGTATATCATTGATATTTCAATATGTAGTTATATTTTATAAAATGAGCAGCGAAATAACTATTAATCCAAAATCGCAGTTTGTTGAAAACGTTAGAAAATGGGCATTAATTGATAGTCAACTTAAAATAGTAAATGAGAAAACTCGAAAAATGAGAAGCATGAAGAATGAATTGTCGGAAAAAATATGCACATATATAACCGATAATAATCTTCCAGATAATAAAGTAAAACTTAGTGACGGAGAAATTCGTGTATATGATAAAAAGGAATATTCACCTTTATCTTATTCTTATATCGAAAAAACATTAAATAATATTATTACGAATAAAGAACAAGTTGAATTTATAATTAATTATTTAAAGGAAAATAGAGAAATCACAAGTTCTCCGGATATAAAGAGAACATACAATAATTAAATAGAACATATTTATATATAATGGAAAAAATTACTGGACCGATCGCGAATGACTATGAATTCATAAAAGGTGGAGATAATAGCATAATAGGGGCAGTTTATCCTATGAAGGCACATCTTAAAAAAGAAAACGATAAACGTGTTATTTTAGGAGGATCTCCTATTATAAACATAGACACCGGGTTGTCAAGATTCGATGAATTAGGCATTCCGGTAGGATTATATTTAGAAACCAATCATTGCTCAAAGATGAACGCAGCACAAGGAAAGAGTGCAAATGCACCCACATTAGTTATAGAGGATTTAATGTTTGATAATCTTTTAAATAAGGTTTCTTCTGTAAAACCTTATTCGGGAATAAAAACTAGGAAAAACAGAAAGGTGGTTCCCTCAGAATAAAGGAGAAACTTTTATGGCGCATTTACTGAACCAGAATATTAATTCAGAGAAAGTGCTAATTCTATTAGCTATTAAGTATTGACATCGTGACAGTAATAATATTTTAATAATAGAAAATTGTAGTTCGTTTAAATATTCCTTTCTCGATAACACATTCAATGTAACATCATGGGTTTTAAAAAGTTCAATGTAATCATTTAAATAACTATCATTATCTATTGACAATATGACATTTTTAATGTTCTTGTTTTTCTCTAATAGTTCCACTATTTTATTTTTATATACATCAAAATGATATGGGCGATTAATGTTATGTTCATGACTAGCTTTCCATGTCCTTACTGAAATTGCTAGGTTGTCGCAAGGTTTATTAATCATTATTTTTTTGTGTTCATTGAATTCATTAATAATTATATCTTTAAAAATAATTTTGTCAATACTCGCAAATACTCTATTTTTTATAACATCACATATCTTTCCTGGATCATAGTTAGAATCTATTAATTTACTAAAAGAAAACAGATGATTTAAGTTACGATTTTGACATCCATCAGTTCCATTAAATTCGTTAGGGATATTTTGTTGGATATCTTCTTCCGATTTCTGAACTAATAACCTAGACGTATAGAAGTATTCATTTTTTATTTCGCCTGAGTTCTTAAATATAAATTTATCGTCTAATATTGTGTCATATTTACCATACATAAAATTATTGTTACATTCAACAACTACATTGTCTTGTAATCCTAGCGCAGAAATAAATGCTTTAAATACGTTACCTATTCCATCTATATAAGATTTTCTAATAACTATTTGATAATCGTTATTAATCATTAATGTAATAATTATATTGCTTTTATATATTTCATGAAATATATAAAAATTTAATACTCCGACCATTTGTCCTTATTATACGCATTTACTTTTAATAATTTATCTGCGTTATCTTTCCAGAATTGAACCTTCTTGTCTAGTTCAATATCCTTAGCATTTTTAGGATATACGTGATTTTTTTGCGCATTCATTCTATCTAAGTCATCGTTAGAAGGAACTGGTTTTTTTCCGTAGCAGTTTACACCAAACTTAATATAAGGGTTGGCAAAGTAACCTCCGTTAACTCCAGGTCTTCCGCAATCATTTTTATGATCAGTAGTTTTCTGTAGTTTTTGCCATGTAGATTTCTGCGTAGGGAAGAATGCCATTTGACCATCAGACCACCCATAATTGCACCAGTCAGCTCCATGATCGTAAGCTTGTTCAATTTGATCATAGGTTGCAAGTTTTGCGCCATACGCTGAACAGACAGATTGTGCGTCATCGTAAGTGTACAAATTATTAGATATGTTAAAAACCTCATCCATTGGTTTAGAACTTACTACATTTCCTGCTACAACGTTACCGCTTACAACATTTCCTTGAACCACTGGTAGACGTTTATGTGAATTATCGGGTAACGAAGACCAATCAAACATTTTGGCCAATAGATCAGTAAAAGATATACCAAGGACATATTTAAAAAAATCAGTAAAAATAATAATTACGAATAATATCCACGCAATTGTTTCAATTATTGAAATAGTAATCGGTTTAGTTTCTCGATCCATTGGTATTCGAAATAAATAAACCACAATATAGAAGCAAACAATAAATAACAACATAGAAAATATTGACATAGGATCGTTTACAAAACTAGTTGTGTCGCTTACTGTGTTTTGCACAATCTTTTCTTTTTGGTTATCCGAATAAGAAGCGTACCCTGATATTATGATAATAAGTAAACAGAATAAACATATGATATCAATGGTTCTACTTAAACGTAGTTGGTAATTAATTACTTCTCCGCCCTTATTAAAAAAAAACCCTAAAATGAAATACGCAATAAAATATATTGCTAAAAACCATATAATAAATACTATGTTAGATTTGTTAAATATGCTATTAAACACGTTTTCTCTGTCATGTTCGTTGTAATGTTGTCTATGTGTGTCAGTACTAACGCTTCCATTTATCTTATAATTTGGAGGAATTGAATTCGTCGGACTCGCATTCGTTGTCTTAACGTTACCAGTTGTCTTAACGTTACCAGTTGTCTTAACGTTACCAGTTGTCTTAACGTTATCTGCTATATTTCTTTGTTGTTCCGCGTATTTTGTAGCTTTATCTGAATAATTTTCTTTCATTATTTAATTCTATAGTATAGTATATTATAATAAGTTATTTTTTTTACGATAAAATAAACAGTATGCCATTGGAGTAACAACTGATGCAGGATTTTCCACTAATTCCACTTTATTATCATTGCAATGATACCATTCATTTTCTGAATTGCGAACAAATGCAGTATAATGCCCCCCCATAACTCCACCCATATGATTGCAAATACCATAAAGGTCATATTTATAAGAATCTTTATTGTAACCAGACACATACCTAGAAAGGTCCAAGTTTTCTAAAGGATATTCAATAAATGAATTTAATTTTTGGCGTCCATCAGGACTAAATCGTTTTAAAGTAATAACTAGAACTTTTGGGAAACTCCAGAAAGTGATTTGTTTCTTAATATCCTCCTTTTTTCCTGTATTTTCATTAAACCATGCATTATCTCCTTCTAAAATTTCTGGTTTGCAATATATATCCATGCATTCGTATAAGTTTTTTGCTAATAGTTTTGGTTCTAAAATAGGCAAATCCAATATAAAATAAGTTTCTGGTTTTATTACATGCTTTACTCCAGTATCTTTTGAAACTATTTCAGAAACATAAATCCCATAAAACAGATCCATAATCTCTGAATACTCTTTCGCGTATGTAGTTTTTAACATCTCGTAGCATTTTATAGCCGTGGTGTCGATACTGTTTTCTGGATTACCAGAAATTTTTATATTTATACCTCTGGAAATACTGTTATGTAAGCAATCAATGAAAAATAATAGAAACTCTGGCATATCATTTTGCGTCCATCCGGTAAAAATGTCCTTGCCCTTTACATTAGCTATCTTATGAACGTTATGAACGAACCTGTTTGGACTAACTACACCATTTCCACTCCACATAACCTTTCTGAGATCATCCCATTCTATTAAAATGTTAGAATCTGGTAAATCATTTTTAAAATTACGTTTATGTTTATCCGAATCCAAAAAAGCATTTAGCTCATATGTATGATTTAATACCTGCATACAAGCATTTAAAAAACAAGTATTACCTAAGTTTTCTAATCCTATTTTTCCTTTATCCTTGTACTTTGAAAGGTCCATAATTTAATAATAATCAATAAGTATATATAGATAATTATCTTTATATTATTCAAGAAGAATGGATAATGCATTTAATTCTTTTGTTGATTTAAATGATTGGCATGAAGAAGTGGAAAGATTATTAAATGAAATTAACAGATCCAGGACAAATAATAGAAACTCAACTTCTAGAACAAGAAGACAAGACGATAATACAAATAATATAAACGTCCTTAGAGAATTGCTCTATTTGTATAATGCAAACATGCGCGATTATCAAGAAAATATGAGAATGATAATACAGACAATTTTCCTGATGGTAAATAATTCTCAGAATGCTAATGTAAATGTCCCAAATAGAGCAACTAATCAAGAAAGGAGCTATACTAGGAATACAAGAACTAATATAGATAACCTATTATATTACTTAGTAAATCCAACGGTAAATCGTAGAGCAACAACTCCTGTCAATACTTTTGCAGAAAATGTAATAGTTAGACCAAGTCAAGCCCAAATAGAATCTGCAACCGTAAATTATGAATACTCAAATGAGGATCATCAGTATAATAATAGTTGTCCTATTACGTTAGAAGAGTTTCAAACCGGTGATGAAGTATGTAGAATAATACATTGTGGTCATATTTTTCGTAGAACAGCGATTGAAAATTGGTTTCGAGAACATGTAAGATGCCCTGTTTGTAGATATGACATAAGAGAATATAGCGCAGAGAGAAATCAGAATAGAAACAATCAACGACAAACCAATAGAAGCGAAAGTGTTAATACCGCTTATAACAATGCTCGTAATATATTAACTAATAGTTTAATAGGAATAATGAGTGATTATTATAACGATATTTCTCAAAACCTAATTTACACTTTTGAGATACCCATTATTTATAATGACATATCTACCAACTATATTAGAGAACCATAGGCATTGTATAATATCTTTATCATTATAAATATATTATAATTCATGTTTGTAGACAGCGTTTCTATTAGGTAATGAAAATCGCTGAGAATTTCTTTGCGAACCTAATTGTCCTCCTAATTGAGAATTTCTACTTGAGATCTTTCCAGATAAGTGTGGAGTAAATGGAGGATTTTGATTAATCGATGGTCTTGGACTTCTATTATAAAAATGATGTATGTCTTCTGGTTCATTCCTTGTCTCTGTAGTTTGGCGAAGTTGTGCATTATTCGTTTTATTATTGTAATGTGCAGTCCATATCTCAAAAGGCGATGGTTTATTTGATTTCTTGCAAATAAATAGAGCGCATAGAATTATAATGATTAATAATACAACAACGCTTGCAACAGCCGCTCCTATTGTTGTAGATGAAACCTGACTGTCACCGTTAGAAGTTCCTTTATTTAAAGAAGATGTATCAACTGTGTTTGAAGTAGGTGGTTGAGTTAAAATTGGCGGAGCATTCGTTGGTGTAAACGATGGTGCTGTTGTGGGTTTAGAAGTCGGTGTAGTAGAAGGAAACGGAGTCGGCCCTGGGGTTAATGAAGCAGTTGGATGGTTTGATATAGTTGTTGATCTTAAAAAACTAGGAGAAGTTGTAGGGCTTGAAATAATACGAGAATTTGGTGGCGGTGTAATTATAGAAAACATCGAAAACGTTGGTACACGCGTTGGAAAATTACTGGTTATTGGAACTGGTGCACTAGAAAAAGCTGCCCAGCTAATTGGTATCATGGTAGGAGGTGAAATATAACCTATTGAAGGCGTCATTGTTGGTCTTACAGTTGGTCTAACAGTTGGTCTTGCAGTTGGTCTTGCAGTTGGTCTTGCGGTTGGTCTTGCAGTTGGTCTTGCAGTTGGTCTAACAGTTGGTCTTGCAGTTGGTCTAACAGTTGGTCTAACAGTTGGCCTTGCAGTTGGCCTTGCAGTTGGCCTAGTAGTTGGTCTAATAGTTTGTCTAACACTTGGTCTAACACTTAGTTGAAGAGTGTTTGAAGCAGTAGGCGTTCTGCTTGGTCTATTGGTTATTGTAACAGTAGGTATTCTAGTTGATGTATTAATAGGAGAATTTGTTTTACGAGAGCGTCTGCGAATAGGTCTGGTGGTTGGAACCACATCGTCATTGTTTATTATTGTAGGCCTAGGAGTTGAGACAACAACGTCATCGTTCTTTACAATAGGTCTTCTGCGAATAGGTCTGGGCGTTGGAACAATATCGTCGTTCTTTACTACAGGTCTTCTGCGAATAGGTGTAGAAGTAGTAACTGTATCATCGTTCTTTACAACAGGTCTTTTACGAACTGGTCTAGAAGTTAGAACTACTGGTCTTCTGCGAATAGGTCTAGAAGTAGTAACTGTATCATCGTTCTTTACAACAGGTCTTTTACGAACTGGTCTAGAAGTTGGAACCACATCATCATTAACAGGTCTATTAATAATTGGACTAGAAGTCGGTGCAACATCATCATTATTTACTACAGGTTGTGTTGAGTCGTTAGTTTTAACTATTGGTTTACTCTTGCTCCTTGGTCTATTTTTAGGTAGCTTAGTTCCTTTTTTAATAGCCCCTCTTAAGTTAGTAGGTCTATTCATTTTTGCAACACCTCCACTGTTACAGTTTGGATTGTTCCCACCAACATTTTTCTTTAACCAATCCCTGCCTTTATTTACAGCTTTATCAGCAACGTGTCTAGTGGCATTGTTCACTTTTTCAGCTATTGTATCAAAAATATTATTGCATGGTCTTCGAACTGTTCCTGTTTTTGAAATAGTTGGCTTCGATTTATTTGGTCGAAGAGGAGGTTTCGCTATTTTACCTTTAGTTACCTTTGGTTTAGTTTTAGTTACCTTTGGTTTACTTTTAGTTACCTTTGGTTTACTTTTAGTTACCTTTGGTTTAGTTTTTCCTAAAGTATTACTCTTTGCGATTTTTGACTGTTTTATAGAAAGGTTTTTATTTACTTTGCTGTTTATATTTATTGGTGCAGTTTTAATTCTTTTAACCATAATTCCTAGGTTAGCTTTTGGTTTCATCTTTTTAACCACTGATCCCTTCTTTTTGCCATTGCAGAAATTACTTAGTCCATTCTTTAAACATTGTATTCCTTTCCTAATTGCCATTTGTTTAGCTTTTGCAGCAGCGGCTTTCTTTAACCCAGCAACTCCGCCAGTTTTAGCTATAGCAGCAACCTTTAAGCCAATTTTAGCTATTTTAATAAACCTCTTTAACTTTTTACGTAAAAATCTTCGATTTGAAGGATCTGAAGATACAATATAAGTACCATTTGATATTTCTGCAATATATTTTGCAGAACTATGGGTTATGTGTTTGTTGTTTAGTTGTGGTGCAGTGTAAGTATATCCATTACCAGGACATAAATTGCCTACAGGACAAGGTAAACACGCGTATTCACCAGTATCTGATATTCCACAATATGAACGGAGAGAACATTTGCCAAATGTTAATCCGTAACATCTTAATTGTGGTGCATAACAGATAGATTGGCGAAAAAACGCTAAGAATAATAATATTTTGAAGAACATAAACGAACTCTTCTTATATTATGTGCAATATAATTTTTAAATAGAAATATAATTATTTAAAAATTAACGTAATGCAATTATAAATAAGTAATTTAATTACTAAAAATATATAAATAAGTAAGATCCAATATAAACATATGAATCAAAGTGTAACTGTTTATATAGAAATAGAAAAAGATAGTAATATGAAGTATGAATTAAACAAGGAGACAAATAAATTAGATCTCGATCGTGTTTTACCTTATCCTTATTATTATCCTTATAGTTATGGTTTTATAACTAATACATTAGCTATGGACGATGACGAATTAGATGCTCTAATAATAACTGATAAACATATAGAAAAGGATAAGTTTTATGAAGTATTTATAATTGGAGTTTTAATTATGAGCGATGAAAAAGGACCAGATGAGAAAATACTATGCGTATTAGAAGAAGATTATGATAAAATAAAAGATTTGCGCTATTTATCAAATGAAGTAAGAGATAATATACACTGGTTTTTTTCCAATTATAAATCTAAAACCCCAAATAAATGGTCAAAAGTAGACGGATATGGAAATAAAGAAGTAGCAATTAAATTACATAAATCTTGCTGTTACAGGTATGCATCTAAACTATGTTTAACTGAAGATTTTTAATATTATTATTGTATATAGTAAAATACAATAATGAATAGCGACCACAAGTTTAAAATGTTTTTAAGCCAACAAAGAAACAAGGATACGAAAAACTTTATAAAAATGAAAAACTATATTACACCGCCATCAAGTCAAAACCCTAGTTTCCCTCCTCAAGTATTTAATGGTTCACAATTACTTAACTTATATAATGTACACCAAGTAGCTCCTGCAAATGGAAAAAAACAGGTTAAAATCGCTGTTGTTATTGCGTTCACATATCCAGGACTTTTAGTTGATTTAAGAACATATTGGCAAAATAGTATTAATTTTGGACCAAATTCGAATCCTCCCACGGTAAATGTTCGCACAATGCCAGGTGCTACGTTTAATTCTGGATGGGCACAAGAGGAATGTTTAGACGTTCAAATGGTCTGCACAATGAACCCGAATGCTTCCATATGGGTGGTGGAAGCTAGATCAGATAGCATTTCAGATTTACTAGCTGCTGTGGATTATGCAACAAATACAGTTCAAGCAGACGTAATATCTATGTCATGGGGAATTGATGATTCTACATCTCTATCTGAATACAATAGTCGGTTTAATAATCCTAATGTCTGTTATTGCGCGGCTAGTGGAGACAATAATTCAGTTTCTTGGCCATCAGTATTATCAAACTGCATATCTGTAGGCGGCACGACATTATTATGGACTCCTAATGGAACAAAAACTAGGACGGAATTCACATGGAATAGTGCAGGTTGTGGTTATGCTACAAGTGTATCACAACCCAGTTATCAGCAATCGATTAGTGCAATTGCTCATAAAAACAGAGCAATACCAGACATTAGTATGGTAGCAAACCAGAGCACTGGAGTTTACACAGTATACAATAATCAATGGTATGTATTTGGCGGAACTTCTATAGCAACACCGTTATTTGCTGCTATTCTGTCATTGGCTAATCAACAAAGATTCAATTCTAATAAAACAACTCTAACTACGGTTTATTCTACAAGCCAACCCCAACCAACAAATTCTAATTATGTTCCTCCACTTAATAATGTGCAACAATGTCTATATAAAACTATTTACACGAGCAGTAAATACGCTAATGATTTTTATGATGTCACAATTGGTTCTGATAAAGGTTCAGTAGCAGGTAACTCGGCGTCTTTGACAACGTATACTGCAGGAACAGGGTATGATTTAACAACAGGACTAGGGTCACCAAATTGTTCTAATTTATGCAATGATTTAGCAAGTATTTAAGGATAATAATGAGTTTTATTTATGAAAATATATAATATATGCTGTATTACATATTTTTATTTTTAATAATAGCGATAGTAATATTTGTAACGGTTTATTATTCAAGAATCATATACATTAAAAATAAAATAGGATTTGTTCATGATAGTTCTCCGTATATCTATCCCGAAATAATAGATAATTATATAACACCGGATCAAAATCGTTTAATACTAGAGTTTGCGAAACCTTTGTTTAAACCTAGCGAAGTGGGTGGACCATTAAATAATGTTGATACTAGCATTCGAAATAGTTATACTGCATGGATACCCAAAGATAATCCAATAGCGAAAGATATTATTATAAAAGCATGCAATAAATATAATTTACCGTTTGAGAATGTAGAAGATATGCAGGTAGTGAAATATGAAAAGGGAAACTTCTATAATGAACACCATGATAGCTTTCCCCACTATGAACCCGAATTTTTATTAGAAGGAGGACACAGAGTATTAACAGTTTTAATTTATTTAAATAATGATTTTGAAGAGGGAGAAACTAGATTTATCAACTTAGATAAAAACTTTAAACCCAAACCCAATAGCGCGATAGTTTTTCATCCATTAGATTCTGAAAATAAATGTTGTCATCCAAAAGCATTGCACGCAGGGTTACCTGTTAAATCAGGAACTAAATACATAGCTAATATCTGGATAAGAGAAGCTCCGTTTACATATAATAGAAATTTATGGAGCTACGAAAATATAATAAATTCTATTATTGTTTATACATGCAGCGTAATATATTCTATAACAAATATCACATTTTAATTCATTAAGGGGTTAAAGATTTTTTAACAACCTATATTATGAAGTATTTTTCGATATTAGGAGAAAGGTGTAGTGGAACTATTTTTGCACAATATGCTATAGCTAGAAATTTTAATTTAGAACATATAGGATTATCTATAAAGCATTTCTTTGGACATACAGAAGAAGTATTTAATCAAGAATGCGTAGACGATACATTGTTTGTTTTTGTAGTTAGAAATCCTATTGATTGGATAGATAGTTTTTTTAAAAGGTTGCACCACATTCCTCCTGAAAATAAAGAATCGATCCATAGTTTTATTAACAACGAATTTTATAGCATACATGAAGTAGGTTCATTAATAAATACAGAAATTATGGAGGATCGCAATATCAATACAGGAGAAAGATATAAAAATATATTCGAATTGCGTAAAGTTAAAAACAAATATTTATTGAATGTTTTTAAAAATAGAGTGAAAAACTTTGCTGTTTTGCGGTACGAGGATCTGCGAGACAATTACGAGAATACATTGGATAAGTTAAAAGATGAATTCTGTTTAGGAAAAAAAAATATGGAATATGAAACTATAATTCGATACAAGGGAACATATACTGCGCTCTATTTCAGAAAACCTATTTTACTTCCTAATGAAGTTATAGAAGAAATCAAACGTAGGGTTGACGTTGACCAAGAAAAGGAGTTGGGTTATGAATTCGTTTAATATAATAAAAACATAAATGCATATGTATTATAATGAATAACACATATACTTATCTTACTCATTTTGGGAAAGTTACTCTTTATCAAAATGAACTCTTCATAGGAACTAGTTTTAGAGAAAATAAATATTGGGATGAAGATACGTTATGGAAATTAAAAGAATATATAGATCCTAATCGTAATATTTTAGAAATCGGTGGTCATTGTGGAACAAGTTCACTAGTTTATGCATCCTTTCTCAACCCTGGCCAAAAAATATATGTCTACGAACCCCAGAAAAAACTTTACGATTTATTGGTTCAAAATGCTAATCAAAATAATTTACATGATAAAATATTACCTCGTAACCTAGGAGTTTTCTGTTTTAATGGACAAGGTAGTATGCACGATACAGATATAGATGGTTGGGGTGGGAATGTTGCAAAACGTTACGACGAAGAGATATGCGATGGATGCAATTTTGGAGGAATTGGATTAGGAACAAACGGAGAAACTATAAACCTAACTACAATTGATAGTATGGATTTGGAGAACATTGGATTTATACATTGTGACGCACAAGGATCAGAGCCGTTTATATTTTCTAAGGGAATAGAAACTATTAGAAAGCATAGACCTATTGTTTATTATGAAAATTTTGAATTTGAGAAAGGAGATGCCGCCAAAATAATGTTCCAGAATATCTGCGATCAATACCCACAATATTCAGAAGAAAGCTGTTTTAATATTAAGAAATTTTGCATGGAGGAATTAAAGTATTCTCAATGCATTGATAAATTTAATGATGGAATGGATTGTTTATTGATTCCTTGAAAATACCGAAAAATTGAAAACTTTTTTCAGCGAATTAAGTAAAGCAATTTAAGTAAAATGTCTACGATACATCACACATTTCAGTATGCTAGAGACGGCGGATCTCGCTCTTATACCGGTAAATTTGAAATAACTCTACAAGAAATAGAGAATGGATACCGTTGCGGAAAAATTTGTCATGAAGATGGAGGAATCTTCATAGGGAAATATTATGAGGACGCTAGTGGTAAAATATTGATGGTGGAAGGAAGCTACACTTACAAATGTGGGAAGATAACTCATTTAGGTATATTTTGGAACAACAATCTGGATGATGGATTAGTGATAGAGGATGGAAAAAGGCGTGGTCGAGTTTACCCTTTTGGTTAATATTTTAAGTCAATACAAAGAAGGTGTGTAAATAATTTTATTTTATAACAATAAAATTATTATTTAACGAGCGATCTCGGTAATCTTCAACCAAGTTGAAAGATCAGAATTTACAGTAATAGGGTCAGCGTCTGCTCCGTTATATAAATCTACAGCAATTGTTTTTGTTGTAGTATTGGTATTAGTGTATCTTCCGATTAAAGGAAACAACACACCACTTCTGGCACCTCCACCCATTGAATTCAACCATTTCTGATAAGTTTGACTAATTCTGTCGCCATTAACTTTCAAAAAACCGTAAGCTTGATCAGTACCACCGCCATTTAAATAATAAACCGCTTGGTATTCAAGAATTAAATAAGAATCTGAATACTTAGGTGTATATGACAGTGAAAAAATATTAGTAGTTGCCGCAGCTGCAATAGTTTTCTCGGTTTGGCCTAAATCTGTGTTGCTAAGCATAGCCATATTAATTACTTGACCAGGTAAAAAAGTATGAGCTAATACGGTTCCATTTACATTTACGTTTCCGTTTACTTGCTCGTTTCCGTTTACTTGCTCGTTACCTCTTACTGTTAAATCTTGTACGGATAAATTACCACCAACTGTTAAATCGCCTTTAAGATCTTCATCGCCATATACTGTTAAATTTCTCTGTACATTAGCATCCCCGTAATAAATTATGGGTTTATTGAACTCAACCATTCGGTTATTGAGTTGATTAACTTTATAAGTAGCTTTCTTGCCAACAACTGTATGCATGGACAACGACATTTTACTAAATGTATATAATAATGTTGTATATTTTATTTTCTAGAAAAGAATGATGTAATCTGTTGAATATTGTTTTTTTCATTATAGATTTTATCTAACACTTTATCGAATAGTAACGACTTAACTTTTACGGCACAAAACTTCTCCTTTTTCTTCATAAATATTTCTAAATCTGGATAATCATCTTCGAGTTTTCGAATCTCCTTTTGGTATTCTTTAATAGCGCTCATCTTCCCTTGAGCGCGCCAAATCTTTTCCACTTCAAGTCCAAACAATTGCAATAATGGTTTCATGATTTGATTCGTAATATAATGCGTGTAGTCAATTGGTATCTTATTCTCCAAAATAAATTCCGGTGTTTCCATCTTCTCACCTTGCAACGCTTTTTTATCATCATTCACAATAAATACGAATTTAATACGATCACCGGATTTCGGCTTATTTCCTGGATCTCTCTTTCCAATGCGTTCTGCCAAAACATTATGACCAATAGATTCCGGGTTCTTATAGTCACTACGAAGTGCCTTTGTAATAGCCAATTTGTCCATACTTACTTTGCCAGCAATTAGATTATTTAAACACGTATCTAGGTATTTAATTGCTGCACCCATATCTGTGTTTTTCATTAGGATGTCCAAAACTCCTCCATAGACATCCTTCATATAATCACACGAATCTCGACGCTTCAATGGAAGTCCCATATACTTAAGCTTTCCCTTATTTGGGTCTTCCTCATAAAGCATTCCTACATAACGCTTCTTAGAAAGCAAGATAAATGGCATGAGCGTCTTTTCGTAAGATAATTCCATGGGTGGTTTCAACCATTGCGTGCAGAGTTTAGCTGCGTCTTGAGCAATCTCAATAGTCATTTCAAGAGCAGGTTTGCCTACGATTTTCTCACCAGTTTCAGCATTCTCCAAATTAAATGTGAAGAATACACTATCTGTATCGCCATAAATATATTCGGCTCGCGTTCTAACCGGACCAGCACAAGTTGTATTATATATCATGTTTCCATAAACTTCTTCAATAATACGCTTTGCGTAAGTAATCATCATACGGCCAGTTGCAGTTGTAGATGCGGCAACGTTTTTCTCATAAAACGCGGATGTTCTAGAACCACATTGACCATACAGCGAATTTGCTGTAACCTTATAAGCTAATTGCCTCTTATCTAAGATATTTTGCATAAAAGGATCCTTCTCAGTTTTAATTAGCTTACGAGTGTCAGAACGGGCCTTCAAAAGCTCTTCCAAAATCGATGGAAGAATCGATTTCTTATTATTTGGCAACTGGGCCCAACGGCACACAATCTGTCCTACCTTAGTTTTCTTAGCTTGTGCACTCCCAACCTTAATATACTTAAAGTTATCATAAGCTATGTCGATGTACTGATATTCTGGCAAATTATCGTATATATATTTTCCAGCCGAATTCTTTTCTCCTTTTTCTCTCACTAGTTTTCCTTCTAGATTGTATTCCTTGGTCCATACTAAACTATCGTGTGAATAATTTTGACTAATCATTGCAGATGGATAGAGAGATGAGTAATCTACACAAGCAACTGGTATATCAATATACATTGCGCATTTAGGAGGCAATACAATGGCACCTTCGTATCTATCAAAATCCATGGTTTTTTCTAAGTCGGGCATAAGAGTATTGTTTTCACGACATTTCTTAGCAACGAAACTCATCAGTTTAATACCTTGACCACGGAATACAAGATAGCTAATTGGAACACAACAGATATTCGCCATTTCTGAATAACCAGTAATCGAATCTATTTTGTTCATAAGATGATGAACAAGGTTACAATCTTGAATACAGTATTTAGCAACTATGGCTCTGTCTGCTGACGAACCTTTTGCTAATCTGAAAATATCCTTTGGCGATACATCATCCTTTGCCATACCCCATTTAATAGATTTACCTTTTTCAAAATGCTCATGTCCTATAATGAGCAATACATTATATTTATTTGTTTTCTCTTGTCCTTTTACCATTTCAACGACTTCTCTGCCTCGTTCGATATCTAAAATCCTGAACTTTTGCCCCTTCTTATGATACTCGGAAGTATAACCAGAAATCTCTATGTGAATAAAGTCGTTTGTATGTACTCCCATTAAATTCTGGCTATATAATTCAGTAACTTCACCAAACTCTGGATGCGTTATATGCTCTACTCGTTTAATGTCGTCGCTAATAAACAATCCAGCAACATCATCTAATTTATAAGAAGACAGAATAAATTCGCGTCTAAAGCTAGCAAGCATATCTATCTGCAATCTTCCAGTCATTTTAAAATATCTAAGATCATATTCGCCACTAGCAATAGCAATCTTGTTGGTTTCAATATCATATTTCCCTGGTTCATCCCGCTTTGGTTTTGCAGCAAGTTCGCCAACTTTCCTAGACAACAACATAAAGTCATGGACGCATTCATTCTCTTCCGCTCGGCGAAATAAGAATTCATAATCAAAACCGAATATGTTGTACCCAATAATTATATCGGGGTTCTCTTTCTGTATTAATTCCGACCAATGCAACAAAAGACATCTTTCGTCAGGTACTGAATCGATAACTGCGCCATCTACTGGATCACACGAACCAAGAACAACACAATGGTTTAAATAAGGTTCCAATTCACCGTATCTTAGAAAAGTGGATCCAATAAACGTCACTTTATCACCCTCTAACCTAGGAAATAATCTAGTTAATACTTCGTTGGTAACTTGAATCTTTTCGTCTCTGGTGATAAATTTCGGATCTTCTTTGATGCTAGTTGTATTCATTAGAATGTCAAGGATCTTTTCATCCTTTCGCTTTTTAGTCATCTTAGAATTCCTATGAAAAGCTGCGGTTTCTTCGTCAACGGAACCATCATCACCAACTTGTTCTATTTCATCAGAAGCATTTTCACTAGCAACATGATTCTGGACGTCATTCATAGATTCAAACATATCATCGATCCTTAATAGTATAGAATTATCCTCATCTTTATTGGCGGTTTTTGCGTTTTCAATAGTTTCATCCATCAATATTTTAATAATATGGTTCACCCGTTCTTTCGAAGGCATAATTTTGGGATATACTAGATCTATATTTTGAAAACTATCGTATCCGAAAGCAGTTAATATCGTCTTCTGTAATAGAAGTTTTCCTTTGTTTTCATCTAAGAATTGTGCTTGTTTGATAAACGTGTCTACGATATTCATAGCTAGGCGTTTATATGTTTTAACTGGAATGGGGAAATCTCCATGACTGCTACTTGCCTCAATATCAAAACTACAGATCTTAAATGGAACTCGATCGATTTTAGTGGGTTCTGGAGTTAATGCTGATAATGGGCATATGTATTCGTAGTTACATGTGGTTGTATTTACAGATGATCTTATCACCTTGTTTAGATAAAATGAAACCCAACCACTTGGACTAATGTTATGGACGTGGAAATATCTTAGCAATGGAGGAATGTTTCCACTCTCATAAAGTTCTAGAGAAACTCCATGGAACATGAATTTAATGCGCTTGCGCTCTTGTATTGATGGATCGGATTTACTTGGACAATAAGTATACCACAGATTCTTTACTTTATTCATAACTTCTGTATTTTTAAAAGTAATCTGCATAAACTTATCTTGTTTACCAGCCGTAAAACCATACAACTTGTTTCGATCAACTAGCTTATGCGAGACAATCGAATCTGCGTACTTTTTATCTATTTTAGATAGAATCTCATTGATTAGCATCGTTTCATTGTACTGGGTCCAATTATTTCCAACGCGGATAAAGAAGAACGGCTGGAAATCTTTGATGTAGATGCAACAAGTTTCCCCCGATTCGTTTACACCAAACATTTGTATAACGAATACTTTGTTATCTACTCTTTTGCCGTACTTTTTAGTATCGTTATCTGATCCAGAACTAGAATCTTCTTGAGATTCTAATATCTCGTCATAGGCGTGAAAGTCAAAGAGGCGATAATGCTTCTTAATAACAGGTTTCTTAATTTTACTCATATTTAGTATATGTGTTCTTACGTTTATTAGGGTTGAACAAAATAATTCAAAATTTATTTAATTCAATTTTTTGAATGGGCGATACTCCTAGTTAGATATATCCCTCCAAACTGGAGCAGATTTTAAATCATGCAGTTTAAAACTACGACGTCTCCTGTATCCGGGTCTCCTTCTCCCACCAACCACACGTTTAGAAGAAAACCATCTCTCCAATTCGCTGCTAGTTCTCCCCCCCTGGAAATACTGTAATTTCCCGCCATGAACCTTAAATATTGTTGGATAACCATTTGCCATTAATTTTGATCCTCCTATTAAACTAGAATTAATGTTGCTGATTTTTGCGTCTTTTGCATTGTCTGAATCTTCTATCTCAACAAATTTATAAGAACCATTTCTATAAGAAGGTGAGCTCATAATATTCTGCTTCATTGTTTCCCATTCTGGTTTCAAGGATTGACAATGACCGCACCAATTAGCGTACACCAACCCTATTATGACGGGTCCTTTCATATTCTTTTTTGTAAAATTATTGTTGTTCTTTTTTGTACGTTGACGCATATATATTATTAGTAGATATTGTTTTATCTAAACATCTATTTTTTTCCTAATTATTATATATAAAACATTGTATGAAGAATATTCGATTATTATTTTTACTATTTTTAATTATAGTATTTTTAGCAGGAATATACTTTATATTCCATTTTAAAAGTGCCTATAAATATGATTTTATAAATAATAAATTAACTATTGAGCAAATGGACAATGAGAATTCAAAGTGCCCTAATATGTTAATACAAGAAGGAGGCATGCTTTTATTATATAATTCTAATAAACCAGTAGATGAGAATAATCCTATACCATTTAATAGTTTAGATGAATATATTTATTATTTAGAAGCTCAACGCAAATTGGGAAATACATGCCCTGTTCTCTATTTGAACAAGGAAAGCAACGCACAAGGAAAAGATGTGTATAGAATGCGCCCTAGTCCATTTGATATGCAAGGAGGTCTTCCATATACATCTAACACGCATAACAGACGCTCAACAATAACTGATATAAATAGCAATACATTATCGGAACAAACTCCAGTAAACACGATACCAATAGATGTTATTGATGCTTCCCGTGAAAATGCACCTTATAATTCAGGAAATTACGCAAGTTTTGATCCTACAAACCAATACACAGGAGTTTTTACAAATCTAGACGCAATTCATTATTCTACTGAAAACTCGCAGTTTAGTGATAACCCTATGGATCCTAACTGGGGTGGCGTTGAGTATACACAGGAAATGATTGATTCTGGTAAATATGAAGAAAATAATATAACTAAACCTATGTTATTTCAACCCAAAACTGCGTTTATGCCTATTGATCCTAGTAGACCTTTGCCAAAGGACATTATATAAGGGGGTAAGGGTTCGCCTCGTTTTTGTAATGCTGAATGTAAATAATATAAAAATTTTTTTATATTATTCAGAAATGAAAATTACACGCGAAGATCTTAAAAATATGTATATAGAACATATGGAAGCAGAAAGATTACGATTGGCCAAGTTGGTAGACGAAGAATTCAAAATAACTGTACAAGAGTTATTAAATGAAAATATATCAGGCAAAAACTCGTATCAAAGAAAAATATATGAATATAGTGAACCATATTTAACTGCTTTGTTGGGTAGATTACAAGATGTTTTCATAGACAGTAAGATATCAACTGCTTTTATTACTAATGATGGTGATAAAAAATATGTCTTAGTTAGAATTGACTGGGCCTAACAAAAAATTACGAATATTCTCTATCGATGATTTGCTTATTTTGCGGCTTTTCCCATTTGACGTTTCACATGTAATACCATCTAAGCAGTTAGGATTTTCTTGTAACGCTTCAATTAATTTCGGGAATGTACCATATTGCTTCATAATAGTAATAGCTGTAATAGAACTAATTCCGGGAATTTGACATAGAATTATTTCCCCTATATTTTCAGGAGTTACGTTATCTTTCTTAACCTTCTTAACAAAATTACAATAATTGGTTGGTTGTTCAATTATTGTGTTGGCACTTTCTAAGGTAGGTTCAGATGCGCCAGAATCCATATTAAAAACATTGAATCTCGAAATAAAATCTGGATTGCTATTTGGTAAATAAAGCTTACTTTTGCCCTCTACTTTTCTATACATATTTAAGAAAGGCGAACTAAAATAATAGGGAATTTTACCTCTTTCTAGTTCTCGATCTATTTTATCTGCCATGTATAACATCCATTCTGCTGTTTCTTGCAATGATGACACGCGATAAACACTAAATCCTTTAAAAAACTGCAGAGTTGTCATAGAAGAATAGATAGTTCTCTTATCTTTAGGATTAGCTAACTGGGTAAACATACCTTCCAACAAATAAATAATAGAATGAGGAGGCAAATTGCTCGCGTTTAATAATCTATGGGATTGTTCCTCATATCGACCATCCTTTATTGATGCTAGCAAATCAGCAAAAGATTTGCGCTCTATCAATAGAATATCTTGAAAATCATCGGATTGAAATAACATATCTCCTATTTTCAATTCTTCTTTTACTAAAGTTAAATTAAATGGGACTGTCTGTTTCGCGAGCATTTCCTGGCATTTCTCATAAAGTCCATTTTCTCGTTTATCAATAATAATACGCATAAATAATATAATGCTAAAGAAGACATTATATTGTTTCAATAAATAACTTATGAGAAGGAAACCTAGGTTTCCTTCGAATCCTTCCTAGTTTTTATACATTACTTCAGAGAAGAAGATGAACCTACAATTACCATTCTAAAAGGAGGGGTTAAAAGGGAACCTAATTTTTCTTCATGAACCTACAATTACCATTCTAAAAGGAGGGGGTTAAAATGGAACCTAGGTTCACCTTAACGAGTTCCAGGAATATGGAAATAAGTATTGGGACGGTATGTAGATCCAATAGGGCGAGAGATATGTACGTTGGGGTTAACTGTGAATTGCAAGCACTTCAAAGATGCGCAACCACGTTTGCTGACAACAGGAGCAGATCCATTCATGTAAATGGATGTCCATGAGTCACGGCCAACTTGGTAAGCAAATCCGGCCTTCTTGTTCCCGCCACCTTGTTGTTGTGTAGTATTAGTATTGCTCATCATTTGAGCACGATTTGATCCGCGAAAAGCGCTACTAGGGACTGGCATTATTCTAGGTATATACTTACTAAATATATTTTTTATAAACTCGAAATAATAATAAAGAAAATAATATAGAAAATTGATTCCATATAATATAGTTCAATATTCATTTTATTTAAAAAATAACATGAATATGGATGATGATATTCGTATTGAAAATGGCGCAAATGGATCCGAGATATACATTTTTGATCCATACAATCCCCTAAATAAATCGATTTCTGAATATAATATCCTACAAATATTAAAAAACTATGGTTTAGATGTAGAGATTAACAACTACGAACTTTATAAACGTGCTTTTATTCACCGGTCTTATATAAGGCGCCCAAATATTGAAAACGAACAAAACAATATAATTATTGCTGATAAACCTAATGATTGCTTGCCATTATATACTAAATCAAATGAACGCCTAGAATTTGTGGGAGATGGAGTTCTAGAATGTATTACTAAATATTACTTATATCGTCGATTCCCTAAAGAGAACGAGGGGTTTATGACAGAAAAAAAGATTGCCTTGGTAAAAAACGAGGCAATCGGAAAAATAGCATATGAAATGGGACTTCATAATTGGTTTGTTTTATCAAAGCACGCAGAATCAAAGCAAACTAGAACTAATCTAAAAAAACTTGGCTGCCTTTTTGAGTCGTTTATTGGAGCAATATTTTTAGATTGTAATAAAATTAAAGTAAACGACGAAGATGGTTGGTTTAAAGATGTATTCCTTACTGGACCGGGTTTTCAAATGGTTCAAATTTTCGTTGAAAATGTATTTGAGAAACATGTTGATTGGATAAATTTGATTAAAAATGATGATAATTTTAAGAATATTCTACAGGTAAAGATCCAAAAGGAATTCAAGGTAACACCTCACTATATGGAGATTGAAGAACATAATGTAGACACAGGTTATCATATGGGTGTTTATTTATGTCTAGGACAACCTGTTCACAGTGTCAATCATTCAAAATCTATTCCACTTAGTCAGTTTGTATCATATAGTGAAATACATCAGCATATGTCAGAAAATGGGAAAATATTCCTATTCTTGGGTGAAGGTAAACATAAGATTAAGAAGAAGGCAGAACAGATTGCTTGTGATGAATCCATAAGACAACTGCAGGGTTTCTAAATACAGTTATAATAACTAAGATCATTGTCTACGTATATCCAATTTTCTCGGTTATTGAGATAATTCTCTAGTATATATAAGCCGTCTGCGTCATAGATATTGGGACTCCATCTGGCGGTTTTGCATTTTTTATAATCAATCAGAACCATGGCGCTATCTATAACTCCTATTCCAAATTTATCTCCTTTAATTCTATCTACTTGGTTAAATGTATATATTTTATCATTATCAATAATGTCAAGCAATTTATATAAATCGTTATGAATAATGTTATCATCATCTAAAAAATATAAATACGTATCGTCGAATCGCATATTACTTAAAGCAAAATTTCTTTGTGGATTTCCAGATATGCCATCTCCTTTATAAACAAATTCTCTTATCTTATTTTGTTCGTTATTATTTTCGAATAAATTAGGGTTTTCAGTAATTTTATTACCGTCGTATACGATTATCCATTCGTTTACATAATTAAAATCAATGCTGGCTTTTAATTTTGGTATATTCTCTACTCTGTAAGAAGGTGTGATTATTGTTATTTTATTAGTATTTTTAAATATAGGTTCTCCCTTCTTAATCAAAACTAATAACTTATCATTGTCCCAACCAGTGGAATTTTTATTGCAATGATCAAGAGTAACAAAATAATATTTCTCAAATTGATCTAAGATAGGTTGTAAAACTTCAATATAGGCGGCCTCGTTATATTTTTTATAAACATCCTCTATAATCATTATACCACCAGGTTTTAAATATTGATGTATATTTAATACTACTCTCATTTGATCATAAAAATCATGGGTTGAATCTTCTATTATTATATCGTACATAACATCTACAGTTTTAAATGCGCTAATAATACTATCTCTATTTGTAACATCTATTTTCGATAAAGTTATATTTGTATTGTCATAATTATTCAAAAACTTTTCGATAAGTTCATCCTTATATTCAAAACCATACAGGTGAGAATTTCTAAAATACTCTCTCCACATTAATAATGAAGAGCCCTCTAAAATACCGATCTCCGCTATATTTAATTCGTTGTTTCGTTGATTTTTAAAGAGCGAATCGTAAAATAATGTGTATGGATGGCAATGTCTATCTGCAGTTACATTTTTTCTTAGTGACGATTTGTCTGTATCATAGATTGCGCCTATAGCACATAATTCCGATCTGTTATATTTATAATTAATATTGAGCGAAATCATATAACTTATATTCTTACTAAAAAATAAGTTATACTACGTAATTAATAAATTTATTATTGTGAATGCAGTTGTAATATTTGTGAAATATATTTATTTTAGCTGCATTTTTAGGAATATATTAATAAATTATATAATGCCAATTATTCAACCAATTCTTACTACAGATCAAATCATAGAAATCACAAATTACATTAATAATTACAGAAATTTAAACCAAGCACCACCAGTAGTTTGGAATTCTTCTATACAAACCTATTCACAAAACTGGTCTTACAATTTACTATCCAATAACCTCTTTCAACACAGCGGGTCAATGGAGTATGGTGAAAACCTTGCATATTTCCGAGGTTATGGAACTGATATAATGGTTTTATTAAAATTAGCAGTAGATTCCTGGTACAACGAAATATCTTCTTATGATTTTTCTAAACCAGGATTTTCATCTGCTACTGGGCATTTCACATGCTTAGTATGGGCTGCAAGTACCAATTATGCTATCGCAATATCTATTAATACTACAAGTGGCGCTGCAGACATAGTATTTAATACAAGCCCTCCAGGTAATATAGAAGGCGAATACAAAAATAATGTTTTTCCTGTATCTAGTCCTGTTCCGGCGCCACCAACACCAATTCCTGTTCCAGAGCCAACACCTATATCAAATCGTGACGTTGTTTTAAAAATAATTAATGATTTGAATAACGTAATTTATGCTATTGGCAAAAAACAATTAAAATACTTTGTAATTATGTACATCAATTTAATCATTAACGAATTATCGGCATCGGGCATACCAATATCAGATTATCTAATTAATAATTTGTATACAATAATACACTCTATTAAGAAAAAGGGGTATTCTTCCTTTATAATAAAATCGCTACAATACATAATAATTCAACTAAACTCATATTTGTAATTTAGTAATTACAAATTCTAATCTTTTGATATAATATATTTAGAGGATGTCTAAAAGAACCCCCAACCAAGAGTTTGCCGCGTTAAGAGCGCAACGCCCTAAACCTGCTGTAGTGGCTAGACCAATGATACCACCAACTCCTGATATCAGAACCTACAAATTAGAATATTCAAAATATTCCAATTATGATAACGTTAATTCTCTTGCCTTAATGACAGGGAATCCATTAGATCCAAACGTCACTGTTTATATTTTGTTAACACTTGATGTGAATCAATATGAACCGTGGGATGATGTCATACCTTCATGGGTTACAAACATAACTTTATACATTAATAGTTATGGAAATGTCTATTCCTATTCTAATCCTTTTACAGGAATGGGTATATCAGGACTTAATGGTCCTATTGATTTTGATCAACCTATACTTCCACAAATTTATGATATTGGCTTTTATGGTAATAATTACAGTTCGGATAATTACTGGGATTGGTGGGGAACCATGTATTTTGGAGACATAGATGAATCTTTATTGATAACCGATTTTAGATTATATAATAATGTTTGCTTTAAGGAGGATTCTAAGATCCTTACTGATAAAGGATATGTGCAAGTTCAAGATTTAAAGAAGGGTGACCTTGTGCAAACCGTAAAGAACGGTCTTGTTCCCATTAACATGATCGGCCATAAGGAAATTCATCACGTACTTACTGGAGAGCGCAATAAGAACGCATTATATAAATGCACTAAAGAGCACTACCCTGAAGTAATAGAAGATTTAGTTATTACGGGATGCCATTCCATATTAGTAGATACACTAACTGAAGAACAAAAGGAAAAGACCAATGAGGAACTTGGTCGTTTAATGGTAACTGATCATAAATATCGTTTAATGGCTCACTTAGATGATCGTGCCCAACTTTATGAGAAAGAGGGGTCTACGAATATCTACCATATTGCTTTAGACCACGAGGACTATTACATGAACTATGGTATTTATGCCAATGGATTACTTGTAGAGTCCTGCTCAAAGCGTTACTTAAAAGAATTATCCGAAATGAAATTAATCGAGTAAATCATTTTTGTAATTAGATAATTACAAATTCTAATTACAAAACCATTAAATCCAACTGCATAATTTAGCAAAGATTCAATGTGTTATATATGAAATATAATACTTTGACAATAATATATTTTTTAATTTTAATACTTGGTATACTCATTATCTATGCTGTATTTTTAAGCGATAATATTTATTTATCAAAAGATTATGATTTAGGACGAGATGGTTTCTACATTCATAAATCAATATTAAACCATAATGAAATTAATACATTAAAAACATATTGCGAAAAAGGAGAATATAAAAAGACGAAGGATTATTTATTACATCATCCAGAATTAAAAAAAATTATAAATGGAATATCACCTGACTATGTATTTCAAGATTATATATGGATAATACAAAAATCTTCTGTACACACATGCCATCGAGATAATAATGGTGATTTTTTTAATGATGGACAGAAATATCCGTCTTATACTATGTTAATATATTTGGAAGATATGGATAAATGTTTGGGACTAATACCTACGAGTCATAAAAATAAAAATTCTTATTTTACGAACTTTAATAATAATTTAGTAAATTTACTATGTAACAAAGGAGATGCTATTATATTTAATGCAAATTTAATACATGTCGGAACATTAAATGATAAAGAAGATAATTTAAGAATACAATTAAAAGTTACACATAAAGACGATGTAGAGCATATATCATATTACCAGAACTTTAATAAAGTGCTCTATAAGGATAATAATTTACCATTTTTTTTACGTAAGGGGCAACGCAATCTGTCGTGTATGTTTCCTGGTATTTCTAATTTGACACAATCAGAAAATATTAGAACATCTAGAGGAAGTGATAACGGTGCTAATATTGGATATATGCAAAAATGGTTTTCTTATTTGTTTTATGGTAATTCTGATTTTTATGATTTACCCAACGCATTCTAAGAAAGGGAACCCAGGTTCCCTTTTAATCCCTCCTTTAATAAAACGTCCAGTAGGTGTCCATTAAATAGGAGGGATTAAAAGGGAACCTTGGTTCCCTTTCTTGGTTCCCTTTCTGAATATATTTTGTATAAATATAATATACATTCATGGAGAAAATAGAAATACCTTCTTTAGTGACACTTGAAAATAAACCAGTATTAACAGAGAAACCTATTGTTAAGATAAATTTCCAGGGTATAAAACCAATAGATAATGAAGGAAAGGATATTGGTCAAAAGCAAGTAGTCAAAATAGTAAATAAAAGAAAAGGTATTGAATACAGAGAAGATGTTTTTAAAAGATTAGCTATGCGAGATATTCACACAGGGTATGCTATTATTGCTACGGAATTGAAACAGAAAAAGATTATTCCAATTCAAGAAGAAAAAGAAAGTAAAGAAGAAGAACCGAGAAAATTAGGCAAAAAATTAATAATACGCAATGTGGAGTTTAAAATACCAGAAAAAGTTCCCGAGTTACCAGAAACAAGAGCTATTGAAAGCAAAAAGGTTGAACCAGAAAAAGAAGTAGAAGAGGAATTAGACCAAGAATTAGAAGAAGATAGCTTACGAAGATTAGTGGAAGCCACTGAACAGACAGCAGTTGTTGCAGAAGAACCAACTGAGAAACCTAAGCGAGGCAGAAAACCCAAGAAAGGCCAGGAAGAACCTGAGGCAAATGTCGATTTAACTACCGCCGTTATTAACAATATGAATGTTAAGGACCGTCTTCCAAAAGAACGTGAAAAGAGAATTCTTGAAACGTCTAGCTTTTATATGAATAATAGAAAAGTTTTTATTCAAAAGCTATCTGAAATATTTAAAAACTATAGGATAGAACTGCAAAAGAATGACGATAGTATTTCTTGTGAGTCAAGATCTAAAAACGATGAATTTGATTTGTTGACGCACCAGAAAGTTGTTCGTGACTATTTGAATTTGTATACGCCATATAGAGGGTTATTAATTTACCACGGCTTAGGCGCAGGTAAAACATGTACATCTATTGCTATTGCCGAAGGCATGAAGAGCGACAGACGTGTTTTAGTTTTAACACCGGCTTCTTTAAAAATGAACTTTTTTAGTGAAATGAAGAAATGTGGTGATGATCTTTATAAGAAGAACCAATTCTGGGAATTTGTTTCAATTGAAGGCAAACCAGATTACGTAGGCATCCTTTCTAAAGCGTTGTCTCTTTCAACAGAATATATTAAAAAACACAAAGGGGCATGGATGGTAAACGTAACAAAACAACCTAATTACACAGAACTTTCTTCAGAAGATCAGAAAACTTTAGATGAGCAATTGAATGAAATGATACGTACCAAATACACCGATATAAACTATAACGGTCTAAATATGAACAAACTCAACCTATTAACTGGAGATCAAACAAGAAACCCATTTGATAACACTGTAGTAATAATAGACGAAGCACATAACTTTGTTAGTCGTATAGTAAACAAAGTAAAACAGAATAAATCGAAAACTATTGCGTTTATTTTATACGAGTATTTAATGAGCGCCAAAAATGCAAGAATTATATTGTTGTCTGGTACACCTATTATTAATTATCCTAATGAAATCGGTATTTTATTTAATATTTTACGAGGATATATTAAAACATGGTCGTATCCTATCAACGTAAAAACAACAGACAAAATTACTACTGATACTATTTTGAATATGTTTGATAAAGAGAATTTTAAGACCTATGATTTTGTAGAGTATAATGGAAATGTTCTAACTATTACTAGAAATCCATTTGGATTTATCAACGTTAAGAAACGCGGGGCAACTAAAGGAACTCAAAGGGAACCTAAAAAGGGAGGTGCTAAGAAGAGCAGAAAGAAGACCGACAAACCATTAGAATCTAATAAAATCGTCGTTGAAGAAGATGTTGAAGATATTGCTGGACATAACTACCGTGTTCCTCAAGATTTATATGAAGGTGGGGGTGACGCATTTAATAAATATAATGGTGTCAAATTAGATGATACTGGAAATATTAGCGATTTCGATTTTCAGGAGAAAACAATGGCTATATTGCGTAAAAATGGATTAGAGGTTCAGAAGGGTTCTGTAAAAGTGACTAACTATAAAGCTCTTCCCGATAACCCTGACGCGTTCTTTTCTGCATTTATAAATTCAGAGACAGGGGAGGTTAAAAACATTAATCTGTTCCAAAGAAGAATATTAGGGTTAACTTCTTATTTCAGAAGTGCACAAGAACAGCTATTACCCAGTTTTGTTAAAACTGGATCAGGGGATACTTATCATATTGAAAAGGTAAATATGAGCCCCCATCAATATGGAGTTTATGTTAAAATACGCAAAGAAGAAGCTGATAGAGAATCTAAGAATAAGAAACGTAGATTAGCAGCGAAAAATCAGGAAGAACTATATCAAATATCGTCGACATACCGTATTTTTTCTAGAGCTGCATGCAATTTTGCTTTTCCAGCAACTATTGAACGGCCAGTGCCTGATATAAAAGGCAATAAGGAGGTATCTGAGAATATATTTGATGCTGTTCCTCTATCCGAACAAAAAATAACTGATTCTTATGCTAGTGTAGATGATGATGAAAACAAAGAAGAAGAAGCCGAAGAAATTAACGAAGCCGATAAATTAAAATATGACGCAAGAATCAGAAAAGCACTTGATGATATTAGTACTGTAGATGAAGAGACAAACAAAAGCAAATATTTATCTAAAGATACTCTCCAAATATACAGCCCGAAATTTTTAAGAGTGCTTGAGAATATTACAGATGAAACTAATAATGGTCTTCATTTGTTATATAGTCATTTTAGAACTATCGAAGGTATTGGTATACTTAAGCTAATATTCGAAGCTAATGGTTTTGCTGAATTTAAAATTAAGAAAACTGGCGATACATGGGAACTTGTAGAGAAAGAGGAAGATGCTGGTAAACCAAAATTTGTTCTTTACACAGGAACCGAAACACCAGAAGAAAAGGAAATTATTCGTAATGTTTATAACAGCGCTTGGGACTTTGTTCCAGCAGCTATTGTAAATAAAATACAAGAGAAATCTGAGAATAATTTTATGGGAGAAATAATAAAAATATTCATGATCACATCTTCTGGTGCAGAAGGTATTAACTTAAGAAATACACGATTTGTTCATATTATTGAACCTTACTGGCACATGGTAAGAATTGACCAAGTCGTGGGTCGTGCCAGACGCATTTGCAGTCACCAAGATTTACCAGAAGACATGAGAACTGTTAAAGTATTCTTATATATTACATCATTAAGTGAAGAACAGAAAACAGATAAACAGAATATAGGAGTAATAGAAGGAGATTTAAGCAGAATTGATAGGAAGACGCCTGTAACAACAGATGAAACTCTGTTTGAAATGGCAAGTATAAAGCAAAAAACCAATAATCAAATATTAACAGCAGTGAAAGAGACAGCAATAGATTGCCAATTATATTCATCTATTTCTAAGAAATCAAAGGATAATGAGAATCTAGCTTGCTTTGGATTTGGTAAAATTGAATCGAATCAATTTTCATCCTATCCTTCTTTCGAGAACGATCGTTCTACCAAAGAAGGTTTAGATGTCGAAACAGTAAAATGGAAAGCTAGAGAAATTACAGAAGATGGCGTAAAATACGCGTTGAACGAAAGCACAATGGAAGTGTATGATCTAGAAAGTTATCAAAAAGCTAAAGAAATAGGAACAGATTTGGTTCTTGTCGGAAAATTAGTAAAGGATAAAGCTGGTAAATACGTGATTAAACGGGATTAATCAATTAACATTATCCCTATATCCATCGAGTTATTTTTTTTAATAAAATGTTTAGCTTCTATTCCGCATTTATCTTCTTCCTTTCTTGCTACTAATGCATACTCGTAATCAATCTCTTCTCCTTCAATAGTAATAAATTTCGAACACTTTCCGTTATATCCTCCTAATGCATATTGATCTTTGTATACAGATGGGACAAAATGTTTACAATTATTACATAATATCTTAATTCTTACTGCATTGCAGAGAAAACCATATAAAATAAATAATAATTTCATATGGTTATTTTGTAGTTATTTTTTTAAATGTTTTTATTAATATCTTATATCGACTCGATAAGTTATCTAAAACTTTCTAGGTTTAAAAGCAACTGCTAAAATCGTGTAATAAACAGTATCAACATTATCTGTAATTGTCACAGTGGATCCATCATTAAAAACGACTACAACAAAACCATTAACCAATTGTGCACCATCGGCGGTGTTGTGTGGCTCGGTATAATTAATTGACGCAACAATTCTATCTTTGCATGGATTGCCATTGCTGTCGGAAACAATGGTAGTTCCTGCAGCATCGCTAAACAAAGAAAGATTTGGTGTACGACCGGTGTTTAATGCGCCATTTAGATCTGTAGTAATAGAAGTGTAAGTTACAATGCTTATAGACATAGTATAATTATTTATGAGATATTTTTTCTAAATATATTTTATAATAATAATTATATGCCATCTCCAAGAAGTAGAAAAATTGAAAAGAAATCGAGCAAAAGTCCTGAAGATAAAAAAGTCAAAACTACCGAATCTACTATGAGTCGGCGAAGAGGTTTAGGTATAACTAATCCAGAACCAGAGGCAGATCCAGAGGCACAAGCCAAACAAGAAGAAATTATGTCTCAAATAGAAGAGTATAAAACAACTATAGCCACACAATTAACAGTAGCTACTCAAGCATACGAATCATTACGAGACGAATACATTAACCAACCCATAACAGATGACGACTATGGGTTTGAATATACTTTTGATATTAAAGAAGCCGAAGAAAATATACGGCGAAAACGAGCCAAAAAATTCGATGAACTAAACCCTACACCTGAAGATATATACTTGACAAACAAGGGACAAGACGATGAACAATATTTCGAATAATACATATTCCTAATAATTATGTATTATTTATTGTTTTTTTGTAACGCGCGTTTTAAATAATTTTTTTTTATTTGTTTTCCCTCCTTTCTTTTTAGATTTTGGTTTAGAAGTAAAACTAAATGCTGTTGTATTTTCAAGAGAAGCTGCTGGATACTTATATAGATGAAGCGGGTTTGTCTGTGTATAACAACTGGAATTTGGTAGTTTATATAGCAAATCAGCTGTTCCACCTCCGTCTAAATTTATTGAAGAAACACAACCCAATGCTTTCATTATTTTTGCACACATAGTCAAATCAAAACCATCTCCCCTTTTTGATCTTCCTTCAAATGTAACTAAATAAATGTTATTTTTTTCATCTATTCCAAAAGCAGCTCTAGGATTTAAATTAAATCCGTGGTTTAACCAACCAGCCAAAAAAATTATACCCCCACCGTTTAATGGGCGGTCATCAGTACCACTACATCTTCCCGTGTCATTGCCAGTGTCAATGCTTCTATATTTACATTGTTGAATTAAATTTTCAGAAAAAACAATCGTACTGTCTCTAACCAATAGTGGACCTGTGGTTAAAACCTGACCACATTCTCTATTCTTAGAATCGCTGTCTATATCTGGTTGGATAATACTAATACTGTTCCCAGAAACACAAACAGAAGCATAAACTTCTTTATAATTTGCTGGAACATCATTATATATTAATCGTTTGCCGTTATCTCTTATGTAACCCATATTTTTAAAACAATTTAATCTATTAAACTCTTTTACGCCGTCTTCATTTTTAATATTATTGCAGTGTTTAAATCTACCTGAACCTAAATAATTGGCTAATTTAAAATACCCCCCTGAAAGAGCTACCCCCCAATCTGTATTTACGTAATTGTTTTTAGAATTTGAAAAAATATTTTTTAACGTATCCATTAACTGTTGTCTTTCAAAAATCATATTAGTATTACTAGTTTCATTAGGATTTTTTATTACTATAACGTTAATAAATTGCTTCCAATTGAATTTTTTAGGCGCGTTTCTCACTACTTTGTCCTTGACTAATCCTTCACCGTCTTGGTAATAGACCTCACCACGATGACTAACTTGATTTGATAACCCAGGTATTGCTATATTTTCATAAGAATAATAAACTACGTTTGCTTCCGCAGTATCCTTATCTATTGGTTTTATGTAAGATGGACCACCATAATTACGTCCACCTATAGTTATAGATTTTGGTCCGATATCAGATCTTCTTAATAACGAAGCGTATTGAGTAGTGGTTTTTTCAATATTATTTGTAAACCTAGGCACTGCGTCATTTAATACTATGTTTAATATATTTTCTTTTTTAATACCAGTTGGTTCTTCTTCAAGATAATTAGTAGAATCTTTTAAATATTCAAATAACTCTAGCGCAAAAGGCAAAATGGTTTTATGCGTCTCATTTATTTTCCAAACATGTTTGCCATAATTTGTTAAATTTATTCTAGGATGTTTGGCTCCATGTCCGCTTACCCAACTATCAAACGGAAATTGTTCAGGGATTCTCCTTACTTCTGGAATAAAAAAATAAATCTCCCAGAGACGATTTAATTCTGTATGTAAGTTTATTGTACCACTTCTTATAGAAGCATCGATTCTGTTCATAGTCGACCCTTTAAAAATAGACACAATAGCAATTAATAAAACCCGAATAATATTTTTATGTCTTGAACTTGAATCATTTTCTCTTATTACACGTTGTAATTCATCAATTATTCGTTTAACATTATCTTTTGTACATGGAGCGCCTAGGTCATAGCGATTTATGAATTGTTCGCACATTTTTTTCCCATCACCATATGGTCCTTTTTCTCTATCGTTAAAACTAGCATGTAACGTTGTTACTAAAAAATAAAGAATATCTGAATACCATAAATAATTTATTTTATTATCCGAATTGTTTGGTAATGTATTTTTACATGGGTTCTTATCCCCATGATCGCCATTAAATATATACTCACCATTATCGGTAATAAATTCAGAAAAACCAAAATCTGAGACAATAGGCAAAAGTTCACCTGCTTTTATGTAAATATCTTTTTTTGTTCCACCCGGGGTTGCTAAATTGTATCTGAAATATTGAATCTTGTTTAATTGTTTTTTCGTTGATGTAATTCCGTCACGGCAACTTCTTTCAATTGTATTTCGAACCAAGAATACATTTCTGTACCAAAAGTCGTTATGCATAAGTGAATTTTTAACTTGTAAAATATGCAATGTTAAACATACATGCAATAGTATTTGATTAAACAAATTAGTATGAAGACCGTCGGGTAAAATTTTTTTTATAAATTTTAAATCACCGTCGACCTTTTCTTGAATTGTTAAACCATAGCGCCCCGAATATTCGCCTCTTTTTGGTGAAGCAAATTTCGGCACATTATCGCATTTATTAGATATGCATGTTTCATAAGCAGAAGGATTGCCTTTGCTAGAATCACATAAATAATCTTGATTTATACACTCACTACTTTCGATTATTGTAGTAAGATGTGTTTTTAGTAGACAAGGTGATACCCCTTCATCAACATATTTTGAATTTATTAAAGAATAATAAGATTCTACAATTTGGGATGGGGTTTTTACTAGACATATTTTTTTTATAGTTGAATCATAGTTGTCTGTAAAATCCACAGACCTTGTAACTGTTGGAGAAAAATTACATAATTGAGGAGTTTCGCACCAATTAGACATTATATTTGCATTGGCCATATTTTCAAATTTTATTATATATTTATTACTTGTGCCATTTACAGGTTTAATAAATTCAAATACCTGTTTATATCCACCGCTAGCTATTGATTTAATTATTTTATCTGTTTTTCTAGTATTTCTTATTGAACCCATTAAACTAGATAATGAACTACCCAATGCAAAATTTACAAGTATTGGATTTAACCAAAATTTAGGTTTAATATTCTGGTCCATTGTTTTAAAAAGTTCTACTAACTGTGGGTATTTGCCATTTGCGTTTTTTAAATCAATTCCATCTGGTCCCGGTGTTGTTGTTGGTGTTGGTGTTGGTCTTGGTCCTGGTCCTGGTCCTGGTCCTGGTCTTGGTTCTGGTCTTGGTCCTGGTCCTGGTCCTGGTCCTGGTCCTGGTCTTGGTTCTGGTCTTGGTCCTGGTCCTGGTCTTGGTTCTGGTCTTGGTCCTGGTCCTGGTCCTGGTGCTGGTGCTTTTGCAGGTTCTAGTGGGCTTATAAACTCTTCATTCAATCTATCTTGATAAATAGTTTTTCCTTTACCGTCTTTATAACTTATTTTATATAAGTATTTATTAGTTGGAAATTTATCAAAGTCAATATTTACATCAACAATAGTTACGTCGATCCACCACCCTTTATTTTTATGAGTATTATCTGTCCACCAGGATCTTGCGTTCTCTCCAATTTTGTATTTATTCATGTCTCTTGAAGGAATAAATTTGGCTACAATTGCAGGTAAAAGTGGGTCACCCCAATTAAAAGAAAAAAGCTTTCCGGTGGGACTAAGAGTTGGAAAACCTAGTTCATTACCTGTGACTTTTATAATCGCGCCAACCTGTACAGCCCCAGTTACTTGCCCAATTCCTTGCGGTAGTCCTAATACGCCTACCTTGTACACCATAATATCGCCTATATTAATAAGTTCCTGTGCCATTTTGTTATTATTATTATATATATATATATAAATACAATTCTGTTAAACAAATTCAAAACTAAATTTGCAATCACGTTTTGACGTCATAAATAATCTAACGCTTATATATAAATGTCAATACCTACCCGTTATATTCCAAAATCATTGCTAAACAAAGATGCCGTAAAACAAAAGAGAAATATTTTAAAATCTAGGAAGCTTTACAAAAAAGGTATTTATTTTCAAAGGCCTAAAGTGACATCTTTTCATTCTAAAAAATCAAACCACGTTAAAACAGCCGAAAAATTATACAGCATAAAAAATGTGTTACCTAATAAAGAACTATCCATAAAAACAAAATGCTCGCGAGAAGCTTTAGAAAAAATAGTAAATAAAGGTCGCGGCGCATATTATTCTAGTGGGTCGCGTCCAAACCAGACAGGTGAGTCATGGGGTTTAGCAAGATTAGCAAGCACGATCACTGGTGGTCCGGCAAGTATTATCGATTATGATATACTATATAATGGGTGCGCTAAAAATAGTGTCGCATTAAAAATGGCAACCCGTCGTTGTAAAAAAGAAGGTAGGTGCAAAAAATATACCCTGCGTTCAAAATAGACAAAATATGTATTTTCACAAATAAAATATAAAAACAAACGCATATAAGTTTTTATATTTCGGTATAATGAACGAAGAAAACAACGTTCTTACTATTAAAACTGTTCAGATTCAACCTATTCGTAATATGATTACTGCAATTAAGGATATTTTAACGGACGCCACAATAACTTTTACTAAAGATGGCCTAAAAATTATTAATTTTGATAAAACCCACACAATCTTGGTTAACGTTATTTTAAACTCTCATAAGTTTGAACAATATACATGCGATCCTGATAAGATTATTGTATGTGCAAATACTCTCCATTTATTTAAAGTTATTTCTACGATGTCCAATGACGATACATTGTCTATGTATATTGATAAGAACGACTATCATGACGGAATTGTTTCTCATTTAGGTCTTCAATACGACAATGGTGATATCAAACAATGTTACAGCCAGAAGCTTCGATTGATTGAACCAGATATGGAAGAGCTCATCGTACCTGATGTAGAATACTCTACTGTTATTAACTTGCCAACTTCCGATTTTCAGAAAATAATTCGCGACTTAAATGGTGTATCTGACCGTGTTGAAATAAAGTCGGTTGGTAATGATTTGATTTTCTCTTGCGATGGTAATTTTGCAAGTTCTCGCATATTTAGATCAGAATCAGATGGGAATATGGAGTTTATTCAGAAGTCAGATGCATCGGTAATCATTCAAGGTGAGTTTTCCCTAAAGTCCTTATCCCATTTTATTAAATGCACGCCTCTTTGTAGTCATTTAGAAATGTACTTGGGAAATGATTTACCGTTGATTGTTAAATACGATGTGGCGTCGTTGGGTGAGATCAAATTATGCTTGGCTCCATTGCCCCCTGCTTAAATAACGATGATCTTTTGGTTTAGCGCAATAACGCAACCAATTTTCTCTGTTTTCATTAAATCATTAACTCTTGTATAAACTATTCGAAGATTCTTCTGTGACGCATACTTTGAGTGTTGCTTGCACAAAACAGCGCCTTGTGTGGCGATCTTTGCCATCTTCTTTTTGTCTGTATCTAAACCATCTGGTATTCCAGCAATAACATGCTCCGATGGAACACCGTCCAGGTGAAACCACAGATCATTTGGATTTGACGCATCAATGATGTCGAAGTTCTCTTGGGCGTTCCCACCGATGGTGAATGTGATGTCTGACTTGACGGAATCAATGTATATTGTAACTTGCTTCATGGTTTCCTAGTTTTTATCAACTTATGATGTTGATAAAAAGTAATCAATTTTTTAGGGGAACCAATGGTTGAGGGGAACCAATGGTTCCCCTCTGACCCCTCCTTAAAAGGAAACTAATTGTTCCCCCATCTGACCCATCCTTAAAAGGAAACTAATTGTTCCCCCATCTGACCCATCCTTAAAAGGAAACTAATTGTTCCCCCATCTGACCCATCCTTAAAAGGAAACTAATTGTTCCCCATCTGACCCCTCCTTAAAAGGAAACTAATTGTTCCCCCATCTGACCCCTCCTTAAAAGGAAACTAATTGTTCCCCCATCTGACCCCTCCTTAAAAGGAAACTAATTGTTCCCCCATCTGACCCCTCCTTAAAAGGAAACTAATTGTTC